TGTGGGCTTCAGGACACTAAATAAAGTAGTTTAATAATTATATAAGATAACAATACGAGATTAAGGGTGCTGTTTACCTATATTCTGTTGGTGCTGGACAAGAAAATTATTACAAAACACTCATCGTTAGCAGCAACGCTAATAATGGTAGTAATGCTAGTCTTAGCTACTTCAATTCTAATAATGGAGTCAGCAATGCTAATACTAATGTAGGCTTATTATATATTTCTTTAGGTAATTTGTTTTATTTTACAGTCTAAACAGCACCCTTGCCTCTTGGCAAAAGACAACGTAGTATTTAATAACAGGGTGTTAGTAGGTTAATTCTCGAAAGCTTCCACAATAAATATATAAGACTTGAAGCGTATAGGCTATTTACATGAACAGGTATATGATATAGAGAATATTGAGAAAGCAGATGATAAAGCTAGAAAGCATAAATCAGTAAGATGGGGAATCCTCAAACATGATAAGAATAGAGAGGAAGAGAATAGAAGACTTTCGGAACAACTAAGAGATTTAGTTTATGAAACTTCTGAGTATAGTACATTTAAAATATATGAACCCAAAGAAAGGTTGATATTTAGATTACCATACTATCCAGATAGAATAACACATCATGCTATTATGAATGTAATGGAACCTATCTGGACTAAGATATTCATCAAGCAAACTTATTCTTGTATTAAGGATAGAGGTATTCATAATGTAGCATACGATTTAAAAGCAGCTTTGGTAAAGCATCCAAATGAAACACTCTATTGTTTAAAGATGGATGTAAAGAAGTTTTATCCTCCTATCGACCATGACATATTATGTGATATAATCAAACGTAAGATTAAGGATAAAAGTTTATTAATCCTGCTAATCGGAATCATTTATTCAGCGGACGGTGTTCCTATTGGAAACTATCTTTCTCAATTCTTTGCAAACTTATACTTAGCTTACTTTGACCATTGGGTTAAGGAAGAATTAAAATGTAAATTCTACTTCAGGTATGCTGATGATATTGTAATTCTCAGCAGTGATAAGGACTTCTTGAGAAGAGTACTCATAGCAATAAAGATGTACTTAAAAGAGGTTCTAAATTTAAGGTTGAAATCAAATTACCAAATATTCCCAGTAGATGTTAGAGGTATAGACTTCGTTGGCTATAGGTTCTATCACACCCATGTATTACTGAGAAAGTCAATTAAAATTAGGTTATTTAGACTTGTTAGTAGATACCAAACTGGTAAAATAGACAGACAAGAACTAAGAAGGAGAATGCAATCTTATTTTGGTTGGCTGAAATTCTGTAATTCAAAGAATCTATTAAGAAAGATTCAAAGAGATACAGGTTTAAGATTCTCTAATTGGGATGGGAAGAAATCTAATATTTCAAGATTTTATAACAAGTACATTCATATTGTAGATATAGTTAGCTATAGTAAGTGTTTTAGAGTTAACTTTGTATACAATAATAAATCCTATTACTTTGAGAGTAAGAGTAGGAATCTATTCTACTCTCTAACCAGATATTCATTCCCAGTAAATTTTAAAATAAGACCTTATGTTAGAACCAAAAAGAGTAGAAATGAATGTACAGCCTAACTCAATAGAAAAGCTAGGTAACGGCACATATTACTATAACTATGATATTAAATCAAAAGAGGTTAATGTTACAGACCCAGAAACAGAAGATGTAACACAAGAGACAAGGTGGACATATGTTCAGGTTCATCTACATGGTCAACCAGACCACAAAGAATGCATTAAAGCTATTATTAGACAGTATGTAGACCAAGATGAAGAGTTTGATTTAATTAACAGCTCCAATAGTATTGTTTTAGGTTTATCTGATAATCAAACTGATAGACAGAAATACCTAGATTATCTTACACTGGTAGGAGAAATCAAAACTAAAGTAAGAGCTGACTTCAACGTATAATTATGGATTCAGTATTTAAAATATGTAAGAAGGGAGCTTGCGGTATTACAATAACTGGACTTGAAAGGGATAATGACGAGTACTTAAATGAGACTGATGAAATCACAGTAAGTACTCGTAACTATGCCTACAGTCAGACAGTTACCCTTAACGCTATAACAAGTATTAAGTCTTCAGGAGACGAAGTAACTCAGAAGTATGATGTTGTGGAGCACGTTATAGACTGCATTGATGAATCCGAAATGGAGATGCCCATTGATGGTCTATATGAAGTAACTCACATAATCTTACCGACAGATGTGTGGCTTGAATATGTATTGGAAAGAAATCCAACTGCATTAACAGCTTACAATTCTGTTTACTACTACAATACACAATCGGAATCATTCATGAAGTATATTGATGAGGAGTCAGTAGGAGTAACTGTAGAGGAGATATTAGAGGTTAATGCCACACCTCCTGCTACTGTTACTGAGAAGACTACTACAATTATCAGAGGTGATAAGAACACATTCTGTGTTTGCCACATTAATGAATGCTTCTACAGATTGTGCAAGAATCTTTTAGGGGACTTACCAGGAAGATGCAAGAACAAAACTGATGATGTTAAGATGTTAATCTATAATAGAGATATTATATGGATGGCAATTAACGTTATTAAATACCTAATTGAGTTAGGTCAATATTACGAAGCTCAGAGAGTCTTAGAAGACATAACTCAATGCGGAGGAATATGCAAAGATGTTATGGTTGATAAAAATACTATAGGAGGAGGTGGTTGTGGATGCAATAACTAACCTAAAGTTGAAAGTAATCAAAGACTTTGACAAATTCCTCAAAAGGTTAAACAAGGGATATGTGGAGAACTATGATATGATTCTCCACCAAATATCCTTCATTCAGACTTGTCAATACTTTGATAAGATAGATGGAATATATGAATTCTTAATGAATAATTAACATGGCAATAGAAAGGGATACAAGACGTTATGCCTGTATTCATGATTTGAATAATTATTTCAAGAAGAAAGACCTATTAGGTGGGTTAACTGAGTTAGAGCAAGAGCAACTAAGAAAGAATATAGGTATCATTGATTATACTGGAGAAGGAGGACAATCCAAACCCTTAGAAGTCACCTATGCAGTACTCAATGACAATATAGGTAAGAAGAGCTTGGTAACAGGGGCAAGGTATGTTATTACAGACTTTCAAACTATATATTCTTCTAATGTTACTAATAGTTCTGGTCAGAAGGTTACGTGGGGCATTAACAGCTCCACTAACCCCTCACCTATTTGGAAACTGATTGTTACAGCTATTACTAATAATAGATTAGACCCAAGAGTTGTTATTGATGATGATAAAATGAAGGATTGGGTTATAGAATATGACCCGACTCAGGAAACTCTCGAAGATGGTGTTACTACTAAGGGCAAAATAACATTTCTTAGAGACAATCATTACAACTCAGCACACTATGACTTTAAGAATATAAAGTTTAGAAGAACGGCTGAAGAATTAGATAATACTAATCTTAATCTTGGGGCGGCATATGGAGACTTTTATACATTCTCAGATTTAACTGGAGGAGTTATTACTGATAGTTCAGAATTACACAATACTAAGCACAATGAACTAAAGCAAGGATGTACTAACAATATATTCTTGGGAGATACATATGACAATGTATTGGAAGCTGACTGTAAGGGTAATACATTTCTTAGAGGTTGCCATGATACAACTTTAAGGTGGAACTCAGTTAATAATATGTTTAATGAGAATGTATGTTACATGGAAGGCTCATTATATAATAAAGTATTTCCTATCGGTGATACTAGTTTATCAATGACAATTACCAAAACCATTCATAAGGTTAATGAAGCAACTATTATATCCTTCTTAGACCCTATGACATATGCCTATCAAATTATACAAATCTAAAATATGGCAGAGTTTATACGTCTTGACGAACAAGAACAAGAGGCTCCCATTTTACCTGATTACCCACATTCTATCTCCAATATAAAGCTAGACACCAAGATAATAGATGGAGTTATAGAAAAAGAAGAAGTTGAAGGAATCTGTGCTGACTATGGTGTTATTACTATAGAGAAGATAGATGGGGTAAAAATAGAAGAGGAAGGAGTAGAACACATCTGTATCAAGGATGATTGTGATACTTCTAAATATTATGGGTGTGCTGGTGGGGACGATGGATTTCAGAAGGAGAATTTATTCTCAGAATTAACTGATGAATACCAAAGAACAATAGCCAGAATTAACCTCGGTATAGCAGATGAATATGCTCTAAAGTGGGGAAACATCAAAGGTAACTTGTCTAATCAAAAAGATTTATATACCTTTGTAACTGATTCAATAGCCTTCGACATTAATAAGGTTATTGATGAGATTAATCTTAAACTCGCTCAATGGGCTTGCGAGATAGAAATTAGATTTAAAAACAAAGCTGACATATTCTCTCCTAACTTTGCTGGAACTCCAACTACTACATTACCCCTGATGACAGATAATTCTAATAGAATTGCATCTACTGAATGGGTTAATGCTAAAATTGCAGCTGCATCTATTGATGATAACGTCAAGGCTATATCTCTAGACCCAGAGTATATGTGTTATGGAGACGAACCTACGGATGTAACCGTTACTTGGGAATATTATAAGGATGTTGTAGAACAGTCTATCAATGATGTTGTACTAAGTCCTGATGTAAGAGAGTATACTTTTACCAACAGGACTACATCTATGGTAATTACTCTAAAGTATAAGTACGAGGATATTAGTGCTACAAGAGTTGTTACATTTGACATTAAATATCCAAATTACTTTGGAACTTCTCCAGACTATACTAAGTTAGACAGAACTATTGATAATGTTTATACAGTAAATGCGGGAGCTAATGAATATATATACGTTATGATTCCTAACGGAGCTAATACAGTTCTAGGAGTTAGTAGCATTATAGGTGGTTTTAAATTACTTGGAACTCAAGAAATATTTAGCAACCTATATTATATATTTAAGAGTGCCCAACCTGGATTGGGAGAGACAACTGTAGAAATACTTGACCAGAGTGGATATAATCCAGAGAGTATTGATACAACAACTATACGAGAGCTATTAGCTGCAAAAGCTGACAAACATACTGTATATACTAAAGAGGAAGTAGACGATAAACTTGCAGCTATTGAGGGTGGTGATATTCAACTTAATAACTACTATACTAAGAAGGAAGTAGATGATAGGATTCCAGACGTTTCTAATAAAGCTGATAGGAGTGAGATACCTACCAAAGTTTCTCAGTTGGAGAATGATTCTGAATACTTATCAGAAGTTCCAGAAGAGTATGTTACTGATGAAGAGTTAGAGGCTAAAGGTTACTTAACCCAAGAATTAGAACCTCAGTTTGCTGCCAGTGCTGCTAAGAACATAAATCAGCAGGACATTGATAATTGGAATAACAAGGTTGATAAACAAGTAGGAATGGGTCTATCTGAACAGAGCTTTACTATAGAGGAGAAGGCTAAGTTATCTGGACTTACTAACTATAATGACTCTGGCATTAGAAAGACAATAACTGATTTGGAAGGCGAAGTTGCTAAGAAAGCTAACAAGACTGATATTCCAGATATTAGTGGAAAAGCTGATAGAACAGAACTACCAACTAGAGTATCACAGTTAGAGAATGATAGTGGATATATAAGTTCACTGCCAGACAACCTAGTTACTGAACAAGAACTAGAGGCTAAGGGTTATCTAACTGAGTTTACTGAAACTGACCCTACTGTACCTGCATGGGCTAAGCAACCTAATAAACCAACATACACATTAGATGAGCTTGGGGCTGAGGCAGCTGGTGCTGCTGGCGCTGCTTTATTAGAAGCTAAAGGGTATACAGACAGTAGGTTTGATATAATCTTAGAAGGTGCTGACCCATCTTACGATACATTCAAGGAATTAAGTGATGCTATATTAGCTCAGAATACTACCATAGGAGGTATTAACACTGAGATAAGTAGTGTGAAGAATACTTTGAATAGTAAGGCAGACAAGTCAGAACTGTTCTCTAAGGATTATAATGACCTTATTAATACACCTGTTATCCCAAGTATTGAAGGTTTAGCTACTGAAACTTGGGTTCAACAACAAATTGCTGCTATACCTGGAGTTGATTTAAGTGGTTATGCTTTAAAAACCGAGATTCCTAACTTGGACAATTATGTACAAAAGGAAGCAGGAAAGGTTCTAAGTTCTAATGATTTCACAGGAGAGTTAAAACTGAAGCTAGAGTCACTAAGTAACTACGACGACAGTGAGGTTAAAGGGCGCTTAGCTGACTTAGAGAATGCTGCAGATACTCATCTATGTGAGATTCCAAATAGTATGTATATTTCTGAAACTCCGTCTAGCTATTTTGAGACTTTTGAAGAAGCTTTGGAATTTGGAAAGAAATTAGCTGAATGTAGAATCATAGCATTAGAACATGAACAGAAAGACTTTCTAACATCCTATTCAAAATCTGGATATAATGCAAACGATACTAGCGGAACTAGACACATAGATGTAGTTGCCTATTTTCACTATAACATATCCACCGACCTTAAGGTAGAATTTAACCTTACGAATGGGGATACAACTCAAGAGTATACATACTCAAAGGAGTTTATACCAACGATTATTAATGACTTAGTAACTAATAAATCAGACGTGTCTTTATCAGCAGCTCAAGGAAAAATACTAATGGATAAACTTACAGCATTAGAAGAGATAGTTAATAATATTACTACTAATGCTTCTATAATACTTGAATAACATGGCAGATGCAATGGTAAACAATAAGCAGGTAAATTTCTGGAGGGGTGATATGACTCCTCCAACTATTTACCATATCTGGATTAAGGATAACAGTAAGATGCTGTTATATGATGGTGAGAAATGGGTTGTATTCCTTGATAATAAGGAAATTATTGACATATTAGACAAAATCCAGGAGATGTTGGATAATATGCAAGATAAGATTGACGAGATTGGAAACAAGACCGTTAATAGGAAGCCCATTAAAACCAATCCAGTTTTAGATGGTACTGACATACTTGTAAATGCAACTGGTAACTATGTGATTCCTACTGAAACGCTGGCACAAACAGCTTTAAGATTAGACAACTTACTAAGTACTAAAATAATTGAATAATGGTTATAGATAGTAAGTTCGCCTATATTAAAAGGAAGGAAGTATTTGAACCATTAATTGATACTATTCCTAAAGGATTAAATCCGATTGTGTTTATAGAAGATACAAGGGAAATGTGGACTTGTGGAACATATTTTAGTATTGGGTATCCTAGTATTGAAATATCAGAAGTTAGTGGTTCAGTAAAAGTACAGATTGGTAATTCATTCTTCCTAATGTCTACTGCTGGAGAGAGTATTAGTGTTAGAAAGGGTGATGGTAACAGAATTATTATTAGTAGTAATGCTCTTAATAGGGTAGACACTGAACCACCATTGGAGTGGGATGCAGCTAATAGAAAACTGTTACACAAAACTAGTGGTGTAGTTCCAGGTTCTTATGGTCAATCTACTAATCTGGGAAATGCAAGTATCTTTGTAGTTCCTAATATTATAGTAGATGCTACTGGACATATTACACTAGCAGAAAACCATAACATAGAAATCAGAGATTATGTAGAACAATTAGCTCCGTCTACTTTAATGGGAGATAGAAACATATTACTATCTTATAATGAGGCTAGTAATACGGCAGATACTTCTCAGGTAAGAAAGGCTAATGGTCTTACATTCAACGATGCCACCCAGAAGATGACAATAGCTGGAGGTATGAACTCTAACGGACCAGTTAATGTTAATCATGGAGACTTATCAGTCTTAGATGGTTATATTATTGGTAACTTGAAGGGTGATGTACAAGGTCAAGCTACACCAAAGATTCACTTATCTTTGAAGCCCGAATATGGTGGTGCTTCTACTAAATTATACGGTCATGTAAAGTTACAAGATATTCTTAACACTAAACCTGACTCATCAAGTGATAACGAGAACATTAATGATACTAACGTAGTTGCAGCTATTGCAGCTTCACCTTTAATGGTATGGAATGCAATACAGACTGCTAAAGACTATGCTGATAGTATTCTTGGTTCTAATAATGCAATGCTATATAAAGGTGCAGTTGAGGCTGGTACTACAAGTCCAGGTTCATTTACACCCACAGCTGATGTTGGTCATACTTACGTGGTGACATTTGGTACTGGTACATATACTGATAGTGTTGGATATATCAATGGAGAGCCAGTAGAAATTGGTGATTTGCTAATATGTAAGGAGAGTACCCCTGCTGCCACTTCCTCTACTTGGTCACAAGTAAGAACTAAGTGGACGTTTGTGCAGACAAACACTACAGGAGTTGTTAGTGGACCTTCAAGAGCAGTAGTTGGGCAATTAGCTGTGTTTGATAGCACTACAGGTAAGTTGATTACAGGTCTTACTAATGGTAGTGTAGGACAAGTACTTACTATTAATAATAATGGTACTCCTTCATGGATTACTCCAGTATCTCAAACATGGCGTGCTATTAATTACCAAAACTCTGGTCAACCAGCAGCTCAAATTCTAAGTAACTCTACAGATTCTGGAGATTTAACTTTTGGAGCGGCAGGTAACATGAGATTGAGTTGGGATAATGCCACAAATACATTAACCTTTACTTCAATATCAGATAATAGCTGGCGTGATGTGTTAGCCTATACAACATCTTCTCTTTTACCTCAGAGTATTGGAGAGAATGCAGACTTAATATTCTCCAGTGATTTCTTATGGATAGAAGGAGAATTAGTAACGGGATGGGCTACTGTAGACTCAAGTGGAAATATAACATATTCAAGATAATTCAGGAGGACTCAGTTCCTCCTTTTTATTAACTTTGTGATAACACAATATGCTAATTAAAACAAAATACATTGACTGTGCTAGTAAGAGTGTGTTTAATACATGGAAGTTACCTACAAGTGCAGCAGATACCAGTGGAGATATATACTGGTCAGCCGTTGTCTATATAAAGGACACTGGCGAAGTGTGGACTCATGGTAAACTATATGGAGGATTCTTCTCAAATGCAGACAATAACAAAGTTAGTTTAACCATAGGAGGAACAACAAAGATATTAGCATTAGATGGACATGTCCAATCCTATACTACACTAACAGGTAGTGGAAGTACAGCTGACCAAGCTATCCTATCTACAGGAGTAGCTAATAAGTGGACTCTGAAAACTTTAGGTAAAAACGCCTTTAGTAATGTTGATTACTTACCTGCCGATGCTACTGCTGTTGCAGCTGAAAAAGTTGTACATGCTTTAGCTTTCCAATATAATGGAAAGGCTATACATTCTTTTGATGGTTCAGTAGCTAGAGTCCTAAATATTATACAGGGTGATAATGTGTTTATTACTGGAGATAGTCAGGGTAATGTAACTATTGCTGCTGACCCAGGAAGTGATACAGTAAACACAGCTGGAGCTACTAACCTTATTGATAAGAAGTTATTTCTTATTGGTGCGGAATCTCAGACTACATCACCACAGACTTATAGTAATCAGTATGTATATATTGGAACTGACAACTGCTTATATAGTTTAGGTAAGAAAGTACTGACTGAACATCAAGCCATCTATAATTTAGATTTACAGACTCAAGTTGGAGATGCTGTTATTAAAGTAACTACATTTGACCCTAATGCAGCTAATAATTCATTTACTCTAGTTCAAGGTACTAACGTAACATTAATTCCTGATGCAACTAATAAAAAAGTAACTATTAGTAGTAAGGATACAACTTATGATTTCTATAATTTAATCTTTAAACAAGGAGATACTGTTGTAGATACTTATAAGCCAACTACTTCTCCTAATAAATCATTCAAAGCTGGAACCAATGTTACATTTACCAAGAGTGGTGATGAAATAACGGTAACTACTCAAGATACTAGAAATACAGCTGGGGCTACTGAAAAATTAGCCACTAAACTATTCTTAACAGGTTCATTAACTCAGACTGATAATCCACAGACCTATACTAATTCTAAAGTATATATAGGTACAGACAATAAGCTGTACAGTGATGGTAAGATAGTTTCTACTGGAGACCATACTCATAATTACGCAGGAGCTACAACACCTGGAGGTCCCGCATTAAAAGTAGACTTAAATCCATCTGGATTGTTAGATGCTACTTATGGGAGTTATGGTGGAATACTCCAAGACTCAAATAATGGTCCTGCAACAGGTTCTTGGTCTAATAGAATTAAAATACTACATAATAATTCATCTGGTTATTACACTGAACTAGCACAAGCTATGACAGGTACAGCTGGATTATGGCATAGAAGAAATGTTGCTGGAGTAGTAAGTGATTGGACTCCAGTAATTGATAAGGCTAACTTCCGTACATATCTAGATACTACTTATGTAATTAGAGGTGATGACCCTAATGTTCTTACTAACTATGTAAGATATTCGATAGCATCTGGTCTAACTATGAATTGGGAAGCAGGTAATGCAACTCCAACTCATATATGGGGTGCCAAGAACAGCGATAGTTCTAAAGCATATGTATTTAATGGGGATAACATTAGAGCATTTGCTAATGCAGTAAACAGAGCTGGTGATACAATGACTGGCACTTTAAAGGTAACTGAAATCCAAGCTACCAATGGTAATGGACTTGTAATGTGGAATGGTACTACTTATACATACTTGGGTATGCAGGCAGGTACTACTTATATTAGAAGTGGTGAAACTGATTTACAGCATAGGTATAATGGAACTGATTATAAAATATGGGATGCTAGAAACTTAGTAGGTTTAAGGACTGAACACTCTCATAATACGATTAACCATATTGACAGTAGAGATGTTGCTTCCACCCCTCAGGAACATGGGGCAGGCGTGTGGTTAGATTTTAAAGCAAATGCTAAGGCTAACCTAACTGATGGTGGTACTTATGTAGGATTGTTAACTGTTAGGAAGTATGGTAGTACTACAGACTGGACTGGTGGTAAGTCAGCACAGTTGGGATTTACAGACAATTCTAATTTATGGGTCAGATTTGGAACTGGTACAGCTTGGGAGGCTTGGCAACAATTAGCTACTACTACATGGTCTAATGGTAAATTTCTACCTCTTGCTGGAGGTACAATGACTGGTAGTATTACAATATCTACTGATTCTGTTTTACAATGGTCTAGGAATACTGACTACGCTAAAATCCACTTTAAAAATACTGGAGACGCTGACGCAGATTCATATCTTGGATTTGAAACAGGAGATAATGGTAATGAATACTTTAAATTCTCTGGAAAGAATGGTTCAACCGTTACTCAATGGATGTCTATAAAATCTGGAGGAGTTACAGCACCAGCCTTTATTAAGAGTGGTTCTTCTGATAGCTATGTACTACTTGGAGCTGGAGGTCATAAAGCCCTTGACTTGTTTATCCAGGTTGATAGAGGGAGTTCTATCAATAATAGGGACAATAAGGGAACCAATCAGGCTTGGTTTGATTATAATTTTGGTGGTTCTGGTATAGTAGGCTCAGCAATTAGCTTTACTGGCTTATCTAATTATGCTACACAATTATGTGCTGGATATAGTGATGCTAACGCTATTGGTATAAGGACATATAATGGAGATAAACAAACATGGAATCCTGTAAAAAGATTGTGGCATAACGGTAACTTAACCCCTGGTAACTATGTTTTAAAAGCAGGAGACACCATGACAGGTAAGTTAAACTGGTCTATGAATGGAGTAGCATCTTCTATAGGTAGTGAAAATGGCTCATATACACACTACAATACTAATGCTAGTGCAGGACACTGGTTTAATAAAAATGTTTACTCTGCTGGTAATTTTTATGGCGGTTCTAGTTACAATAGAATCCTTCCATTTAAGGATGAAATCAACTCACAAGTAGGTGGTTCTAAAAGTGCTCAGATGTTATGGAGTTCATGGAGTACAGATTCCCAGTATGGTGGAGCTATACAGATTAGAGAATATGGTAATGTTACAAATAATCAGTCCGCTTGGAGTTATTCTCCAGCTATATCGTTCCATTGGGGCAACAGGTATGCTAAGAGATTTGGTATGAGAAGTGATGGTCAGTTTGCTGTGGATGATGTGCCTATTTCATTAAGTACACATAATCATAATTCACTATATGTAACGGCTTTGGGAACTAATGGTAACTATTTAACTTGGACTAAAAATGGGACAGCTAATAATATTACAGTACCTTACGCTACTAATTCTGATACATTAGACGGTTACCACGCTACCTCATTTACTAGGAGATATGGAATAAATGTAACTACAAATACAACCGTTAATGTAGATGCTTACACTAAAAGTGAGTCTGGAACTAGAACTGCTGGTAGTATGTTCTCAGTGGATGGATGGGCTTGGGCTAGCTCAGCATACATAAAGTTAAATGGAAGCTATACTATAGATAGAATGAGATACTCAATATTCTCTTATAGAAACGGAAACTTAACTGGCTCTTGGCAACAACAAGCCCTTTTATTCTTGCCAACTTATAGTGACTCAAATGCTATTTATTTAGCTCAAATGACAACGAGTGATACTGCTGGAACGGTAAGTACTAGTATAAAAAGGTATATTGATTATGATACCACAGTAGCCAATATTACTGGCGGTAATGTATCATCATCTACTAATGCAGATAAGCTTGATGGGTATCATGCTAACAGACTGTTCACTGGGTTATCCAATTCTGGAAACAATATCTCAATCTCTATAGGTGGGACCACTAAAACTTTAACTGTTGGATATGCCAGTTCAGCTGGAAGTGCGACTACTGCAACCTACTTACCATATCAGGATACAAGAAGTACTAACTATTCTCCATACCAGTCTGGATTTAACACCAAGGGATGGTCAGCTACTCATCTGAAAGCAAATACAACTGATGAACTTAGTGATGGAGGAAACTACCATGCTTCTGTATATATTCATCCTTGGGGAGACTCTTCTGGTGGTCATGCCCATAACATTGCGTTCACAGACAATGGTAATTTATGGATGAGGCATGGAACAAGTTCATGGTCCTCATGGTCAAAGGTGTGGACATCTGGAAATTTAAATCCAGTGGACAAAACATTGCTTCATAAGACAAGAGTACCTGGGGAGGTAGTAGATTTCTATGTTTACCAGGTAAATGGCTATACTTGTACTAGTACAGATTATACTACATTTAGGAATCAGCTATTTGATTCAGGTGGTAGAGGAAAGTCAAGTGTGTCATACAAAGCTACTTCTAGTTCAATGACCTATACTGTAAACCTATCTGACTTCGTATTAGCACACAATGGAATCAGTGCATATAGTAATGGTATGTATACAGCAGGTGGTGGTGAGCTTGAAAGTAATAGGATTGGTAGTACAGCTGGTGCTAATAGTAAAACCATTACTGGTTACGAAATGCCTAAGCATGCTCACTGGTTTGGACACTATAGGTCAGATAATGCTAACGATAGAGACGTGTTCGGACCAGATGGAGGTCAGAATCACTCTACAAATGGTACAACTTCTGCTGGACAAGGAGGTAACTGGAGAACTGGTTACTCAGGTAATGGTCAATCAAAGGATTGGAGACCAAAGACAATCTTTGTATTCAAGATGGTGTATGCCCCTCAATCATGGTAAGTTATGAATATTTAAGATAATTTGTTTTGAATATTAGTAAATTATCACTAACTTAGCACCCGAAAACTTAAGAGAAGATTTTAGAATAAAATTAATTTTAAATAAATTTAATTATGGAATTACTTAATAAAAGAGTAATGTACACTGTAAAGAATCAAGATGCACACCTTAAATTGGAAGGTGATGCACAGATTATGGGAGATAACATGATTACTACTTTCTCAGGGTCTTTCTTCACATTAGAAGATGTTTTCACTGGAGGATTTAGTTATTCTGAAGAGGGAGATGGACTTATTAGCAAGAGTGTTAATAGTTATCCTAGTTCTTTAGAGGATAAAGGTATGGACTTGTTAGATGCAACAGTAACGGCTTTAAAACAACAATTAACAGTTTAATTTTATGACAGTAAATGAAATGATGATTAAGCACAACTTTATCACTAAGGTACTGCTTAGAGACGGAGACAAAGAACTCAGCAAAGACCTAAAGGTAAGGTTAATGAGTATGAGAATTGAGTTAGGTAAAGTAAGAAAACAGCTTGAAGAGGATTTACAAGAGGCTGTTAAGGAACTAACTCCTAAAGGTTATCAAGAACTGATAATGAAAGAGAATAAAACTGAAGAAGATAAAGCTCAAGTTGAGGCTTGGAATAAGCAAATCAATGAGGAGTATAATGCTTACGTTGATAAGAGAGGAAAAGAAGAAGTACAAATTGATACTACATTGAGTGAAGATGATTTTGCTCAAATTATTGAGGTTAATGCAGGTAACGATGTTGAAATTAATGGAACAAAGTTGAATGCAGCTGATTTCTTAGAAGTACTTTATAGCTTATTCGTAGCGTAATGTAATAAACGAGGGCTGTGTAGGTTATACATAGCCCTTTTATTTTATCAGCATGAATGAATATATTGAGGTAATTGGTCAATTAAAACCCAAAAACAATGCTAACTTTCCGTTAGCTGACGTTAATGACTTACGTGGTGGTTACATCCAAGTTACCAATATGAGTGATATGGAAGCCTTCCTAAATACCAATAAGCTAAAGGAAGGTATGCTATGTTACGTTAAAAATTCACCTGACGACAACCATATGTACCAATTCTACAGTGGGGTATGGAATGTATGGAAAGTACAAGGAGGTGGAGGAAGTGAAGGCGGAGGAATGTCTATAGTGGTTGTAGAAACTTTACAAGAACTATTAGACAGAGACGATTTAAGAGTTAAAGGACAGATAGTATTCGTTGATGAAATCAATGAGATACGTTACTTTAACGGCTTCGTATGGGAGTCCTTCTCCAAAATTTACATACAGGATACACCACCTGAAGATAAGGGAGGTATTTGGATAGATACTTCTGAGAATAAAGAACATATGACAAGTAGTACTGTAATTCAAGACCTGCTGAAGGTTATATCAGTATTACAAGACAAGGTACGTAAACTAGAGTTTGCATTTAACTGCCAGATAGATTCGGGTGATTTTACTAACAATCAGAGATATGCTTATGATGGTATGCCTAATGAAGAACCTGATTATGGTACTTCAGAAGAGGAGGATAATGCTACTCAAGAAGCTAATAAGGATATAGTTCTTGCTGATTCACCTGAGCCAACTGAGTATGAAGAGTATTTACCTAATGCTAAGCATATATGTATTAAAAGTGGTACGTATGCAGAAATGCAGGCTAATAAAGGTGATTTTCTACCTAAAGAATTGTTATGGTGTTATGATACTCAGACATTATGGATTAAAGACCCTAAGACTTATAAATTAATTAAAATAGGTAGCACAGGTGGTGGAGAAGACCCAGGACCTGGACCAGACCCAGAAACAATGGATGGAATATTAACCGAAGTCATTGGAAGTGGTAGTGGAGCTAAAACCAAGATTATTGGTATTGAGTTCGCTGACATGACGAATAAAGAGAATACATTCCTTATTCAGGTTAAGGATGGTAAGTTAGATATACACGATTATAGATTAGATAAGAATACTTTAGCTGGTAATGCTCAGACTCAAGGTACTGGAATTTACTACACTACTCCATATTTCCCTATCATCCCAGAAGAGGTAGGTTCTAAAGACTCTCCAAAGATTTACGTTAATATGGTGTATTGTGGAGGAACATCAGAGGATAAGGACTACAATCCAGTATCTCACAATTTCGTAGAGTTATGTAATCTTGGTAAGAAAGACTTAAATCTAAAGGGATTATTCTTACATTATACAGAAAGAAATAGTGGAGATTGGGTTACATTACCTCTAGTTGGTACTCTTAAATCTCAAGGTACATTCTTGATTAAGGGTGCTCAATGTTCTGTAGAGAACATCAATACTACACTAATTAGAGTTGGTGAACCTGATATGTATTGGACAAAAGATGCAACCCTTAACAATACAAGACTTGAGATTGCTGGAGATACAGGTGCTGGAGTGCAGCCTCATAGTATATGGTCAAGTAAAGATGACTGTATTAAATTTAGCTATGACTGTGCATTCTATATTAGTAGTGAAGAGACCACAGACTACTTCAAAACTACTGTTATGAATAGTACTGCACCTTGGACTACTAACGGAGTTATTAAATGGTATGTTGATTTAGTCGGAATAGGTAGCTATAATGATAAGTCAATGCCATGTGAAACATCTCCTATTGCCACTAAGGGAAGTAATGTATTATTAATGCGTTACTATAATATGGACCCAGTAAAGCAAGCTACTAAAGCTCTGAGTGCTAGGAGTAATGTTAAGGATTGGACATATATTAATATGGACAAAATTAATCCTGCTATTGATATTCAAGAGTATACTCCGAAGAACTCATCACAGAATAAGAATATATTCTTTAACAAGCATCTACTAGTAGAGGGTGCTCCTAACATAGTTACTTGTACATTGGGACATGATGCTCATAAGACAAGATGCTTTAACTGGGTGTCAGTAGGATACTATGATGAATATATCTGGATAAGAAAAGATAGTGAAGAATATACTCCAGAAAATAAATTTGAATCTTTCAAGAAAGAAGACTTCAATACAGAAGGCATTAGTCAAAATCCTAACAGACCTGCCAACCACAAGAATTGGACTAATAAAATTTACAATAGGATTAGAAGCATAACTACAGATGGTACTCCATTTACAGTTCATAAGTTCATTAAGGACTTTGATGAACCTACTGATACACAGAAGTATTATTACAAGGTAGGTAGAGATGGAGCATGGACTGAGGAAAGGTCGTTTACTCTTAGAAATAGAGATAAGGTTATTGAAAGGGGATTTAACTTCCTACAAGTAAGTGACCAGCAAGGATTTAATGCAGAAGAATATGAAATGTGGAGGGTCAGTGCAGAGTACATCAACTCTGATAAAGCTGAGAATCCATATGAATGGTGCTTAAATACTGGCGACCAAACTCAGAATGGTAATAGATTCAATGAATGGATTGACTATTATAAAGGTGGAGATGTTATCTATAGAGACACGGAACAAATGTTTACAGTAGGTAACAATGATTTAACCCCTGTAGATGTGTATGTGTTGGGCGATGGTGAAGATATTAGTAAAACTAATCCAGTAAATGTAGAGTTCTTCTTTACATTTGAACACCCTTATACAGTACCCATTTCGTCTGCTGGAGTGTACATCCCCTGCTGCTATAGTTTCGTATATGGCAACACCTATTTCTTGTCTATGAACTCTGAAATCACTGAATTAGCGAGGACAGACGTGTTTGGAGATATAACTGGCGTGAATGTATATAATGACTTAAAAGACTGGGCAACTGCTGATTTGGCACAACACGCAGCTGATGCTAAAATTAAGTGGAAGGTTGCGTTCTGTCATGAAGCTCCATTTACTATCATTACGGCTGACTTAATTATGAGTTATCTAAAGAAAAATGAGAGTGGAACTTATGATAAAGACCTAAACATCAAGAGGGGTGGTAGTCACTTAAATACAGTAGGCAGTTATTGGTTCAGCCAATGGATGCAAGATAATGATTTTAAACTATGCCTATGTGGTCACAAACATACATATGCCAATTCAAGATATATAAGAGAGAACCCAAGTAGGACAATGGAACCTATCGTTTACGATACTTCCTTAACTCCTTCATGGTATACTAGCTTACCAGATAGAGAAAGACAATGTGTTCAAATTTCCACTGATGCAAGCTTGAATTATGTAAGATATGTAATGTGTCAGGCTACTGGATATAAGTTAACTTCTAATAAGGAATTACCTGCAAAGAATATTCCTTGGTTGTTAGAATACTACCCAGTATCTGGTCAGATTGAGAACAATACAACTAATACTGCTACAGTAAAGGTTAACTCAGCACAGCAATATCCTAATTACATTATATGGAATATAGGTAGTGGTGATGAGGTTGAGACTCCTTCTATGACAACAGCTTCGAGGGAGAGAATACTTGGTAAATCATACAAGCTTCAACTAAAGGATAATACTAAAGTTTGGGCTTACAAGTATAATGTACCTATAGCTTATACTGACCTTAAAAAGGTGGGAGGTAATGGTTCTACCAATCCAAGCAACAATATAGTAATTGAAAAGGCATTACAATGAAAATAAAACATTATGATGAAGTAACTGGAAGATGGGTAATCGACGGTGCTTCTAATGCTTCAGAATTGGAACTGACAAACCCTGGCTTCTTAAATGAAGCTGGGGAATCAGTTTCTATTGACAATGGCTTTACAAAGCTAGATAATAGAATGACTAAGTTAGAACAAAACCTAGCCTGGGTGTACCTTAATGGTGCAATCGGAGGTGGTGGCGGTGGAGGAGGCGGTGGTGACGGCTCCGAATATACTATTGATGTAGCTGAGGGTAGCACAGTCTATACAGCCACTAATACTGTTACACTTAATATCTTGATTAAGAGTGGTGGTGTTAAAAAGTCATTTACTGTAATTGCTAAAGATTTAGCTACCAACAAAACATTAGGAACATGGAAGAAGTACTCTATGGCTAGAACAGATATTACCATTACTGGATTATCTGGAACTACTGACGTAGAACTATCTGCTTATGACAGTGACAATGTGTACGCTACTCCTACATATGTAAAGATTGTGGCTGGCGCTATCTCTTTAGAGATTCAGTCTATACCACCTAAGACTATGTATATGGGTGGTGTTGCAGAAGTACCTCTTAACTATACTGTAACTAATAATATCTTACAAAGTCCAGCAGAGTTCTGGATGACTATTAATGGTATTGAAGTAGCTAGAGTGGGTAACATTACTACTGCTATTAGAGCTTTAAGCTACGATGCTCGTAAACTGTTATTTGAAAGTGAACATTTTAATCCCAAAGCAGGTCAAAGATTCTACTTCATAGCGCAGGCTAGTACTACTCTTAATGGGGAAGTTTTATCATCTGAGCAAATTAAGTTTGATGTTACGGTAGCTGATAGTAATAATCTGGTTATTGTGACTGAGGATATTACAGAATTTACCCCTTCTTCAAATCCTGGAGAGACTATTGATGATTTAACTAAGTATGGTCAAGGTTCACAGTTAGGATTTAGCTACTACTTCAGTTACGGTCTTAGTAAGTATAGTTCATTCAATATGGATTACAAGATTCATCTAATGAATGACAGTGGAGAGGTAGAGTTACTTGACACTGGTACAATTAAGAATATCAATAAGAGCGAGACTAATAGGTTCGTATATAGTACTGTAAACCTAGCTGTTAATAAAGCTAATGAGTATTTAAGAATCACTCTATTTGGATATGCAGTAAATGACCCTGGTGATACTTCTGCTCAATATACTAAGACAGTTACTTGCCGAATAGTAGAAAGTGTAAGTACAGAGCTATATGCAAATAATGACATGCACACGTTACTTGCTTACTTTAGTAAGATTACTGGTTTTCCAAATACTGCAACTGGTACATGGAACTATCCTATCAAGAATAGTGGTGAGTTTATATATGAAGGTGCATTTGCATCTAAGTTCCCAGATGGAGTAAACTTTACTCTAAAAGGTGTGAATGGTAAGACTAGTGGTTTCATACAAGACATTGATGGAGTGAACCAGATACCTGCAACAAGATTAAGCGGTGAAGCTTATGGTTATCTTGAAGTAGCTGACCAAATGTTCCCTGCTGTTGATATTGGTGCTGGTGTATCATTCTTCCAACCTATGGGATTCCATATCTCATGTACTTATAAGGCAGACGCCTCTTCTTATCCAGAAGAAGTAGTATGCGGTATAGGTCAGTATGAGGATGGTGAATTAAAAACTGGTTATGAAATATCATTAGAGAAGGCTGTATGTAAGATTGGTTCTGCTGATACACTTACAGTTAAACTTCCGCAGAATGAGTTACTTACTGTAGACTTAGACGTATCATTACTATCAGGTAATGCTTGGTACTTTAAAATCTATGTCAACGGTGTATTATCTGCTGTAAGTAGAGTACTACAGTCAGATATTGACTGGATGTTTGGTACTGATTTCTATTTCGGATGTAGAAACGACAATGGAGTTAGAAGTAGATTCTCTGATGTTAATATTTATGACATTAAGATTTACACGTCATCACAGAGTGAGTATGCTATTGTACAGAATTACATATCTGCAACTGAACAAGCTAGACTTGTAAGAGGACAAATAGATGCATCTTTAGATGCTGAGTTAAGAACTAAGAATCTATTTGATAGTGCAGGTAACTGTTTAATATGGGATAAGACTCTGGATGGAGGTAAGGGTGGTTTCCTAACAGGTGAGTTATTATACTCTAAGTTAGTAGAGCAAATGGAAATTAACACACCTTATCCTATTGTGTTAGTAGAGGAAACATCTAACAGCCCTACACTATTTGAACCATATTCAACTGCAATATTCTCTGCATCTGATAAGGTAGAAGTAATGGGCAAGAAATTCCCCGTTAAAATTACTTATCAAGATAGTAAGGGTAAGGTTGTTATTACAACTCCAAGTGGTGTATCAGAGAACAATGGTGTTACTATTGGTCTACAAGGTACATCTTCACTATCTTATAATGCTAAGAACTTTGAGATTTATATGGGTGATGTAGACCAGACTGGTAAGAAGATGCTATTCCAACCTACTGATGATTGGTTGCCAGAGAATGAGTTTACATTAAAGGCTGACGTAGTAGACTCTGCACACGTTAATAACGTAGTAATTGGTCAGATTGTTAATGGTAGAGCTAAAAACTCTTCTGGACAGTCTATTACACCATTCGGAGCAACTCCACCTATGTCATTAGGTAATGATGTTTGGGGAGGTGATGCTGATAAGGCTAACTCAATTAGAGGTAAAATTAAACATACCTCTGAAGGTTTCCCAGTTCTTCTGTTTATTAGATATGCACCTGATGCTGATGGAACTATTAAACAACCTAAATTCTGTGGTATCTATAACTTTAACTTAGGTAGGTATGCCTTCTTTAATCTTGGATTAAAGTTACTTACTGACTACGTTAAAGTGAACCAAGACGGACCAACATTAGTAACTGATTACACAGAAGATGCTAATAGATGGAACACTGGGGTAAGTAATGGTGTATATTCTGTTGAAATTAACCAGAACTCTTCTGCACAAGGTGCATTCCAACAAGACGATATGAAGATTGTGCAATTCATGGGTGATGTAATGTACACATCTAGGGATGAATCAATCGGTTATAATCAAGTACAGAAGTTCTATACTCAGATGGCTAATATGGCTCTTACTCGTATCCAGAAATATACAATGGATGATGCTGGACAAACTCCAACTAAACCTATTCCTGGAGAGTTCTACGATTTGGATAAGAATGCTTATTATAACTTTAGTGCTTGTGACCAGCATCTGAACTGGGATAATGCTTGTGCTTATTTTATGACTGCATTACTATTTGGTTGTGTGGACTCTATGTGTAAGAACTTAACTATTCGTAGTTGGGGTACTGATGTATGGTATTGTTGCTTCTATGATATGGATACGGCATTTGGTTTGAACAATGCTGGACAAGATATTGTAGAATATTGGGCACATCTACATAGATGGTATAATATCTCTTCACAGGATACTGGTATTACTCAATATACACAGGAGAAGAATTATGTATCTACTGATAGTTATAAACAATACTTTGCATCTTGGTGGAATAGAATTTGGGAAGTATTAGAGAATCTAGCTGGTATAGATAGTGGTAGTACTGAGAACAGAACTAGCTTGGAATCATTATATGTGAATCTAAGAACTAACCTATTCCCAGACCCTGATAAGTTCATTAAGGATTACTATCAGTCATATACTGAAAAGACAGGTTCTATCATGTTTAATTATGACTATAAGATTAAATATCTTGCTATTTCTAAAACATATGACCCAAATACTGGTAAATATGAGGATAGTACAGACTTCAGTCAGTTAAAGTTCTTACATGGTAATCGTGTAATGCACGTTAAGGACTGGTTCAGAAAGAGAATAATGTTCTTAGATGGAGTATATGGTTATAAGGATAACACTAATCTATTACCAACCACTATTGAATCTCCTATTACTGGACTATGGGCTTCTAATAAAGCTACAGGTTCTGCTACTGAGGTAAGATTTAGTACTGATATAACAGCAAGTAGCCAGATACTTTATCATTATTCACATGATAAGACCACTGGTGCATTCTGGATTACAGATACTCCAACATCAGTTATATTACCTATGCCAACTGGTGAAACTGTAGTGTATATGTACGCTAACAAATATATTACTGACTTTACTAAATTCAAGAGTTATCCTTGGACTGGTTTGGATAATATTAATCTACCTATGTTGCAGGAACTTGATTTAAGTGGATTGGGTAATGTGGATGCAGCTTACTTCTTCCAGGGAGGTGTATATAATGAGGCTAATGATATAGGTTTGAAGAACATCAAAAAGTTGAATCTAAGTAAGGTAAGACTTATTGGTTCTACTGCTTCTGCATACACATTAGACTTGAGTGGTTGTCGTAAGATTCAGGAACTTGACGTATCATACTCTTCTATTACTAAGATTACATTCCCAACATCTGCTGTGTTGAAGACATTAAATATGTCTGGAACGGATATTACTAATCTGAAGCTAGAGAACCAATCTTTCCTTGAGTCATTACTTATCGATGATTGTCTAAAGCTAACTTCAATAGAAATCAACAACTGTAGTGCATTAAGAACTCTAAACATACCGCCTAATGTAAGAACAGTAACTATTAGAAATTGTGAGAAAATGGAGATTATTCAGATTCCTTACTCTTCTGTTAACAACTCTGTTAGCCCATTAGCTCAAGTTACTATTGATAACTGCCCTGGTATGAAGGAATTTAGCATTCCTGGACAGAATAATCCTTCTTTAAAGTTAGAGTTAACAGGTGCTTGGAATCTTGAAGTTCTAGACCTTAGTTATACTAAAACTGATGATATTACACTAGCATCTTTATATGTTAATGGTAAACCTAACTTCTCTAGTCTAAGAAGGCTAGTTATTTCTAACACGTCATTATCTACATTGAAGTATAATGACCAAACTCCAGCATATTTAGACTTAACTGCATTCCCAGACTTAGAAAGTATTGAAGCTATCAGTTGTAAACAGTTAGTAGAGGTCAGATGTAAGAATGATAGGACAAATCCTATAGAAATACCAAGAGGTGCATTTAGGGATTGTATCTCATTACAGAGGGTAATCGGACATCTATCTCTTCAGGGTGGTGAGATATTTAGAGGATGTAGTCAGTTCTATCTAAATCCAGATAATATATACACCCAATATGGTACTGACGTTTTCCTTGAAGGAACTGACGTTACCAATGTATCATTTGATGCTGAGTTAACAGATGCCTGCTTCTTATTTGAAGGATGTACTAGAATGTCATATAATGACTTTAAGTATCTAATGGTTAGACTAACTGAGAATATTGTCTCGCTAGAAGGTATGTTTAAAGGTTGTTCAAATATTACTGGTGATATTTGGTACGATTTATTTAGGTTATGTCCTAATGTGAATAGTATCAAGGAAGCATTCAGTGGAACAAGTCTGACAGGACCATTCTTCTCTAGAACCTCTGATTATAGTGCATCCAAAGACTCTACTTGGGGAGTGTTAGACTTCCTACCTAAGCTTACTGATGCAGAGGCAGCATTTGAAGATACTAGCTTAGAGTGGATTGATAATAATGTATTTGCTCCAGTTAATGGTAAATATAGTCCTCTGGTTAAGATTGATTATATGTTTAGAAGCTGTATGCAGCTGAAGAGCTGCGCTAATACAAGGGCTGCTGTGCCAGTAGAAGGTTTATTAAGTTCTAAGACATTCTTTACAAACTTAAGAAACTTAGTAAGCCCTTATCCAAAGGGTGTATTTACTGGATGTGCTTGGGTTAGAATGTCTGTTGATTCAGATAGTAATGGTAATACTTACCTATTCCATACCGTTAACAAGGTAGCACAATCCTTAATCTTAACAGATTCTCTATATACAGGAATTAAGCTAGTTGGAAAGATTGGACCTAATGTATTTGGTGGGGTAAGTCAGACTATCACTGATGGAAGTATGACTTGGTATATCCCAACATTTACTTCTATACAATACCCATTCCAATACAGTGGTGGAGGTGAGGCGTTAGTAAATCTATCAGAGATGGCTAACATGTTCCAAGGAATCACTGGAACCCTTAGACAAGCTGTTGGTATTTTCAATGGTCTAACTTGTGCTAAGGAAACAGGTGCTCAGAGTATTCCTGCTACTCTATTTAAGAATTGCAGAATCCTTAATAGTATTGAGGGGATATTCAGCGGTATAGATTTAAATAATGATGGTAAGGTATATCAATTCCCACCTGCTAGTATGTTTGATGATTGTGTGAGTCTTACTAACATTAAACGTATGTTCAGTGGTTGTTACAACCTTAGAATGCAGTTAGTAGGTGAAGGCTTTAAGAATTGTGTACTACAAGATGTTTCATATGCCTTTGAGAACACTGGAACATTTGGAACTATTCCTTATAGACTATTCTTTATGGAAGAAGTTAAGGAGGATGGCTCTAGGTCTATTAGACGTAGTATCACTACTATGGCTGGAACATTTAAAGGTTGTTGGTATTTAGGATATGATGAAACTAGAACTGTAGAGATTGGATTACCGTTAGCTATAGGTAGTGAGGCAGGAACAATGTGGGAAGACCATATTATTGGAAATGCTGGTAATAGAGTTACCTATAAGCTTGATGTAAGTAATCTAAAGAAGTCTTATAACTATGATAGAAATGAGGATTCAGGTAGTCCTGACTATAACCCTGGAGAACAAGCATTCGATGTTTGGTATCTCGATGGTTATGGATGGGAAGGTGCTTCTAGTACTGAGAGTGGTTTAGCTGATGTTAAGTCAAGACTTACTGAGAAATACTTTAAGTATGATACTCAACAAAAGACTGCTATTAGCCAGGCAGGTAATGGTCGTGCTGAGATTGGATATCAGAATTACATGATTCCTACTGACCTGTTCAGGTATTGTTATGCTGACTGTACATTGGAAGATTCTATGATTGATTTCAACTATCCAGAGCAAGTTAGGAAGTTCTTGCCTGATTCTGGAGATTGGACTATAGAACAAACTGGTAAATGGGATGGCATGATAGGTAGAATACCATGTAAGCTGTTTGAAGCACTTGTAGATACACCAAAGCTACTTGGAGTGTTTAGAACTACGAGATTCTGTGCTTTCGTAAATCTACAAGGAGATACGTTCACTAGAGGTATCAAATACCCACCAGACCTGTTTAAATATAATACTAGATTGGAAGATATTACAGGTATGTTTTCACAGACAATCTTAGAAGTTGGTGTTGATGTAAATAGTGACCTATTTGCTAATAATCCTAACCTAAAAGTTATTACTGAATTGTGGGCTAATTGTAAGTTTGATAAGAGGGCGTATAATGCTGCTGGAACTCAGGAGATATATCCTCAAATTGATTTCGCTAACATATTTAAGAATAACAATAGAATTGTCAATGCTTCTAGCTTATTTGCTGTATCAACTGCAAGTACAGAGGAAGACAGTAATTACGGTTTACTTTTAATTACTGAAGACCTACTGAAGACTTGCTACAATATTAATGACATTAGTAGTATGTTCTACTATTGTACTAAGTTACAAGGTGCAGTACCTACGTTCACCTCTGCAACCTATCCTGTGTTAAATATTGTATCTGGATACTTAACTGGGGTTAAGAAGAGTAACATTACCAACGCTGACCAATTAGAGTCTAGATTAATACCTTCTGAATGGCTATAACAAATTATATAGGCTAATCATACTATAGGAATGATTTTTAAATATTTTAATACAATTATTTTGTAGTTAACATTGATTAACAATATTTCTTTGGTATGACCTTTAAGAATCATTAACTTTGCACTATGAAAATTAAGAAAGCGCGCTTTTGACAATGCAAGAGGCAGAGGACAAATTTGGTAAGAAAGGTAAAACCAATGCGGCTCTTACTCTAGGTATTATTGGAACAGCACTTGGAGCTTTTTCAGGTAACAACGGCTGTGGCTGTGGTAACAACGGCATTCTTGGAGGTCTGTTCGGAGGTAATAACGGTAACTGTCTAGCTGAAAGAGCTATGCAGACTGCTATGGCTCAAGGAGAGATGTCTCAGAATCTAGCTTGGAACAACAGAGTACAGTCCTTACAAGATGATATTGATTTATATACTTATATCAATGGTAGGAATTTAGCTATCAATGAAAGAATCGGAAACGAAACTCAAATTCTAACAAACCAAATCTGGAAGGGTAGAGTAGAAGACCTACAAGAGAAGAGTGGAATGTACGTTGATATAATCACTCGTGATAATGCTCAGAACCTAAGACTATGTGATGAGCTTTATAAGAGGAGAGAACAAGATGTACAAGAAAAGACTGACATCTTCGAAAGATTAAGTACAAGAATCAATGAATTAGAGAAGAAAGAAGCTGCTACTGCCGCTGCTCTACCTCTAATGTTCGAACTTAACAAAGTTAATGCTGAAAGATATTCAGACAACTGCTGCTGCAAGTCAGAGAAACAACTATTGGTTGCTGCTGGTGATTTACAGAGACAATTAGACCATAAGATTACTGGACAGCTGAAATATGCTTACAGTGACCTATGTGCTCCAGTTCCTAGTATCTCTCCACTATACTGTAGTCCGTTTACACAATATGGAACAGGTATGTATGCTGGTCAAGCTGCTTCTAACTGGAATGCAGTAAATACAGCTATCAATAGTACTTGTTCTTCTTGTACAGCTCAGTAAGATATTGAAGGGAGATTATGAAAGTAGTCTCCCTTTTATTATTTATACCTAAACACAAACACTTATGAAAGTAAAAATTACTCCAATAGGAGAGAGTAGCCAAATAATTGAATTTAATGTATCGTTACCATGCGGGGCAAGAGCATCTGTAGCCCCAGTGTCTACATTAGCAATTACACAAAGATGGGCTAAGGTGATTAATACAGCTACAACAGGTGCAGCTTCATACTTACAAATTACTAAGTTTGATATTATTCACAATACACAATATACTGATTGTAAGGGTAATGTAAGAGTAGCTACAGAGGAAACATCTACAATAATAGCTTCTCCAGTTACAAGTGAAACTATAACTACACTTGTGCCAGAAGTTAATAAGGTAATTGATGTAATAATTCCAAATGGAGTTAGTATAGTAAATCAAACTATCTTAGATGAGTTACCAACATCATTACCAGTTAAAGGTAATTGTGCATACTCAGTATTTGAGATTCAGCTTCCAGCTACAGTTACTCCATCAGCATAATAATGTATTATGAGCTTATTTGGTCAACCTTTCGGTACTAACTATACTGATTTACAAAACCAATATATGCAGCAACTACAAGTGATGCAACAAGCTCAGCAGGCACAACAAAAGACTCAACCTATCCTTGATGAAATAAACAGGGAGGTTGGGTCATTGTCTGTTGATGAGCAAAATGTATTGGCTAAAACTCAGGAATATCAGATGGCTAAACAAACCTATGAAGCAGGATTTATGTCTTTCTTAGGTACTAAGTTTAGTGCAGAATATGTAAATTCTCCAGACGGTAAAGTAGCTGCTGAGAATTTATTGGCTACTATTAGAAAAAGTAAAGAGTATATACAATCACAGATAAAAGCTAAAGAGGAGAAGGTTAATACATTATTAGAATTAATGGAAAGTGACCCAGAGATGAAAAAGAGATTTGATGAACTCATGATGAATAAAACAGCTAAATAATGAGTGACAAAGAATTGTTATTTCAAGCAGCAAACACATTCACTAAAAACTTGGTAGGTAACCTATTCGGTATAAACACAATAGGCACTGATGCTCTCATAACTTACGTAGTTAATAATATGGAGGACAAGTATGGAATGTATTTGGAACCATTCCTTGATAAGGGTGGTAATTTAAATATAGATTTATTTGGAAATGCGCTACGTGACGTTATGAAGACTCGTGCTAAAAATGGTTATGTCGTTAAGCTATTTGGGAAACCAATCAAGTTTGGAGAGGCTGACATTGATGAGTTCAAGAGAATATTTAAAACGTTGAAAGCGAACAATGGACAACATTAGAACAGAGTCATTCTTAGGAGGTGACAAAGTAATAGTTGGCAATAAGTACACTGATTTAGTACTAGAAACTCTTGGAAAGGTTTATATCAAAACTGGTAATAGTTCAAGGGTTCTTAGTGATGTGTTAGCATTACTTGACAAGGTTACTGAGTCAGAAATTAAGAGTCAAACTATCATAGTTGGGAGCTTACTTGAGATGGAGCAAATGGAGTATCCTGGTGATGGATTCTTCGTTTACAATACACTTACTACTACACTATATATTTCTTATGACGAGAGATATATAGCCCTAATTGAGGCGGCAGAAGGTGCTGGTGATGGGTATGTAAGACGTAAGGGAGACACGATGACAGGTCAGTTGGAAATCAATACTGTTGGACCTCCTTTAATAGTGGCTTCTTCTAAGTTAGTTAACAACCTTAATGCTGAGTTTATAGGTGGCTATGCCGCTGACGATTTGGCTAAGAAAAGAGTAGATGAATACATTACAGGTAACTGGACATTTAAAGGTAAAGGTGTTTCAGAGAATAATTGGACATTCAACCAAAATGTTCGTATGTATGGTGATTTAGTAACAAGTGGTAGCTTAACTTCTCCAGAGTTTGCATCTGGATTTGGAGGTTACGGTTGGAGACTTGATGCTGATACTAATACATTAACTGTAGATTATCTTGTAGTTCGTAAAGCTATGAGAGTATATGAGATGGTTATTAATAAGATTAGTGCAACCAATGGTAGCTTATGGGTTAGTAACTCTAGTAAATGTACTGCAGCTTATCAACCCAAAATCATAACTCAAGCTGACCTACAAGGAATAGGTACATGGGGAACAGAGGATGCAAAGAGTAATCTTGAAAAGTTGATGCCATCTAATAATTATTTCTTATTTAATGATTTAAGTATCAATTATTCAGTAACAGAGAAATTTACTACACAATTAGCTAATGCTAGTGGAACCTACACTCCTAAAGCCTTTGTAGATTACAACTTCATAATCTATATTAAGGACATAACAGTAGTAATAAATAGTCCACTGTTTAAAGGTCCGAGTAGTCTGTATGATTTAAACGTACTAGACAAGTCATGGGCTGAATATAATACTAATAACCCTAGTCCTGGTATAATTACTGAGAAGGTATTCAATACCTACAAAAGTAATATTAAACTTATATTCATAACTAAGTCAAGGGAAGTCATTGAATGGAAAGAAGTTCCAGGAGACCCACTATCAGGTACTGAACCTTCTAAATGGGCTAACGTAGACTCATTTAATAAAAGGACACAATTTTTCATAGTTCCTAAAAGTAGAGAAGTAAACTATAAAAAGGATGGAAAGACATCTAGTGATGGTTCTAACTTATATAGTGTCTACCCCTATTATAAGTACTTTGGACTTCAAAAACCTGACTCAGGAATGCCTTCACAATCTAATATATGGGTAGTAGAGTGCAAGAACGAGGATTATCCTTACTTTAAACCTGGAGATATTGTTAGATGCCAGAAGTACAATAATGGTAACATTAAATACTATGATGCTATCGTAACTGTGCAAGTAGACTCCTACACATATATAATGCAGAAAGCTCTATCAGTATTTGATACATACACAGAGGTGTCTTATGACGATGAAGGTAATTTAATTAAGTTTGAGCAGAGCTTTAATGATACTCAGTATAATAAGACTGAACAACTCTACAACTCAAATACTAATGAGTATGAGCCTGCAAGAACTACTGATAATGGTAAAGCTGATGGAAATGCTGTTTCAAAGGATGAAAGACTCGATGATATAGCTAAGGATGATGATATGGTTCAGATGGGTAATATATACAATATTGAAAGACAGAATGCTGTTTATATTACATCTACTGACGATTGTGGTCCTTATATTGATGTATTAGCTGGACTTAACAGACCAGACTATTCTGTATTATATGTTACTCCTACTTGGGCTACTAAGAAGGCTAACATTAAGAAGAAGGGGGATATATATGTACGAGAGGATGCTAGTGATTTCTACTATCAGACTACTAACCCAGGTAGTGTAAATCCAGACAACTTCGGAGGTAAGACTGATAAGAAACACCCACTGATATTCTTAAAGACTAAGGATAAGAATCAAGTCCTTATAAATGATGGTGAGAACAATCAGATTACTCAGGAGATTCTCAACAATCCAGCTGAGTATGGTTACTTCCTGACTGAGGTTCCTACAATAGACTCAGCTCTATTATTTAGAAATAAAGAATACAAGTGTACTTATACCAAGATTACTAAGGTTAGGTTAGGTAATCTATCAGGAATACACAACGAAATCTTTGGAACTAAACAGCCTTATGGTTATGGTTTATATGGAGAGAACGTATTCTTGACTGGAGAGTTCTATCTTAATAATGGTACTTCTATTGTAGATTTCTCTGAGGAAAGTATTCTATTGAAGTTCAGAAATGCAGGTCTTGAAATTAGAGATGTAGTCAACGAGGATGGAACTATTGACCAAGTACCAGCACTTAACTTAGAAGGAGAGCCTATCTTAGATGAGAATGGTAATCCTACCTATAGGAATAAGACTGAGATTTATATGAATGCTGACCAATTCGTGTTTAGTATTGCAGGTAATCCAGCTATGAAATTGAGTGGACTATTTAGTGACGATGGAAAGGTAAATAATATCTACCTTGATGTTAATGGATGGGTTAAGGCTTATGGATTAGAAATCTGGGGTGAAAGGTCTGAATGGAGAGAAGATGGAACTAGAGAGCCAATCCCTGGTACACACCAAATGAATGCTAAAATTGACTCAAATGGTAACATCTACGGTTGGGATGCCTACTTTAATAATGCCTATATGAAAAATGCATATGTTCAAGGTACTATAGAAGCTGATTCAGGAAGAATTGGACAAATATTTATAAAACCAGTAACTTATAGTATTTTTGATGATGCCAAGACCGTATTGTGGCAAATAGAACAAGATGGATATGGCAGAATGATTTTTGCAAGAGCTGGGTTTAAGTTGGGTGTAGGAAGGAAAGACTTATTTGACTCAAATACAGCATTCTTTGAGATATTTAATTATGCTAACTCCTTCAGTCAGAGTGACAATAGATATGGCATCAAAGTAACTGGTCATATGAACGCAGCATTATGGGCAGCAGTTGTTGATTCAATCAATCCTCCAACTACAACCCCTCGCAATAGTTATATGTTAGCTGGATTTTTTGACGGAAGTCTATACTGCACTGCATCAATTCATGCTGGAACAAGTATAACAACGAGGTGTCAATTCTCAGACGGAGGAGTGATTAGTACTGATGCTCAGGGACACTCTATTGATAATGACGGTAACGGCGGTATGCCAAAGTTGGGCAACTATTATGGTGGCTGGACTGGAGAATTAACAGAAATAGATAGGGCAGGTAAAAGAGGGAAGTATAAGATAAGAATAGTAAATGGATTAATAGTAGGATGGAGAAATTATTAATATGGAAGTACAATTAAATGTTTTAGACAGGCTAACACTTGTGAGTATATTACCTACAACTGGTAGGCTACAGGAACTTGTTGAGGTTCTCGACATAGTAAAGTTAGTCAAGTTTAGTGAGGAAGAAAAGAAATCAATAGGTTACAAGGAGGTAGATGGTAAAGTATCATGGGACCCTTCTAAGGAAGTACTCAAAACGTTTGAGTTTACTTTCGAACATATAAAGGTTATAAAAGATACTATAAATAAATTGGATGAAGAGGGAAAAATTAATTTAAGTACTCTTGATACATGTCTAAAATTTAGTAAGCTATGATAATTCTATTGGATGCAGGTCACGGAGAGTCAACTCCTGGTAAAAGAAGTCCAGACGGAAGACTTAGGGAGTATAAATATTGTAGAGAGATTGCTAACGAGGTAAAGAAACAATTAACAGACAAAGGCTTTGATGTTGAGTTGGTAGTTACTGATGAGGTTGATGTACCACTCATGCAGAGATGCCGTATAGTAAACCAATACTGTGATATACATGGAAAAGCTAATACTGTATTGGTGTCAATTCACTGTAATGCTGCTGGTAGCGGGGCAGATTGGATGAACGCTAAAGGTTGGAGTGTATTCATCTCCAACAACAGTTCAAGTAAGAGTAAGAAGCTGGCAGAGTGCTTGTTTGAAGCAGCACGTAAAGAGGGTTTAACACTAAGGAAATATTCACAAACACAAGTATATTGGAAACAGAATCTAGCTATATGCAGGGAGACTAAGTGCCCAGCAGTTTTAACAGAAAATCTGTTTCAAGATAATAAGGCAGATGTAGAATACCTACTATCAGATGAGGGTAGAGCAACTATAGCTCGTCTACACGTACAGGGTATATTGGATTATATCAAGTCAATACAAGGGTAATAAGCAAGGGTGTTCCTAATTATTAATGAATTTCAATATTTCATTTTGGGACACCCTAAAAATTCCTTAATTTTGCAAATAACTTTAAAAGGGAATAATATGGAAATGAAATTAGAGGATTTAGACATTGACGATGTAGGATTAGACGAAGACATAACTCCTGAAGCTGAGTTTGACGAGGATACCTATGAGAAGCCTTGGCTTGATGGTTCTGTACCACAAGGAGAGGAAATTCATGAGGATGAACCATCTAACGAGCCAACTGAGGACGACATCATCACTACCCTACTAAAAGATAAAGGAATCAATCCTGATGCTATCAAGTTTGAGAACGAGACAGGGGAGATTGAAGAGAAGAGTTTTAATGAGCTTTCAAGAGAGGAACAACTTCAAATACTAAACTATGATGAGTCAAATGACGATTATGGTTTAGCAGAGGATGAAGTTACTCTTATTAATGAGCTTAGAGAGAATAATCTGAGTGCAGAGGAATATAAAAAGTATATTGCTCAACAAGCTATTCAAGAGTACTTAGCTTCTAATCAAGAAGAAACTCCTGTTTATGAGGTTGATTCTATTCCAGATGATGAACTGTATCTTATAGATTTAAAAGCTAAAATCCCAGAACTTACTGATGAAGATGCTGCTGCTGAGTTAGAATTGGCTAAGCAGAATGAGACTCTATATCAGAAAAAGGTTCAAGGTATCCGCAACGAATATAAGAAGAAAGAAGAGTTGCTAGCTCAACAAGAGGAAGAAGAACAAAGATTAGCTGCTGAAAAGGCTGCTCAAGAGTTCGAAGATACTATTGTAGCTGCAATTCAAGAGAATGATACCATTGATTTGGGTGAGTCCTCACTAACCTTGTCTGAGGACGATATGAATGAAATTGCTAGCTTTATCTTAGATTCAGATGTTGCAGGAGTTAGACACATTGCTAAAGCATTGAATGACCCGAAGACCTTAGTGGGTATGGTTTGGTATGCACTAAAAGGACAAGAGGCGTTTAGTCAAATTTCTGATTATTACAAACAGAAGATTACAGAAGCATCCAAGTATAATTACAATAAAGGATTTGAGGATGCTAAGGGAGGTAAAGCTCCAAATGCAGCTAAGACAGTGGTCAAAAAACCAGCAGGTAGTAAGGCTGCCCCTGCTAAAAAAGTATTAACAATCGATGATTTAGATTAAATTTAAATTATAAAGTATGATAGTAGCAAATTTCGTAACCAATCGCCCTACAATGAGCGAAACTAGAACTTATGAAGATTTCTATAAGTTCTTAGGCACAAAACCAACTAGACTTGGTATAGTTTCAAGACTTTACCCTAATCTAACTGCTTCTTACTTGACAGAGTCCCTAAGAAACATCTTCTACATGGATTCTAAGTCAAATAGCAAATACAGAAGTATTGACAGTATGTACTTCGAGTGGGAAGTTGAAACCAACTACATCAAGAGAGTTGAGTTCGCAGATGTTCCAGCAACTAATGGTGAAGGTGGTACAACCATCGTAATGGCTTTCAAAGAAAACTATTACCAGAAGTATGACATTTTTAAGATTGACAAAACAATGCAGCAATGCCAAGTTATCTCTAGACCTACAAGAGTTGCAGATAACTATTGGACTGTTGAGGTAAGACTAATTGATAATGACTATTCTTCAATTCTTGACTTAGACGGATGTCAGATTGGTGACACTACAAGATTCCAATCTAACGCTATGCCTGAAGCTCACGAAGAGGGTTATGTTAAGTATCAATCTAACATTGAGAGACACAGAGGTTACATTACAACACATCGTGTTGATGATAGCTATACTTCTCTATTCAAGCCACTTGAGCAAACATTTATCAGCATTGGTAAGGGTGAAGGCAATGGTGCTGTAAAAGAAACAATGTATAAGATGGATACTCTTGAGAAGAATCTATTAAGAAACTTCCTTGAAGTACGTAACCAAGGTCTATTATTTAATAAGACTAACGTAGATAAGAACGGTAAACCAACAATCTCTGACCCTGACACTGGTCGTCCAATCTATATTGGTGACGGTATCATCCCACAAATCGAGAGATTTGCATCTAAGTACGTATATAACAAACTTACTCCAGAAGCATTCACTACTGCTATGGCTATGATGAATGAAAAGAGTGAGAACCCAACAGGTAACAAGTACGTATTTATCTGCAACGAAAAGATGTGGAATGACATTCAGAGCTGTCTATCAGAGTGGCTTGCTAGATTCAAAACTTGTGGAACTTATCTATGGTCTAAGAAGGCTAATGGATATGTAGACGTTGGTGCTACATTCAATAGCTATGAAATCGGTGGTAACACTATTTCATTCAAGGTTGATAGAACATTCTCTCGTGAATGGGGTTCTGAGAAAGGCTTTGGTCTAATGCTTGACCTTACTGCTGATAAGACTAGTGGTGAACCAGCTATCCAAATGTTCACATTAAAGGGTGGTGACTTCATTACTAATAAGTACCCAGGTGTGGGTGGTCTAGATGGTCTAAGCTCTGGTATTGTTTCAAGTACTACAGCTGCATCTAAGGTTATCAACTGGGGTTATTCTGGTGTTGGAGTATTCTCTCCATACAGAAGCTTCATTATGAAAGAAGCCTAATAAATAATATAAAAATCAAGATGTGTTGGGAGGGGCTAATGTAGTCCCTCTCATACTCATTATAAAGATAGTGTATGATATACAACAAAAATAAGAATTAATATGGCTGATGTTTTAGACGATATAATTATTTTGAGAAGTGTGTTCGGTAAAGTCGGACAGAAATACTTTATGAATCCTGTAAGAGACCCAAAAACTGGTAGATTCCCTGATTGTGTTAGACCAGTTGATAGCAAGGGTGATATGATTATCTCTGATAAGGATAGAAATGAAGGCAAACCCCTAATCCCTGAGAATAAGGTCTTCATTATTGAAGATGGAACTACATTTAACCTTAACGATGAATGGCAAGCTGCTGAGTGGCACTCAATCCAACATTGCCCTCTCATTGCTCTATCTAGAGATGCAAGGGATTCTAAAGGTAATCTACTAATTGACGGAGAAATAGCTGAAGGTAAGGCTCGTGCACGTTACGGCACTGCTGAACTATATGTAGAAAGACCTGGATATGATACTGCTAAGAGGATTTCTAAGAAGAAACTTATCCATGATGCTGACTCTTACATATATGGAGACCCTAAAGGTGCAGAAGGTAGAGCACTTAAAGCTAGATTACTTGGTAAGAATATGCGTAATGCACCAGACGCAGACATTACAGACTACTTACTTGAAATTTCACATAAATCTCCAGAGAAGATTATTGACCTGTACACAGGTGGTGATATTAATCTGAGATTGATGTTTATTGACGCTAAAGACAAAAACGTCATATATGTTAAGAACAAGGTTTATCTATATGGTGATAGCATTGTACTAGGTGCAACTGATGATGCAGTTATCACATGGATGAAGAACCCTACTAACAGTAAGGTGCTTGAACTTATCAAGAGAGATACTTATCCTGATATGTACTTAGAAGAAGGTACATCAAAGAAATAACATTACCTAAATGACAGCAAAACAAGTGTACCGTGGAGCACTAGTTGAAATGAATAAGACTGCTGCTCCTAGTATTTTACTTGAGGACTTTAACTACTTATTAAATAAGGCTATATACCAATACATTAATAAGAAGTATAACATTTATGATGTAAATCAACAATCAACTGATGACATTAGAGTTTTAAAATCTACTGCCATCCTCCAGCCTACTCTGGCTACAAACACATACGCTGCTGTTAGTTCCCAAACTAACTCATTGTATGGTGCTGTTTATGAAGTAAATCTACCACTAGACTATTTACATATTTTGAATTGTGTATGCAATTTCAAGGTAGTAAAGACTTATGAGTGTTATGATGCTGGTACTTATGTACAAATAGGTGCTAAGAGATTAACCTCAGATTTATGGTCGCAGATAATAAGGAACTTCTATATGCAACCCTCTTATAGAAATCCTTATTACTTCATACACAACGTAAATAGTGCTACAACGATGCCTACTAATCCAGTTAGACTTACTGCTGGTGAGGGAAGTATATCAGCAAACACAACTATTCAACAAACTACTGGTACAGATGGCTCACTTCCAACAAAGATTACTATTGGAGGTAAATCAGTCGATTTAGTAGAACAGCCAGGAGTTAATAGGTATGGAAATCCATCTCAAGTTAGACTTGAAATTAGGTATGGCAAGGATTCTTCTGTATTTCAATTAACTGATATATTCGTTGATTACATTAAGACTCCTCAAAAAATTAGACTTACACAAGACCAGATAGAAATGGTTGAAGATACATCACAAGTCATGGAGTTTCCAGATTATGTGTGTCAAGAGATTATAAATGAACTGGCAAAGCTATTATTGGAGAACGCAGGTGACCCAAGGCTTCAAACTAATTTAGCAGTTAATCAGACTATTGCAAATCCAGTTCAGCAACAGTCACAATCAAAAAATTAATTAATTTATGTTTCAGTACACTAACACTATTGTATTAAACTCACTGAAAGATGTAACCACTGGTTTAGATAAGATTGTTAAAGGTTCTGACTACGTTGAAGTTAGACGTGTTAACAAGTACCTAAAGAGCAATGTAAGCGCAATGTACAAGAGAGCTGCTTCTGACCCAGTGATTGGTAAGGCAGAGTTTACTATTACTAACCCAGGCGTAGGCATCTATAGGTTGAAGTTATACATGAGATTATCTGGAAGCCAAAACTCTTACTATGCTAATGACTTCGTATTCAAAGGTAAGCCTTTTGTTTATGAGTTCAGAATTACTTCTGCAAGCACAGAAGCTGCTGATGTAGCAAAGGAAATTAAGAGGGTTATTGACAAGATTCAGGCTTTCTATGGCGACAAGTATATTAAAGTTGAGACATCTGACGCTAAACTAACAATTCATGGAGTCGACGAGTATCAACTATTCACTGAAGCTAAGATTCAAAAACTTAACACAGCAGCTAACAACCCACTTACTAATGAAGTATTTGAGGATGTTATTGAAGGTACAATCACTAAGAGTGTAGAAGGATTCGGTACTTATACTCATATCCTTAAAGACCTTAGATTACCTACTATCGAAGCTAGAAAGTTCGAGGCTGTTAATCAAGAAGAGCTTCCTGTTCCAGGAGCTAAGTACAACCAGTACATCATTGAGTACAAGGTTGATAGAGGTCTATTCGGTGGTGCAGCTGTAGGTCAGCAAGTAACATCAAAGACTACTCACGTATTCTATGTACTAGATTCATTAGCAACTGAATTTGAGACTGCTCTGAAAGTTCTTGGTACTATTACAGAAATCAAGAAACCAGGTGCAGAGAACGCTCCAGTAGCTTAATATAGACTACTAATACGAAGGCGAGGGCAAATTAAGCCTTCGCCTTTTTTATTTTGTATTTATGGGATATTATTTTAAATTAGCATCTGCAATCTATAACGATATAGTATCTGGACTTAGAGGATATACCACTTCCAATACATTATCAATAGAACAATTAGAAGATGACATTGTAGATGAAAGACTTCAAATCATTAAGGAATATTCCATGAAGGGACTTATTCCTAAAAGGGATTTATTAATGTCTATAAACTGTATAAATGTTGATTGTAAGGATATAGAGAACTGTACGTGTGGGAACAAAGCGGATGGTACTCCTACATTCCATTTTGAAATACCACAACTAATAACCGAATTTGATGGCGGAATTGAATATATTGGCTCTGTGGATAAAGGTCAGCCGTTTATATGGTATGTAAGTCCTACTGTGATGCAGTATCATAAATATAGGAAGAGGGCTAAGAACAAGCCTTATGTATATGTGGATGTAACTCCAAATGCTAACAATATGTATGACTGCTGGATATTCAATCTTCCTGTTATTAAGCAAGTATCTGTAGTCGGTATATTTAAAGACCCAAGACAGTTACAAACATACGGATGTTGTTCAGCATTAGACATTAATAATATGACTTTCATTGATGCAGAAATAAAGAAGAGATTGACAGAGAAGAAGCTACGTTATTACAGACAATTAGCTGCTCCAATATTACCTAATGACCAAACTCCTAAATAATGGAAAACTTTCAATCAGCATATGCTCAGGCTAACCTATTATATGGAATAGAATTAGCTCCAGAAGAGTTCGAAGAAATAGGTCTGATTGCCTGGAATAAAATAGGTAATAGACAAACTAAACTATATAGATATAGATGTAAGATAGACTGTGAAACCTTAACTGTTACATTACCATGTAATTGTGATTTTATTGAAGCTGTAACATACGACTTTGAGGATTGGAGATATACTACCAATGATACAGTCAATGGGGATTATCAATCACAGTTTATTGAGAATTACATTGAAGGGCGCAAGGTTTATAACAACCCATTCTACATTAGTGGTAAACTAGCCAAGTATGAGAGAGTCAATGATACTCTTTATTTTGATAAGGATTATGGCTCTGTTAACATATTATATAAAGGAATACTATTAGATGATGATGGATTACCTTTTATCAATGAGAAAGAAAAGGATGCAATAGCTTGTTATTGTGCTTATACTGATAGGTTCAAAGAGGGCTGGAGTAAACATAATCAAGGCATGTTACAAGAGGCACAACTTCTTGAGCAAAGATGGTATAAACTATGTGATGCTGCTAGAGTTCCAATGTATATTAATCAGAATGATATGAATGAAATCCTAGATGCTAAGACTAGCTGGAATAGGAAGATATTTAATAAAACTTGGAAATTTGGAAAGTAATGAATTATGCTACAGGATACGCCATGAATATAGACGAATTGTTTATCTCATTTCCTACTAAGAAGATGAAGATGACATCAAAGGCGTGTGAGGAATTAATAGGTAATAGGCACAAGGAAGTTATCGCTAAGAAGATATTTAAGAGTGCCTTGAATATGGTTTTAGAAGATATAATTGAAAATAATGCTACATTTATTCTCCCAACTCGGTCTAAGAGAGCTGAACTAAAAATGAAGAGATTTGAAAGGGATGAGTTCTCTAAGGCAAGAAGAAATGGTAAGTGGGCTAAGGTAGATTTCCTAGCATCTAATTTCTGTGCATACCAGATGGTATTTCACTTCCAATCTAAGGGGGTTATGAGAGAAAAACTAATATATCTTGACCCTGAGCATAGAGATAGAGTGTTAGAATATACTAATCAAGGTAAACAATATTATTAATGCTTAAACGTGTCAATGATTATTTACCCGACCTAATAGCCCAATTTCCCACTGTACCTCCAGAAGATGTTAAACGAGCTGTTGAGTATGGATGGAGAATGCTATATTATTACAATCTTAGAGGATGTGATACTCTTATTAGTAGTACTAAGTATAGATACTGGTTCTACTGTGGACAGCTTACACGTGATTCTATAAAACACTATAATTATTATAGAAGAATGTTAAGAAGAAAGCTAAGAGTATTATACTCTAAGAAAGTTACAGAGTGGGACGGATACTATTATATAGGATTGACTGAGGAAGAATATGCTTCTGTTATTAAGTCAACCACTGGAAGAGGAAGAAAGAAAAAGAATTTCACATTCTATAATAAACTTGGAATGAAGGTCTTTGATGAGGCTAAGGTGTTCTATAGTTGGTCTAAATACATTGTAAGATTTAGATATATTACGGATATGGGATATACATTCTTTAAAGATAAAATGAAATGCAATGATTTAGAAATTGCATTAGTGAGAGATAATCCAAGTACGTTCAAGGACATACTTATTAGTAGTAACAACTATGAACTTATAAAATATGAGAAAAGAAGCAATTAATACCTTTGGTGAGGGTTTAATAATGGATTTACACCCATTAACCACTCCCAGCAATGTATTAACAAACTGCTTAAATGGTACTATAATAACATATAATGGTAATGAGTTTGTGTTACAGAATGATATGGGAAATGGAGAAGTTCATACAGCTTATCTTGATAAAGGATATGTACCTGTAGGAATGAAGGAACATGGAGGTATTATTTACGTTGCAGCTCATAACCCAATTACAGGTAAGAGTCAAATAGGCTCATTCCCATCTCCCCAGCAATTGTATGAGGGAGAGGATTTAAACGTTACCCCGATTGAAGTTGAATTTTCTGATTTTATAATGATGAAGGGAAGTGTTCCTTATATAGAGTTAGAATATCAGAAGCAAAAACTATTCCAAGTTAATAACTCTGATGAAGTTAAGATATTTCATCCAGGGGATAGATTTGTAATAGTTACTAATGCGATAGACTCGGCTATTAAAGAGGCTATTAATAAGGGAGTAATCAAACTTAGATTGGGTGTTATAAATAGTAGTGGAAGCATTGATTATATAGATGAGAAGAATCTAAAGATATATAAGAATGGTCTGTGGATTTATGAGAATAGTAACACCCCTATGGTGGATGTTATAAAATCCAAAGAGTTAGTACAGGTATTTAGTGCTAAGTCATCTGGAGCTTTAATATTAGTAGTTGAATTAAAGACTTTCGATACGTTTAACCTTATTAGAAAGTATTCATGTAATGATGAATCAAAGGTTATTAGTGTAGAATTTTCGGGAGAAACTACTGGAGTATTCAAAGGGACAACTAAAAACAATCCTGATGAGGTGGGATTAATTGAAGCTGATTCTTCTTCTGTTCAATCTACTATTGTTAAGAGTGGTAAAACAGGCAAAACCCAATACAAGATTATGCCAGCTTGCCCTTATGGAGTTCTTGAAAGGATGGCTAAAAGTGGTACTATCGACTTTGACGCTATTAGAACTAATTCGGAAGTATTGGGAGAGTGGCGTTTTTATGTTACTGATACGTATCTAAAGATAGGTTGGGGATATGACTATTACAACCTTAATGAGGATTCTGATATAGAAAAGATAGAGTTTACATTTATAAGCCTTACTGATTCGGCTAATGCAAAAGATGCCGCTAACTTAAATGGTTCCTATAAATATGCAATTTCTAAGGAGTATTATAATGGAAGTTTCGAAGAAATCATTCCATTTGATGATAGTACAATACAGAAGAATTGGATTTATATAGTCAGAATTGATAGATATGTGGCTGGTGTTAAAAAAACTGTAGGATATAAACTAGTTTACACTGGAGGTTATTTCAATGAGTTTTACGAAGAAGTGCCAGACTTCAATACTGGTTTACCTAGTGGAAGTGCAAGGCAGAAGGTATTGCTAGAAGTTAAGAGTGAGGTAAATTCATCAGTGAAAAAGGTAGGAACTCCTTCTTTAACATTAAAGGCAGGAACAGCTACGTCACACTCTTCTATTACAAGGGTAAATACATCCCAATTTATTTCAGAAGTGCCCTCATTAGATACAGACGTATCAAACTATAAATATGAGGTAGGTAAGACTGGAACTTACGAAGTTAAAGTAACACCTGCAGCTGGATATGATTATGATAAAAAGATGTATGCTGGTACTCCCGATGCTAAAATTGTTGATAACTATTTTGGAACTACTCCAAGTGTGTCTTCTTGTGATTTTGACCATTCAGAAGTGACTACTAATAACAATTCTACTCTAACTGCCAGTATATCAGACCCTACATCTAAAATAGCTACTAGGTTCTCTTGGACTAATAATCAGTTAGTGGGTCAGCTATCTACTACAAGATATATTTACTCAAACGCTGGAGCTGTAGCTTCTAAAACCTTTAGTCAGGAAGTACTTGACCAAGCATATAAGCCATCTATGGACTTAACTCAAAAGGAGAAGTTATTCTCATTTGGAGAAGAGAATGGTAATCTTAGATGTGTACTTGCTAGTGATAAGAATATGGAGTATAACTGTTCTGTAACTGCTAGTGGTGCTGCTGTTGGTAGCGGTCAAAATAGTGGTGCTGGAGTTGATGATACAGGATTACAAACCAGTTTATCCAATATGGGTAACGGTACTGTAGGTATATTCGGAGGTAAGGATGGAGGCAGTGCTTCATTATGGTACAATGCTACAAGGAGGACATACAATGGCTGGAGTTGTAGTAAGAATGAGGTTGATGGAGGAGATAACTTCTTATTTGCAACATGGAAAGACACAAGCGGAGTTCATCATCCAGTTAATCTTGCTTCTAGACGTACTGAAAGTACTTCAACAAGTAGTAGAAACCTCATTAGGGTGGATAAGATGGTTAGATGCCTACTAAGTCAGCTGTTAATACTTCAGAAAGGAAACAGAACTGTTTATTTTGTAGGTCCAAATAATCTCGACTATGTATATCATGTAGCTTCTGATACTTTATGTACTATCAATATTAATATTCCGAATGGTGGTACTAATGTGGATGTAAATTTCTATTTGGGAGGTGATACTACTCCTATAGAAACTCACATGACAAGATGGATGGCTGCTGTAGAAGGGTTGAATAATTACCTACCTATATTTAATATCCATAAGAATCAGTCAATGTCTACCGTAGTTTCTATTGGTGATGATTTAGACTATTCTAAGGATGCTGACATTCTTAATTGCTATACTAACGCATACTCTGCATATACTATAACTTCCGATTCATTGTCTGGGGTAGATAAGGGTAAAATTTATATTGCTGATTCTAGTGTTGGTTATACAGTAAATGCAGATGGTAGTATAACATTCAACTCTATAAAGCCGAAAGCCTTATCAGTTAAGACTATGATTGACTGGACAGGTAGTACCTGGACGTTTGATAGGGCATTTAATGATATATTTGTCACTTCCTATGCATATGAGAACCTATCTGGAGAGATACCTGATGGTTACTATAATGAAATCTTAGTTAAGACGTTAGATACTCGTCTAGGAACTTGGAAGAAAGGTAAAGATAGTCATGCTCCAGATTTGGCAGTGAATGTTCTGAAGAGTAATAAATCTATATACACATAATATGAATTTCAAATCACTAAGTGGTAAGGTATTAGACCTTGACTTAGGATTGAATCAACTTCAACAAAAAGGAGCTTTAGTGTATGAGTATAATCCTTTAAGAGTACTCAGAACTAATGAAGATATAGTAGAAGATGGAGTAATTCTGTATCCAAAGGGTAGTTTAATTAACTTAGATACAGAATTACTTAGCTTCGACCTAAACCATCCTATTGATATTGTAACACAGCAATCTTATGATGGTTCAGTAAATCTTATCCTTAATGATGGAAGTAACTATCCTAAGCTAATAAACACAAGATTCTCATCTACAGGTATGAATACTTATCAGATTGTAGATAGAGAAGGAGATAATGACACCAATATATACGATATAGATTCCTTTGAGTCTGATATATCTCTTTATAAGAAAACTAATAATATAGCCAACCTTACATTTATGGGATTGAATACCAGTGGTAATTTAAGAGTTGGTAATTATGTGTTTTATTTTAAGTTATCAGATTCAGATGGGAATGAGACAGATTTTATAGCTGAGTCAGGCATAGTAACTTGCCATGTTGGTAATTTGAATGACCCATCCTCTATACAAGGTGGAATTAGAGATGAGAACAGTTATAAATCAGCTTCATTCTTGTTAACTAATATAGATTCATCTTATAATAATGTAGTAGTCTATTATACAAGGAGTACATCAGATATTGATGGAAATGAAATGACTACTTCATTCAAGATTATGAAACAATTCGCTGTATATAACAATGTAGCTAAGATTAGTATTACTGGATTTGAAACGGTTCAGGCAGTTAGTATCAACGATATTAATGTGGCTTACAATGTAGTTAATAGTGCAGCTGCACAGACTACTTGTCAGAATATGTTATTCTTAGGTAACGTAGCTAATCCAGACATTGAATACAAGGAGCTTACTGACCTATCTCTGCATTTTCTACCTGAATTGAATGTAGAGAATAACATAGGTAGGGTAGATAAAGACTATAAGGATGAATCAGGACAGTATGAATATTATAATGTGATGAACATCTATAATAGATTGGGATACTGGAATGATGAAATATATAGGCTGGGAGTGGTATATATCCTTAATGATTATACATTATCTCCAGTATTCAACATTAGAGGTGTTAGCAGATTAACTGTACCTGGAGTCCCAGATAGAATACCCTGGGAAGACTATCCTTTGTTTAAGGAAGGATTTGACCCCAATAGTACTACTAATATAACCGTTATCCAAGCAAATAGGGAATACATTCCTATCAATAAGGAAACAAGTAAGTTAGACAGCCAGAATGAGAACTCTAAGGGTGTAATCAAAATTAAGTATAATGGCAATCAATTAGCTGAGAGTGGTACAATTCCTATCGGATTTGACATTAAAATTAGTAAGGACGCTGTTAGAGAGCTGAAGAGATATACTAAAGGATTCTTCTTTGTAAGACAAAAGAGAATACCTACCACACTAGCCCAGGCTGTAACCATAGGATTAGAGAACACAAGTCATTTACCAGTTCTTCCATCTGGAAACGATAAGTATAGGGTAGAGAGATTCTTGGATAATGATGGAGTTCTAACACATGACTTTGATAGAAGGTGTGAAGACATCGAAAAGGATAATGTATTAGAAGGATATGCAGCTCTATGCCCAGAATTTGAATTAAGACAGTCTTATTTTAATCAGCTATTTACTGGTACTCAGTTTGAGGTTAAGATGGCTAAGTCTCAGTTTAGTAAGAAGTACTTTGATAGAAGTGGCACGCATTTCTACAATCTATCATATACTACTAACGATTCTACCCAAGATGAAACATATAACATTATGGCTATTGGTGATAATGTTAAGGCACTAAAAGGCAAGAAACAACTATTTAGTGCTAGAGCTGGAGAAGCAGAAGAAGCATGGAGAGTTTCTTACTACAACTACACTAATAAGTCTTCTAATGCAAGGAATCTATTAAGAGGTAGTTGGGGACCCTATATAGGCTTAGAGGGTTATAATACTAATAAGATGAGTCTTATTGATATTAAAATTCCTAACTATGAGGAGAACCTGTTAGACACGTACTTCGAAATTAGATATGAGGATTCCTCTGCTTTCTATGCAATCTGTAACAGAATGTTGTGGGATGATTTGGATGAAGATGAGAATACTATGGTAGCTAAAAACCTATTTAGAGGTGATTGTTATATAGGTAACTATACACACAGAATGTGTAGAAATTTCCAAGACTCATCAGCTCCTATCAATGATGATATTGTAGACCAAATGTCGTGGAAGGATAATTATACTATTGGAGATAGTGAGAAAAATGGTAAAATTAATAGAGGTGATGTTAATGCTATTAAGATGGGACACTGGGTTACTATAAAAGTATGTAGCAATGTTAATTTGTCCATGAGAAGCATTGATATGTCTTATACTTCTGAGTTGGGACTTACTGGTAAAGCTAGAGGATTCTATCCATTACAAGCTATGTCAGTAACTGGAGAATCAAAAATACCTGAATCATTTGTTACAAATGCTGGTATTAACAGCACAACATCTGATAAGTATTATTATGAACTACCTAATGTTCCAGCTATTAAGAATAAATTCCATATTAGAGTTATGTACTCTGACATTAATGTAAATGATTCATTCAAAAATGGATATAGAGTATTTAAATTAACTCATTATAGGGATTATCCTCTAACCTATGGTAGTATTGTAAAGCTAGTTGAATGGTTTGGTAACATTATCTGTGTATTTGAACATGGTGTTGCTTTGATACCAGTCAATGAAAGAGCCGTTGCAGGGGAAGGTGCAGGCGGAAATATCTTCATAAACACCTCTAACGTGCTGCCAGAGAATCCAAAAATGCTTAGTGATACATTTGGTACTCAGTGGGGTGAAAGTGTCATAAAAACTCCCTATTACGTTTATGGAGTGGATACTGTTGGGAAGAAGATTTGGAGAACTAATGGACAAACCTTTGAAGTTATCTCGGATTTTAAGGTACAGAAGTTCTTAAATGATAATATCTCACTTACTGAGAAGGAAAAGACTCCTATTATTGGTATTAGGAACGTGAAAACACATTATAACAGGTTTAAGCAAGATGTAATGTTCACATTCTATGATGATATTAACACATTAGAAGAGAATGTTTGGAACTTATGTTATAACGAAGTTATGCAAAAGTTTGTTACATTCTACTCATGGGTGCCATCATATTCTGAAAATATCGATAATATATTCTTTAGTTTTGATAGAGATACATCTAAGACTATTACTAAGCTAACTTCTAACTATCCTCTTATTGGTATGCAAGGAGGGGCAATAGTTGATAATGTACTAACAGTTGTAGACGGTAAGGCAAAACTGGGAAATCTTCAATTAAATCTAGATATTAGTGGTTCTAGTATTGAATATAGTATTGCTGATGATAGGGTTAGAAACAAGTTCTTTATTACCAATGGTAATCAAGTATCTGTTAACGCTAACTCTGTAGGAGATAGTAGATGGACAATACCTATTAAAGCTGTTGTTTATAATCAGGGAACTGACTTAGTTGAAGGTGAAGTTAAGAACATAGTAAAAACATTGTATTCTAATGTAACTGTAGTTACTAAGATGAGATATGATTTACTTACTACTTCATTCTGGAAACATGGTCAGGCTGGACTAATGACTACTAAGAAACCTATTAGTTCTTGCTACTGGTATGGAAAGCAACATCCGTTTGAGTTTGAATTTATTGTGGTTGATAATCCATCTGTACATAAAATCTTCAATAATCTGCAGATTATAAGCAATAAGACTCAACCTGAATCCTTCCATTTTGAAGTTGTCGGAGAAGTATATAACTTTGCCAACGATAAAAGGAATGCTTATTTTAGGCAAGAGGCTACTAAACATCTATACCAATACAATGGTGCAGATATAGTTTATAATCACGACTATTTGGATATTATACCCGAACAAAGAGACATATTATACAGTACTACTAAGTATAAAGATATGTCAATTATGTTCCCACTATTCTATTCAAGGGTAGATAGTCTGAATGAAATTGAAGACCACTACCAGTCTGTAACCTCAGCAGGTAGGGACTACCAATACATATCTGGTTCAGAAATTGTGCATGATAAACAACTAAATGAATTTAAGATAGCTACTCATATCAAAGCATGTCCTTTTAAGAAGAGATATTTACAAGAGATAACTCAAGATAGATATAGCTCACTTGTATCAGCTGGATATACAAATGTACTAGTTCAAAATGGTAAATGGTATGAGGTTATGGAATATGGTAGAATAAATGGTAACATGGACTACCTAGAGGATAAATGGGATATTCAAATTCCTTCTATAACTTACTGGGCTAAGAATGAATTAGCTTGGACTGTTAAAGACAAGGATGGTAATACTTATCCTCCTCTTAACCTAGTTAATAATCCATTACCAGAGAGTATGACTGCTCTTAACATTACTAGTGATTCTGATATTCCATCTGAATTAAGAGACCGAGGTTATAGTGCTAATTTCTTGTCATTAGATGTTAATAAATGGTCCAATGAAAGGAAAGAGACTAGAATTAGGGATAAATATGTAAAGATTAAGGTGAGGTATACTGGTGATGAGTTAGCTATAATAACAGCTTTAAAAACATTATATATTGTAAGTTATGCGTAAACGTATACAGAAATATCAAAATTCAGGGGTATTAACAGGGGGGAGTAATCTAACTCCTCCTTTACCTCAACCTGCTAGTCTTACATCTATGATTCAGACTCCTTCATTTCCCACTACCCTAGAGCTTCCAGATAGTGTAAAACAATGGAACCAGAATCAAGCCTCTAAGATACAGAGAGCATACACAAAGAAAGCTAATCTTAATAAGGGGTTTGGTATTGCGGGAAGTATAGCTGACGTAGCTGGAAGTTTAATTCCAAAGACAGAGCAATCAGCTCTTACAGAAGGTCTGAATCAAGGCTATGACGCTGCTGCTAACGCTGCAATGGCTATTCCTGGAGTTGGTATTATTGGTGGTGCTATGAAGGTAGGTGGTATGCTATCTGATGGATTAACAGCTTTGGGAGTTGGTACTGACCAAATGACTACAGCAGATAAGATATTGGACAGTAAGTTCCTTAAACTGACTCCTCTGGGATTAGTAAATGCAATAGGAGCTAAAAAGGCAGATACTATTACTAAAGATAATGAAGCATTTGAACAGGTAGGTTCATCATATGGAGGAACTCAAGCTACAGTAGATGATGCTCTTACCAAGAGTGGAAAGAAGTATGGTTTACTTAGTGGGAAAGCTAGAAATAAGGCTAACCAGCAAATACACAATGCTCAAATGCAGCAGTCAAAAATGAGTAACATAGCTGATGAAGCACAGATGGCATTTACTGCTTCTAACAATCCACTAATAGGATTGGGTACTCAGCTACAACTAAATGGAGGTTATCAGCAAAGTACTGTGAGGGCTGGTAAATCTGGACTTAAAATGGATAGGGAGTTTGCTAAGAGGGTAATTAAGTTATCTAATGGAAAGAAAAGCAAAGCTAAGAAAATCCAAGAGGAAGTTAGAGCAGAAGAGGTAGCTGGATTCCAAAAAGGTGGAAGTATAGATGGTATGACAGGAGCTGCACCTAAGATTACCTTTGAATCATGGTATAATATGGTTCCAGAGGATAGAAGGGATACTACTTCTTATAACCTCAGGAGGGCTTTTGAACTAGCCCCAAGGGAGGAACTGGAAGCATGGAGAACATCTAGTATATCTGATTTAAAGGCAGGAAAAAATCATCTAAGTTCAGTCTATTTAGACCCTAAGACTGGTGTCTACGAGTTTATGAAGGCTAAAGACCACCCAACTCTTAAATATGAGTTAGATTGGTACAACTCAAATGACCCAGAAGCTATTCAATTTAGAAATAGCTATGACTTAGATAAGTCTGGAGGTTATTATAGATATGTTCCTAAGAAGTTTAAAAATGGTGGAGCTGTTAATGTAATACCAGACGGAGCATTGCACGCTCATAAGCACCATTTAGAGGACGTAGATGGAAAGTTTGAGGAGGTAACTACTAAAGGCATTCCAGTTATTACTGAGGAAAAGGGCGGCGATATAAAGCAACACGCTGAGGTAGAAAGAGAAGAAATCATCTTTAATCTTGATGTTACTAAGCAATTAGAGAAGTTAATGCAAGATGGTTCTGATGAGGCTGCTATCGAAGCAGGTAAGTTACTTGTACACGAGATTCTAGAGAATACAGTTGATAACACAGGATTATTAAAGACAGTTGAGTAATGAAAATTGAAATAGGAGACAAGGAATATAATGTGACTTGTGCTAGGACTGAGGAGGAAAGAATCAAGGGATTACAGGGAGTCACAGAACTAAAAGATGATGAGGGTATGCTATTCTTCTTCGAAGAACCTCAGACTGTAGGATTTTGGATGAAAGATACTAAAGTTCCTTTAGATATTATCTTTATTAGTGAAGATATGGAAGTAATATCAGTATATCAGGGAGAACCTGAGAATGAGAATATAGCCGAAGAAGATAATGTTAAGTTTGTATTAGAGGTTAATCAAGGCTCTGGAATTGAAGAGGGAGATGAACTCGATATTGAAGAGGACGAGGAATTGCCTAAGATGAAGGTAATTGCACCTGACGGTTCTACTCAAATGGAATTAGAAGGTGGGGAGAGAATCTTTAGTAGAAAGAATACGAGAACATTAATTAGAATGGCTAAGAGGGCTTCTAAATCTAAAGAAGATAAAGATTACAAAGCATTAGGTAAGAAGATGTTTACTTATCTAAAGCAACAGGACGAAAGAGAACCTGAATATGTAGAAAAGAAGGATTAAGAAAAAAATAAGGGCGATACCAGTGAAATTAATCACCAGTATCGCCCTAATTGTTTATATGAAGTAGTTTTCCTTCATTATGTTTTTTACTTTTTCAATAGTATCATCTAAATTATCATTGGTTATAATATAGTCAAAGTCCATATAATCATCCAATGCGGTTTCAGACGGATGGTTATCTACATATCCTGTGTCTCTGTTCACTCTTATTAATATACCACCATGTTCTCTGATAGCATCTGCTTCAGACGGAAATCTTACATCCGTTACAACCCAAAAGTCATCTTCTAAGGAATAGTTGGAAAACAAAGCATCTACCCATACATTAGGGCTAATGTTTCTTCCGACCTCAGTTCCAAACTTCTGTAGTAATTCTCTATATGTATAGAATCCTCCCTCTGGCTTAGCAATAGTACTATCTGACATTTTGAATATATTATCTTCAAAAGCTTCCACCTTTACATCAAGTATTACAGCTAAAGCTTGTTTTAGCTTATCTGCAAATGCATGTTTTACCCATCTTTCATCTAATGCTTTAATTATTTTGCATATAGTGTCTTTACCACACTGTTTCTTACCAGAAATTCCTATTAACATTATCCTATTCTTCCTTAGTTGGGTCTATATAATCCCAGATTGGCTTAGTAGCTCTAGTAGCTGCCACAGTATTAATTAAACCCTGATACAAAGACTTATCTCCTGATATTACACTTGAGAATGTATCTACTGTTCTGTTAAGTGTTTCAAATGAGAATGGAGTCCATTGTGTTCCTCGTCCAGCAATAGCATCAAGGAAGTTAAAGTCATAAGCAGAGTTGGTAAGTATCTTACTACCAAGAGATAAAGTTGTATTTATTACAGCATCATTCATGGTATCATTACCTCTCTCCTTAATATCATCCTTAACAAATTCTGCCAAAGAGCCGCTGACTACTGCCCCAACGAATAATAACATGAACAAGTCATAGAACAATTGACGTAAATTAGACCTATACGCCCTTCTAAGATTCTCATCTTCATTATTCCAGATGTCATTAGTCATTAGTTTCCATCCCTCTCTTATACTACCCTTTTTATAAGAACCTACTACTAAGTCATTTAAAACCTTAGTGAAGGTCAATAAGATACCTTCCTCAAATCGTCCTTCCCATTTATAAAATGGAAATCCTGTATCTTCAGTAGTTGCTTCATCTGTAAGCTGTCCCTTATCATCTAATTTGTGATAATACTTTTGACCATTCTCTTCGTAGTGGACTAGTCTACCCTGCAGTTTTATACCTTCAGGGGCTAGATATTGATTCTTCTTAGAAGACCAATATGTACACATTTGGAAGATTAGACCTCCAATTAGAGTACTTTGAAACATAGATTTCTTCTCATGAGAATAATATCCATATATAGAGTCAGCTAAAGCCTTATGGCTCTCCGATTGTTGAACGGTGTATGCCTTTGGTAGAGCATCACCCACTCTGAATAATGAGCCATCTGCATTCCTAGTATGCTCCTTAACTAACTGGTGTGCCATAGTGTAGTATAGTGCTTCTTGCTTCTTGTAATCGGGACTAGATGTATTACCATTAGCATATGCACTAAATCTACTATCCTTCTTCCAATCATAAACTAACTTACCATTCACCACAGAGTGTGCTTCCCAACATCCGTCACCTCTCATTTGTGCTCCGAATATAGTCATTCTGTTATAGAAGTCAGGTCTTGATGCAAATCTAAATGCTGAAGCCCAAAAGTTCCATATACCTGCTTGGTCTGACTTTATCTTATCAGCATAAGTGTTCATGTCCATATCATTAAGACCATATTGTTCATTTAATAGCTCCGACATGGATTTGGTATTACCATAATGGATAGCATCAGCTATAGCATACTTATAAGCCTTAGTCATATTCTCCTTAGTAAAAGCTAAACCTCCGTCTGGTTTTCTTATTACCAATGATATATCCTTCCAGATTCCATCTAAATGCTGATACATTTGAACTGGAGAGAATGCTAATGCAATCTTTGATGCAAATCCCATCAATCCTCCAGTTATTGCTGCTAAAGGTTTACGGTCGTCAGAAATTAGAGACTGATTAAATATCTTGTTTCTAACGTAGTCACTTAAATACTTTAAATCATCTTCAAACTTATCATTCAGAATAGTACCCATGTCACTTAAATGGATAGCTAGAGCTTGAAGTGATGGGAAGATTTCATCTAAGTGTTCCTTAGCTGAGTATGCAGTAATATGTTTAAGTAACAGGGTTTCAAGGTTTGCTTCAAAGAACTCTGGTTTCCTGTCCTCTATTAGACTTAGTCGTATCTCTGAACCCTTTTCACCAATATCAAATGAGTTGGTCATCTCCCACAGCTCACCCTTACGGACTTTCTCAATTTTAACGTCAGTTGGGTCTAAGAAGCCCTCTACCTTTGTTTTAGCCCTTTCTACAGCCTTCTTTGGATTCCAATCCTGGAGCTTGTCTTTTATTGCAGATAATAGTCCCTTACTTGAGGCAATAGATGTAGCATTACCAGCAGCTAGAGGTAGCCTGTAATATCTAACATCACCTGACAACCTTAGTTCCTCTAATTCCTCCTCAGTCATATTCTTAAATCTGTTGGAATTAACCGTTTTAAGAAAATACTTCAGAAATTTCCTCTGTGCCTCAGATAGCCCAGTTGTCGGGTCGTCTGGATTCTTTAGTAGTATATCGCCATCGTCTGTATATACTATCATATCTCTATATAGAGTAGCCTGATTGCCTATTGTCCTTTCCTTTAAATAGGTGAAATTCTGGTCCTTCTTTAATTCATTGACTAAATTTCTGATTTCTCCCTGAGACCTATTTACGGTATCCCTAATATTCTGATAAGCCACAGTTACTAAAGAGGTCAACTTATTTAGGATAGGACTCTTCATATTACCAGGATTATCAAGATATGTACCTTCCATACCAGCTTTCCATACATAAATTGATTCTAACCACTTATCATGGTCACTAAGCTGCTGTCTGAAGTCAAGACCGTCTATCTCACCAATAGCCATTTCTAGCATCCTGTATACTTGAACGTGAGGCATACCTATTACATCATCGTTAGGTCTAGTATCATTAACGTTAGGGAATGCTTCCAAAAACTCTTTTCTAAGGTTAAGAAGCTCTAGTCTAAGCTGAGTTGGGTCGCCAATGCAAGCATCTAGAGCACTGGTAGATTCAGTAAACTTTCTCCACTTCTTGTTTATCTTAGTATCATCCTTAACATTAGATATAATCTCCCTAAACCTGTTATAGAATATATCATACCTATTCGCCATCTTAACAGCAGCATTTCTTCCCTTCATATTATTTACGCCAATAGGAGACAGCTTGTCCAACTCATTGAAGCAGTATAACAGCTGTTTATTGTCTGCAGATATACCCTCCTCTCTAAATGGGTTATATACACTAACTTCTCCTACTATAGCATTCTCCTCAAACAGACTAGGTAAATTATTAAGCACTAACATAGCTTCCATTAGTTCTATATTACCATTAACGCTTTCCATCATCAAAGAATTAGGTTTATTCTGTGATATAATATCACTTTCGAATGCTCCAGTAAGACCATGTCTTCCCTTTACTAACTCTCTAGACCTTTTTAGCATTGATGTACTAATTTTCACTACATCTATTTGATTGGTAAATTTATTTCTAAGTAGTATACATCCTAGATATTCTGCAGGTTCACAGTCAACCACTTCCCAATTACGGTTACAATATCTAGACATTCTTCTTTGAAACCATCCATTAACTCCACTAGGATTGTCTGGAATTTGTGCTTTTGTAAACTCATAGTACGGATTCTCATCCTCTATAGCCTTTATTAAACCCTCCTTAATAACTTGAGTAGTATTTATCTTATTGTTGGCTATACTATTCATCCTTCTTTTTACCTTTACAAATAATTCCTCATATGTATCTCCTTTAAGAGGGTATCCATTGCCTTTTGGAGAGTATACATATTTACCTGTTTCAGGGTTAGGCTTATCGCCCTTTCCTTCTTTTATAGTTTCAGCTACCATATCATCCGTGATTTCTCCTGGAACGCTATCATATTTAGGGAACCACTTTGACATTACACTGGTTACAGTTTGGAGTAAGTTTTCCGTTGTAGCCTTAGTAACAAACGGTGCTGGAAGGAATTCATCAATATTCTCTTGTATATTAATATTTGTCTTAATATCTTGAGTCAAGTCTTCTACATGACCTGAATATTCTTTTATACCACTGTATACCCAATCGTCACCTTCTCTCTTAAAATCTGATAGTTGAATAGGAGCCACAAACAACCTAGAACCGCTGGTGTTTATCCCATATTTTCTTAACAGACGCTCATACACACCTAGCTGGTATTTGAAGGTCAAGATTTTAGCAGAATCATACCCAGCTTCAGAAGCAGTTCCTACATATGGTCTGGGTGATGTCTTGTAGTCAATAATGTGGGCATTTCCCCTCCCATCAATTACTAGTAAGTCAATAACTCCCAACAGCTTATTGGGATTTCCAGATTCTCCTATTTGAGAAGTAGTTCCAGAAACTGCAACTTCTGGAAGGTATATCAAGTCTTCACCAAATTCTCTCTGTAATGATTTCTCTAGGTCTCTACAGTATTTGACGGTTTCTGCAATAACCTTGCTTGGAACCAGCTTAGTGTCTAGTATAGATGGGAAATACGTATTGATTAGGAAGTTATCATCTGATTCCCTTATATTCCTACCACTCTTTGATTCACTGAAATACTTTTGTATTGCCTTATGCAGTTCAGTACCAATTTTACCCTGAGCTTTCCATTTGTTTTCAATAACCTCTCTTGCTCTAGCAAACTCCTCATCACTTACAATAGGTCTAGTTTCTACTCCCTCACCAAATATTGCATCAGCCTCCTCTTTGTCAAATTTACCTCCTGCCCATCTTGGCTTAATCTCCTTCCAATAATTTTCAGGTCTAAATTCTGGGAATAATAAGTCCCCCTCCAAGTTTCTAAGACCTTGTAGAAACTTATTCACACCAATATATCCATTTCCAGATACATTAATGTTTTCAATATCATTTTTTCCATCTTCAACCTCAGAGATTATCTTACTTGCTTTAAGAGCCTCAGTATCCATCTTTAAGTTCATTACGGAGTCATAAGTCTGGATAGCTCTATTGCTTTTACTAAACACAATGTCTCCATACTTAGATACTAAATGTCTCCTTTCAAGTAAGAAATCATCTAATTCTAATTCAGATTGGAAGATATGTCCTTTGTAATCATAAATGCATCCCATTATCCACAAAATTCTTTTAGGTCTTTATTCTTCATTAAATCTGATTTAACGTTAGCTAATACTCTGTGAACCTCAGCTGACTTAACATTAAAGGTTCCTGAATATTGATTATTAGTTAGTGCAGAACCTAGATATTCAGACAGCTTTACTAAAGAGGAGTTGAATAGACTCTTTGTGTCCATAGTAGCTATACTCTGCTCCCCAAATAAGATAGAGTCTAACACTCTACCCATATTGTAGAATGTTTTATGCAGCACATTAACTGGTAACTTACTAATAATACTATCTTGCCCAGTTATATATTTTGAAAACTCTGACACCAACAATTCCTCATTTATGTCAGAATCTGTTCTGTCCTTATAATTTCTAGCCAGCAACGCTTTGTTAGGTAATTCATTCATAGCCTCCACCATTGAAAAATATAGTTGAGGGTCACTGTACCTAACTGAACCCAAGAATAGGTGTAACATTTCGTGCAATGGAGCATCAATGCTAGAATTATCTATATTAATGTATATATTACCATTGTAGACGAAAGCGTTAGTTGTTTTAGCATCATCTACGACTCCCTTCCATTGTTCTGAGGATAGTTCCCCGTTAGTAATGCTAACAAAATTAATACCATAGAGGTTTGCCAATTTCTCTAATATACTATTAAAGACTCCAACATTCCTAGAGGGGGATGTAGAGTCATCAATAATTATTCCTCCCTCATACACATTGTCCCATTTATTTGGGCGTTTCCTAACTTGTATCGTAGACACCTCACTAGAAGGGGTTAGCTTAACCTCCAAGTCTCGATACGTGTTATTTATCCTAATATTAGCCTCTTTGACATCTGTTGTGCCAGTTTGAGAAAATATCTTGTCATTCTTTACGAAACTCGTATCATCTATCGTTTTGACTGACAAAGAGCTATTCAGATAAGGTCTAGAGTCAGCCCCAGGTATCTCATCGAGTTCTGGATACCTACCAAATTTATCTACAAATGTAGATGTAAAAGCATTAAATTTAAATTCAGAGAGACCAGACATCTTCAACAATGTCTGGTACTCTACTGAATTTTTATTAAGACATACTGCCATATTAACAAGGATTGTCTAATAGTTGAGTTATGATTGCAGAATACTGTAAGCCATCAATAGCTTTTACGTTTATGCCATCAACAACTCTGGTTACATAAGGTATATCTAAATCTGATTCAGAGCCACCTAGTGATTTAGCTAGACTCACTAGAACCTCCTTACTATAGGTTTTGCCCTTATAGCTTATAGATTTTAGCTTCTTGTCAGCATCAAGATTAATTACAGAATTTGAGTCAATTCTTATGTTGTAGTCGTTATATATGTCAGCTGTATCCCAGGGATTAGTATAGTTGGTATTTTCAATAACCTTTGTATAATCCTCTAGGTTAGGACCATATTGACGCCCACCCATGTCTCCATTATCATAGTCATCTCCAACCCAGTCCATATAATCGGAATCATAGTCAAAATCTCCATCCACCTCACCAACGTCAGCAGAGTTAGATTTTCTTACAAATAGATGATACTTCATATCTGCATTGTTATAGTCCCTGACATAATAACTAGTAGAATAGTTAGTATCCTCAATAGGGGCGCACCACTTTTGAGCCTCTTCATAAGCGAAATCTACTCCCTCAACTAACTCTGAGTTAGAATCTAACACTGATGTGAATTTATGAAATTCTTCAACCAGCGGGGATGACTTTGTTCTAATGATGTCCTCAAAGATTGTAGTCAAAGAACTTTGAGAGACAGTGTTGTTAAAGTTTATCAGATTATAATAGAAGAATAAATCAGTCAGTGGATAACCTTGATATGTAGGAGCACCTTGTAATTGATTAAAGGCTCTCTTATATCTGTTTAAACGCTCTATTTCTGATGTAGACTTAGGCAACATATTAGTTAGTAAAGAATACACAAATGCAGAGTTACCACTAAGGGTTCTATCTAATCTAATAGGACTTAGAGATTGAATAAATTCATTAGGTTCTATATCCTTTAATTCGGGAATCACCACAGAATCCATCCACATCTTAAATGACTCATTACCCCATCTTGTTCCTAACATAATAGGGGTATCACCTTGAGTAGTAAAGGTATTACCAATACTATTCATAATAGTTACACCTGCTGGGACTGTAATTACCTTTTCAGAAGTTTTCATCCAAGTGTTTCTAAGAGTCATATCACAGAATGATTGAAGCTTCTTATAAACATTAGACCTTTCCTTACTACTATAGAAGCTACCATCTTTGATGATTCTGGGACCTAAATCCCTCATCATTCTGTATTTAGACATAATCATGTAGTTACCTTCCATATCCATATGGAAAGTTTCTAAGTAGCCCCTGTAGTGAGGTACTGACCAAGCTGCATCTAACACATTGAATGAATGCTTTAATCCTCCATATAGAGCAATTAAGGTATTTCTATACTCTTCGTCAGACATGAATCTGCTGAAAGAAATTCTGTATGGATTACTTTCATCGTTAGTTAGATTCCTTAGCTTTGAGATAACGTCAGAAACTTTCATAACCATTCCATTAACCATTACAGTTGATTCCTTCTCTTCACCTGAAATCTCCCTTATTCTATCCTCGAAGATACTTTCAAATTTATCAATAAACTTAAATTTATCCTCTACTTTGTTAGGAAGACCCTGATTAAGAGCATATATACTCCTTAACCTACCCATTTCAGATGCACCCTGAACTAATTGCTTTATTGAATCAATGGCTCTGTACTGCACTCCCTCAGAGTTAGTGATTACATCATTGTTTATGATATAGACGAATCTAATATAATCAGATAACTCTTCTAGAAACTTATACATTGAAACCTTGTTCATAGACGCCTCCATAGACCTTATTCTCTTTCTTAAGCTATCAATCAATTCGTGACCTTTAGATAAGTCAGAGAGTCTATATTGTAACATCTTACCAATTACGAAGTCAGATGCATCTGTGCCAGACCCAAACTCCTTCTTTAGTATAGAGATGAATTCAGGGTCTAATTCCCCAATGCTAGGACCATTTTCGATGTACTTAATAGCACTGGTAATCGACATACCATCTTTCCTATTAAATACGTTAGAGTCCATAAGCTTAGAAAGGATGCGAGCAGTTTTAGACATCATAGTACCAGCTAAATCATTTAAAGGAATACCAATAGCCGTGCCATAAGTATATAATCCCATCATGTTAGGACCAGCATTGATTTTAGCCAATATCGGGTCTTTAGCATTATCAGTTGCAGCAGACATTAATGCAGAGAATACTAACTTAGCATCAGTATCATTATCCACATTCTGTAACGCATCTAATACTTCGGGATTTCTTACGGATTCTAGATTACTAGTATATGGGTTAGCTAACAGTCTAAAAGTTTTACCACAAACAACTCTGTTGAATAATAGTCCAGATTGCTTCATTACATCACCGCTACCTAGTGTAGTGTTATAATAATGAGTTAAACCATCATACACTTTAATAGCAGATGCAACTATACCAACATTCTTCTTACCAGATTGAAAATCATACATAGACTCATACTTATTTACTACATTACCTGGAGTAAATTGTAGAGTTCTCTGACCTTCTGTTGACCCTTTAGCTATATCCTTTAACAATGCCACAGCATCATCAATAGATGATTGTGATTGCATTAAATTAATAGGATTATCACTAATCTTGAACATATAAGAAGATATGAAGTTCTTAATCATATCCTCTGGGTTACTAGAGTTCCTTACGTATAAATTGTGTCGGTCAATCAACTCCTTCATTTCGTTAAAAGGAAGCCTAGAACCTTTAGGAATATACAATCTACCACCGTTTTTCTTAATCATTCTTAAGAAGTTCGATAAAGATTGTATTGAACCTAAAGAATTGTCCAAGTCATATTCTGGCAGGAATAGAACTTTTGAACCACTAAAGTTAAACAATTTCCCTGAACCTACAAAATCATAAGCCCAATTAGTCAATGCTGTATCATCAGTCTCAACCAACTCTAACTCTTTATTTGTAGGGAATGGCAGCTTCTCAGATTCCACTAATGCACTCTGAGAACTCAAATTAAAGTATGGACTCCATCCAACATACTTACCTGTTCTGTCAAATGAATATCCTAACAAGGAAACTTTATCAATATCCAAGTCAGAACCCTGCAGCCAAAACTGGAAGTAATTAACGTAGGCGGAGTTTGTATCAGTCTCGTCAAATCCCACTACTCTCATAGGCATAAATGATTGCATAGACTGAGCAGGGATACGAGCAGCTAGAACATCCAAAGATTTAATAAAAGACGTATGTAATTCAGCAGCAGAATCTCTGATTGCATCAATACTTGGGTCTTCTATCTTAGCTCTAGGATTGATTCTTAACTTACTAATACTTTCTGAGTATAGCTTATTCACATAAGTTATAATATCGGTAGGGTCATTCTTACCTATATACTTGGCAAATCTACTCGCCACCTTAGACTTTGAGCTTAGTATAGGCTGAATAATCTTACTAATATCCTTACTCATAGCAGCACTATTAGATACCTTTATAGTGTGGTAATTAAATGAATCAATATAGAACTGAGTATTATTAGTAACAATTACTTCATTACCATTAACATCAGTATATATTCTATCTGATTCATCAGATAGTCTGTGTAGCTTCTCTCCAGAGCTATTAACTCTGTAAAGCTTAGCTCCATCCCACCTAGTCTCAATTTCCACAGGAGTCAAGTGAGTATCTTTATAAACTCTCTTGTCTACTAGATATACGTGCTTACCATTTAACCTCTTCAGTTCAATGTCGAAATCAGCATCATTAACTTTACTTTCCCAATTTGATAACATTCTCTTTAGGAAGAATGTGTCATCATTTTTAATGGTTGCTAGACTATCACCTCTCTTCAGCCCAAATCTACTAGCGTAAATCTTAGGCATTATTAGCTCAAATGGCTGAGTTTGTAGAGAAGATTTATCTACTTGTACTATTGCCCCATTAACGGACACAGAATCAAGTGTACCATTACTAACTGCACCCAAAGCATTCTGAAGCTCTCTTCTTAGGAGTATTCTTTCTTTAGAGTCAGTGGTAGAGTAAAGATTTTTAACTACATCTAAATCCCACATATTGTAGAGGTTTCCATCTACGTCCTTGAACGTAAAGTTGTAAGATGCTAAATCACGACCTGCTGTAATGTTTTCAACAATACTAAATGGTATTCCCATTAGTTCGGACTGAGTTAATCTGCTTCTTAAATCCCAGTACTGCTGAGGAGTTTCTATAAATTCTGTAGATGTAGTGTCACCTACAGTAATTGTATAGTGTCTACCAAGTCTCAACTCTGACAAGTTAGTTATAGGCTTAGAGTTATACAATTCCTGTAACTTCTGAATTTCTTCATCATTATTAAAAGAATCATACATTCTATCACCATACAGCTTCCAAATCTTATGAGAAGGATTCAATACAGCAAGGCTACCATTAAATTGTAATCTAATAGCTGCCTTAGTTAAAGTAGACGATATAGCAGAACAAAGTCCATTAAAGATGCTTGGGTCACTAAATGGAATTACCCCCTCAACATTCTTATACTTTACCAGTTTACCTGCCTTAGTATCAGATATTAATGTATCCATGACAGCCTGCATAAGATTTCCATCTCTGCTAGTACTATTCTGAATAGACTTAACTATTGTGGAGATTATAGCATCCTTGAACTTAGTAGGGTCACTATCATCCATGTATTGTCTAAATCCTTCAACGTAATCGTTGATTCCAGCCTCAGTTAGGGCAAACATAGCTTCATAAACTTCCCCAGCTTGCTCTGAAGTGTAACCTCTAGAAGACAAAGCATTAACTACCTGAGTCATAATAGACAGCGTAGATTCATCAGCATTATGTTCTGCATCTAGCTGAATACCAATATCAGTAGTCTTAAACTTCATAGTCAGATATGGATTATCATCAAAATAAGCGTGCTTCAAATTGACATTAGCTGCAGCTTGCTTAATAGCACCTGCTGTCACCACGTATTGAATAGATGCCCACTTTAATGGCTGAACCACATCTGATTGAGAAACAACAGAATCAGATATTTTAACTCCTACACCATTAACGGCTTTAACAACATTCCTTACTGAAACCTCAGATGGAATTAAACCATCTTCTGATTTAGAATAGGAGTTCCAGCCTCCAAACATTTGATATAAGCCAAAGTTGGTTGTTACTGGATAAAGAGTTGTTCCACTAGCTGTAACTCTCGGACCTTCTCCAGGTTTGGGAGTAATCTCAGCTGGAAGTTGTCTTACAATAGTACCATCAGGTTCAACTTCAGATTTAATAATCATATATGTACCGTCCTCTGGCACATATGTAATACTATTAATCATATAAAATTTACCATCAGTTCCTTTGTAATAAACATCCTCATAAGGTATAAGATTGCCCTGGAAATCTACCAATACGTTATCATTAAACAGAGAACCCTCAAACTCCCATGTTTTGCCCCACATCTTCTTTACCATTCTCTGATAGAACTTGCTATTTCGCATAGTAAAGTTGGTTAAGGCAAATCCAGCAGTTTTAATAATACCACCAGTAGCACTACCCTCCTTATAGAAGTGAATAAATGGTTTCTTATCCACACCTACCTTAGCACCACCAAGAGAATTATTCTCCAGATACATTGTCTCAGGGGATACAAATGTACTACCATCATATTGCTTAACACCATGTTCATCATGGTCTCCCATAGGATTATAGGTTGGGGCGGTATCATCCTCAATTACAGCAATTGTATACTCAGGTAATATACCATTTATCAGACCTTGAATCATAACTTGCTTAGCAGCTGTATATGATACATTTCTCTTATGCTGAGCAATATATCTTGCAGCTTCTTCTACTAAGTCATTCGGACTTGAAGTAGCCTTCTTAGCTGGATGATTAGCATGAGTTCCAACAGTAGAGAGTACGTACTCTTGGCTAAGTAGATAGTCCATTACATTAAATCTAGCTAAATCAGGATGTAATTGCAGTTCTCCTCCTCTTATCTCTAGGAATTTAGAAAAACTAAATCCAGGAGTTCCCCAATTATAAGTTATTCCATTCTCAGTGTAACCTCCTATGGAATATAGGTCTGACCATTTAGTAATGTCAAAAGTTTTACCAAAATTGGTATACCTAGCCAATATTACTCTTTTGGTAGAGAACTTTATCCAATCCTTGTTCTTAGCTAGATATGCTACCTCTGGAGTGGTAAGAGCATTACCTCTTTCATCAGTAGTTTCAATCATGAAGTCATTGTCAAGTAGGTCAGTTAATAACTCTACCTCTTTAATCCTCCAAAAGTCCTCGCTATTAGTAAGCTTACCAAATACTTCTTCTACGTTAAGACCAGCTCTAGTAAAATACTCTGGATTAAACCTATTAGTAAGAGATATTAAAGTTCTGTTGAATGATAAAGTCTTACCACCTTGGAATGATACTTCATCCTTAATTTCAAGGTCTTTACCCCCAACAACGTTTTGATATACTCTCAATACCTCTTCAAGAACCTTTCTTGAATCATTCCCATAGACTGTGTTCACTTCTGCAAAGTTAGTCATTGGGTTAAATACAGGAATTACCTTCTTGCTTGTCAACAACGGATACTGAACTGGATTGTTAAATACTAAAGAAGTATCAATACTCCTAAGAGCAGAGTTTAATTGTTCCCACTCTGAGGTTATAGAGTTTATTATCTTTACATAACAATCTCCAAGCTCCTTGTTTATAATAGCTATGGTTTCATCCTTAGTTAGATTCGCGTAGGGCTTGTCTAATCCACTAGTAGACTTTAGATTCTCAACCATGTGAATCAGAGAGGACTTATCTGAGATAACAGAAGGCAAGAATGCTGCATCTGTATTACCTACTATATTGCATAAATAATTACTTACAAATGCAGTATAGAAAGACTCTGACATATTGAAGTCAATGTGCTTCTTGCTACCTATTTTACCCTTGTACTCTCTTGACACTACCATTCCTCTATGAAGGAAAGAGCTATTTAAAAGGGAGAAGGCATTAGTGGCAGAACCTGGATTCATGCACTGATTTACCCATTGGTTTCTATAATTAGTACCAAGCATAGACATAGCAACTCCAGATAATGCACGACCCTCACCATCCCTAGCGATGCCACTTACATAAGCATCGGTAGTCATAGCATAGGCTGCTGCAACATCTTCCATTACTGGCACATAGCTAGGTAGAAGAATACCAATATCCTTAGAACCTCTCTTTATAGAAGTTAGATTCTCAGCACCAAATACCTCTTCTTGTCTCCTTCTAAATTCCTGAGTACTAGTTTCCTTTGGAACTAGATTATGGGAGAAGTATGAGTTGAAGAAAATACTTGTACTAAGTTGGAGTAAATCACTAATAGCTGACTCGTACTGGATATTACCATTTTTTGTCTTTAGAGCGAGATAACTTTCAACTAAAGGTCCATCCGAAACAAAATCTAGATATAGGAACTCTTTAAAGAAAGGAAGTGCTTTTTCCCAATCCTCCTTACCATTAAAGGTTGTTAAAGGCTTTCCATCTCTAGATATTGAAAAAGCATTAGACCTCTTCGCCTTTGGGTTAAATTGAACAGATATATTTAACTCTGGTATCTGGAATCTAAACACAGAAACAGTTCTTAACCCTTCTTTTGCATCCGTAACCTTATCCTCTTCATATCTAGGATTATATTTAGCAACTTTAGGCTCATATTGTGTAGGAGCTGTAATACTTAATGCAGAAGAAATGCTTCTTTCAAGTTGATTTCTTAATTGTCTATTAAGATTATCTCTCAAAGTTGCTCTGACTATCTCCCCATCTTCGTTAATCCTATATTGCACAAAGTCAAGAGGGCTAGCAGTTGCTACTAGCTGACAGATGAATGAGTAATAGTTAGTGTCAAGAATATTATTCTTGTAAATCCCAAATAAGGAGTGCATATCACTACTAAAGATACCCTGTCTCAGTGAATACACTAGGTTCTTTTCTATACTCTTGAATCCTCTAAGTAACTCATAATTGCTATTGAAGAAAGACTCATCACTCAGTAATTCGAACAAAGCGTGATAGTTTTCAAGTACATTACCAGTACTAGCAGAAGATAGTAGTGTATAAAAGGACTTACCTCCAATTGAAGAGCGCAAATGCTCAAATTGAGGGTATTTAAGGAAGAACATTCCATCAAACGTGAGTGCAGGGTTATGAATATCAGGAGAGTTAGCTAATCCCTTAATCTTGGATATGATATAATTGAATGCATCCAACTTAACCTTTTTATCGGCAACAGGCGTACTACTTCCCCAAGTGTATACAGGAGTAGTCTCAACCAGTAACTTAGTTACATCAGATACATGGTCATTCATATTCACATCCTTCTCCTTGTCACCCCAGTTCCTACTATTGTTTGCTCCAGTACCAGTAAGAGAATATCTATCCTCTGGACTGTATTTAGGGAAGTTCTCATTAATTTTAAGAACCTTTCCCAACTTGGAACTAAGTAAGTCGTCGAAGTGATTTAGGATAACTAAGCTATTATAGGCTTTAATAAACTTCTTATCAATAATCCTATTTCTAGAATATATCCTTCTAAGGTCATCAGCTGTGAAGTGTGAATGATGAAGAAATCTTTCACCTACAGCATTAAGTTCTCCTACTGCATTTAAATACACTCCGTCCTTCCACATGGTAAGATTAGACAACTTCTCAAGAGCACTTTGGGCATCTTTAGATGGAAGTTTAGAATATACATCCTTTAAATAAGCAACCACATCTTGTAGAAGGGTTTCTTGGTAATTCCTAAGTGCCTCATTGATTTCATGTTCAGTTTTTATAACTTTACCAGCTTCTCTGTCTACAAGGAAACATTTAACTATATTATCGACAACACTAGCCTCCATTGCCGAAGCAATTTCAGTTGCAGTACCATAATTAGTTACTATGAATCCTCTAATTCTTTGTTTTGCATCAGCATTACCCTCAGGGTCATCTAAGGCATCCAGTTTTGTAGGATTTTCCTCAGCAGTATCATCAATATTACTACTATTGCCAGAAAGGTAAGTAGTCATATTAGATGGAACAACATCATGTAATGCTGGAGCAATCTCCATAACGAATGCATCAATAAAGTCCGCAAGGTCGGAGAGGGATGTGATGTCATACCCCTCTCCAATCTCTTTCAGACTATTAATAAACATCGCCTTTCTACTAAATTCGTCTTTTTCCTCCCAAATTTCCTCTAATGTATCTTGCAATACATCTTGTAAATCTAAGTTGGAGTCATTCTTGTTAAATTTACATTTACCCATGATTATAATTTAATTTTTATGGTTATTGGACATGAATTGTCAGTAGTGTTTAGACGAGCCTTTTCATCTTGCTTAGACTGCAAGAAATCTACCAAATTCTTAAGCATGTCTCTCTGAGACCCCTCGAATTGGTCAATTTCCTCACTCATCCTTTTTATCATTTTAGAAGTTGCTCTCATAGCATTAACTTCCTTATTAAATGCTTCCACACCCTTTGCAGATTGAACCTTACCAAGTGTGGCAAAGTTAAATACACTGAGGATGTTTTTATATTCTGCAACTTCTGACAGTGAGTTTACACTGAATGAAGTAAGCGGAGTTCCTGTAGTTGCATCCGCCTGCTTTATCAAGGTAATCTCATTATCACTTAGATTTAGCTCTGCACTAAAGATTTCATTCCCCAAAGTTAAGGTAAATTTGTGAATATTTAAACCTATTTGGGAAATATCTGAAACAACAGAGTTAGACACATCAAGGTTTGTAGATTTTGCACTTATATAGATGTCAGAACCTATAGGTATTACCAGATGGTTTGTCTTCCTATATGCGTCTAAAACCTGCTCCTTAGATAGTGTTTGTAAGGTATCTATATCCATTTCTGACATGACAGAAGAAGATGCCTTAATATTCATTGACTTAAAGACAGTATCAACTGTTGGTTTAGAAATTACTCCTATACGGGAATGTCCAGCCAGATACTTACTATTATCTTTACTGCCCTTAAAACTACCTTTATCAGTCATTTTATTGACTATTGTTTCTAGTAGTGGGCTTACATTACCATAAAATGAAGGACTGTCTATCTTACCATTCACCATAAATGGATTATTGTCAATAGAATAGTTACCTACATCATATACTGCATCCAATGCAATAGCATCTGTAGAAGACTTATCATATTGTATATTGTAGAATATTCCAGGAATCTTGTTTTGACCTAGAATATGTTCCACAGAACGTAAGTTAGCTTCCTTAAACACTCTACTGGTATTATCAGCATTTGGCGGATATACAGAACCTAATAGATAATTTTGAAGAGCTTGTCTACCTGTAATGTTGGCATTCAAACCTTTAATATCCACTGGGTCATTAAGGATTGCCATTTGGGCTTTAGTATCTCCTTCTGCATTATTAAGCTTCCCAATTAACTGCATGATGCCTTCATACGCGGTAGTGTTGTAGTTTAGGTCACTTTTCTCAAACTCTGGTTGAGCAGATAATATGTTGATGATTCTATAAGCAGTAAAGTCATTGCCTATTCTTTTGATAGAGTTCTTATCTCCAGAAACTATGCTTAGCAAGTTGTCAAAATATTCCTTAACTGATGCTTTTGGAGGAACTACATATACTAGCTTTACCTTCTTCTCTACAGAGCCATCCTCAAGTTGTTTATAGTAATAAGTTTCAAGGTCTGAACCTTGTAACATTATATCATTGCTAACAAATACAAAAGGATGTCCTGGCTTGGCAAAATTGATAGTCTTTCCACCGAATGTATACACACCTTTAGGTGATAACTTTACTTTAGAGATGGTCATGCCTGGAACTTTCGATAATTCGTCGAGTGTTATCCATTTACCCTCATACTTCAAGTTTCCATTATACTCATAATCCATACCTTTAAGGACGTTAGTTATAGTTGGACCTTGTGATTTTAGTCCTCCAGCTAATGTCCAGTTATTGTCCTCTATGTAGAATATACCATTTGAGTTAAAGGTATATACTTTCAAAAAGTTCACTAGAGCACTTCCCCCCTCGATAGATGGATTAGCTTGTATAAACTTAATAAGTTCATTGAACCTATCAAACATAGTAGCACTAGGGTCTCTCCTTGAGATTTCATTATACTCATCTCTAATTGCCTTAAACTTATCATTCTTAAACACAGTCACAGGGTTAGGTAGAATGGCTAGAGGTAGCTCTAATACATCATTAGTACCCTCTCCTATAATAATAGATAGAGTCTTCAATTTAATGTTCTTGCTCTCTTCATCTTCAGAGAACATATAGCTTAGAGATTCTGAGCCAGCATCCTTTCTAAACCTGCCCCATTCAGCATTATTGAAAGTACTTGCTGAACTCTTAAATGCGAATGTACAGTAGACATCATTACCCAGACCTAACAAAGTCTTGACCTTTTTAACAAGGTCTCCCTTGTCAGAGGTATTAAATATAATACTTCTTAGATTACCTATTACTTCATCAAAAGTCTCCTTGTTCTTTACTTGGATTCCAGGTAGTCTATTTAATCCGAAATAACTATCTAACCTCTTACTATTTTCTGGAGTTACTATTAAATTACCTTTCTTATCAAATGTAGTTCCAGACTCAAATGTTGGGAATGTGTACATTAATAAGTCAAGTATAGCTTCAGTCTTAGTACTAGAGGTATGGCTAACACTTGTTGCAGGTACAGGGGGTGGAGTTGTATCCTCACTAGACGCCAGAGTCTTATCCCTTATATCTTTCTCAGTTGGAAGTCCATTATTTGTGATAATCACTGTTTCCTTAGTACCGTCATCAGTCACTGTTGTAGCAGTCTCTGAGGTTAATCCCACTTCTGGAACCACAGTAACAGAGGGTATAGTAGTATCTTTCTCTCTCTTAATTAGCTCAGTAGGTTTACTGTCTAATGTAAGCCTATTTAACATATCCCTTCTTTCAGAGGAGAATGTTTTAATTCCATCCCTTGATAATTCACTGACACTAGTAGAAGAATCTTGAATAGAGGCTAATTGATTAGAGTTACTGGTTCTATAGTTGTCCTTAGTATGTAGAACGATGCTTCCCTGTATAGCTCTAGAGATACCAGTATAAAGGTCGTCCCAGTACTCTTCGTTTTCCAAACCAGCAGAATCATCAATTATATAATACTTACCTTCAAGACCCTGCGAAGAGTTACCTTGCTTAAAGTCTATTCTATCTTTATAAGTAGCACTTGAAAGTAACTTATATATTTCAGTATCAGTATCATAATAGATAAATCCTATCTTCTCATCAGGATTCATACTACTAATCATAAGGTCAATATCAGCCTTAACTAATTCTATGCTATATGGTACAGAACCATTTACGTCTTTACTATTATAGACTTTGGTTCCAAATAGTCCAGAATTGTCTTGGTAGTAATGCATCGTTATGTCAGAACCATAATTATTGCTTCTTAGGTCTGACAGAATACTCTTAAGATAGTTAAGGTTGACTGTTACTTGCTGATTATTGGCTCTCATTGATACTCCCAGCTTAGGACATCTCACAAAGTTTCGACGCGCTAGTTGTATAGTATTTCTAACATTTGTTCCCTTGAAGTTAATCAGGTGTCTACCAATAGCTTTACTTTGGTCAAAGTCTCCAGCCACAATAATCGGAATACCATATTTTTGAGCAAATCTATTAATCAAATCCATATCAACAACAGTATATCTCGACACCTCATCAATAAGGATTAGAGAAGGCACTTCAGAAATTTCATTAATTTTGAAGTTTGACCTTGTGATATTGTTGTCATCGAAGTATATATCATCACCAACTATTGATACCATAATATCATCCTTAGAAGATGGGTCTACCTCCTTAGAAGATTTTTGAGGATAATCCTTGAAATCTCTCCACTCTTGAGATACCCTCTTCATAAGGTGTTCTCTGTCTAAGGTGGTGGCGGACTCAAGATTTAGGTCAGCTTTTAGACCCTTAGCACTATCCTCAGTAGCATGACCAATCCAAACATTCTTAAGAACGTCGGGATGATATTTCTTTAACAATACTATAAGATTATTAAATACTCCAGTAGTCTTTCCACTACCAGGAATGCCCTCAATGAATGCAACCCTAGCAAATCTCGGAGAAACTAAGGAATCTAATACTCCTTCTCTAAGAATAGTTTCTGAGTCATATTTAGAGTTCCACTCAGCATCAGTCATAGAATCCGCGTGGTTCTTTAGGGAGGTATTTACAGCATCACAGAAGTTCTCTATTACACCTCCGTTAAGTATAGATGCATATCCCAAATAAGTAGCCAATTCCTGAGTTGGAATAGGTGCAATCTTATCACTGATAATAGACCTGTATTCTTCATAGAAATCAGAAGCTCGAACTGCAGCTCTAGAGGCGATGTACCAAACTATAGCATTATCATCTATACTAGTAGACTTAGAGTTTAGAGATTCTATACTATCATTTAGGGTTATAAGTCCAAAGTTGTCAACACTAATAAGCTTAGACAGAGCTTCTGGATTTTTTACTTTATCGCTATTAGCTTTAAAGAAATCATATATGGCATCATCTAACTTAACTATTTCTGATTCAACTTGGAACCTCTCCTCCTTATTAAGATTAACCTTCTTAGCAGCAGATATTTCCTCTAATTTACTTAGACTACTCACCACACTCTCAAACTCAGCCCTTCCAGACCAGTCATTAGGGATGCTAAGGATAAATCTTTTTATCCTATCATAGATAAGTATATTCTTATTGTTAGCAGTTCTAGTTTGTTCCCCTAATTTCTGAGCGTTGTTAGCAGCAATAATTTTTTGGAATGTTTTAAGACGTAGTTCAATACCTTCCAAATCTTGCATCATTGCGTCAGCTACATTTGATTGCAGTTCAGCAAGGTTAGCCTCAGAATCTAACTCATTTATAGTAACATTCATACCATAAAGATTAGATAAATCAGCATTGTCAACTCTAGCACTAAGTAGCTGAGCTTTAAATATGTTAATCACTGAGAGAGCTTCAGCAATTTGGTCTAACCTCTCATTATTTAAGTTAAAGTTGGATAGGTCTTCCATATGCTCCTTTAAAGAAGCATCTGTTTCTTCAAGAATACTTGATACTTTAACATCTGAGTCAGTAGTGCTTAAAGAGAATTGGTCTAAAAGTTCAATGATATTTGAATGCTTCAACTTATCAATTTGAGCTTTAGCTGCTTCCATCTTGGTTGCATCTATATAACTGTTCTCATCCCCATAATATTCAGCCTGATTGATAAAATACCAATATGCTGAATTTAGGGTGCTGCTCAGTACTCTCTTCAGTTCTGGGTTAATGTAACCTTGATTTATAATAGGCTTAGTAATAGCCTCTATGTGAGACACTAAGAACTTACCTACCAACTTGTTATACTGCTCCGCTTGTACCTCTGCTGTATAATCCTCAGTTATTGGAGTATTTATAATATCGGTGAACGTAGACTTCTCAGATTCAGTTCCAAAAGTAGCTAATAATGGACTTATAATACCCATTGATGAATGTACATTGAACTGAGACATCTCTTCTGAGAATGACTCTGAGTCTTTAGTTTCGTTAAGCCTATTAACATACTCATTCAATCCTGATTGTAAGACACTTAATGTAGAGTGCAGATTTTCATCAAAACTTTCATAGTATTTTAAGCTATGATTTTGAAACAGTGGGGCAACCACTTTAGCTATAGACTTATGGATAGAAGCTGCAGTACGTACTGCATCTTTAAATCCAGAGTTCTTCCATCCCTCGTACTCCTTAGATATTTCCTCTAACTCGTTTTTCGGAATATCTGTTACTTTCTTGCCAGTTTTATTTTCAGCATACTGTATAAGAGTTGGAGATAGATATGCACTACTAACAGCGGTAGACATCTCGAATAAAGACTCATATATAAGCTGAGGAGCTAGTTCTCCTTTCATATATGCTTCTTTCCTCTCAATAGCTGCCTTAAGTTCCCCTTCTAGTCTGCTTCTCTCAGCCTTAGTTGCTTCATCACCATTTTCTTTTACTTGTGCATCTGTGGGACCTCCATTTTCCATTCTTTCCTGAGTTCCCCCAAGAGAGTTAAGCTGATTGGTCAAGGTTACAATCTTCTCACAAACACTATTATAATCCTGTAGGTAACTAGCAGCTACACTACTATTTCTTAGTGCAGAAAACCTAAGGTCATTAAGTGTTTGTGTGTCGAAGAAGGCATCATCACTAATAGTAGCTCCTTGTGCAGCTAATGTATCAGTAACAAATTTAGCTATTCTCCTAACCTCAGATTTGGCAGCAAGGTCTTGATTGTCAGAGTCTGTGCCCTGTGCCCATATTTTCTTACCATCTACGCCATCTACAAGTTTAGTGGCAGATAAGTACTTGTTTCCAAGCTCCATCTTGTTTACCAGCTTTAAGAAATCATTCATTTTACCATTTCTAGCCATATAAACAAGTTGTTGCATAGCTTGTTTGCTATCCATACTTCCAAGCTGCCTAGCTGCCCTAAGATTAGGTAAGGCATCAAACATAGCACCACCTAGCATACCTCCGACAAAGGACATACCATATCTGTCTAGCATATTATCCCATGCTTGTAAAGGAGGAGTATCACTACCAGCTAACCACATACCGAGATTGGTAACAGATTTAGCAAAATCATACAATACTTCCTCAGATACTTCTTCTATACCTTCACCAAGAGCATTTGCAGCAGTAGCCTTTAGTCCACTCTTTCCTATTGAATAATTAGCTTGGGCAACATCCTTACCTAGCTTAAATATTTTCTTCATCCATTCAGTTTTCTGAACCTTAGAAGCATTATCAATAGTTTTTCTAGAACCTTCTGTTAAAGTTTTAACCACCTGCTTCATCTGCTCTTTATCCATCCTAAGTTCTGGAAGTATCCATTCTCCTAGCTTACTATTAATAATAGCATATTCACCCGCAGCGTATCCTAGTGTAAGTAGTGCTGCTTCCATGTCAGTAGCACCCTGCTCCTTAGCTTCACCATAGGCATCTTGAACTGTAATGCTGGTCATATATGCCTTAGATAGAATTTCTCCTATCTTGTTATAGCCCTTCATATAGTTCTCTAAATCATTCTGAGCCTTTAATGCTGTAACAGCTTTAAGCTCTTCTAATTGTCGACCTAGTTTAGCTATATCCTTTTGAGACAGTTTAGTGTAATCCTGCAATGTAGCCCATTTTTTCTGGAACTCTAATTCTTTCTTAGCTATTCCAGCTTCATCCATTAGATTACCTTTTACTATAGCTGGGGCATATTTAAATATCCACCTCTGTTCATATAGTTGCTTAAATACATCTCCAGCTAAGTTAATAAAGTTCTCCATAGACCAGGCATTACTTTGACCATATTCAGAGGTTGTAGGCTCTAAGGACTTAGTAAATCCCTCTACAGATGAAAGGAACTTATTATCACTTCCAGAAAACACTTTACCTAGAGTAGCTAGAACCTTAGTTGTTTCTAAGGCAATTCCTGCACCTATATACCAGGGACTAATGCCAGGAATAAACATAGGAAGGATTGAAATTGCATTCCTAGCTAGAGAGCCAGCAACACTTTTATCAATTCCGTCTGAATCAAAGAAGTCATATTTATTAATTGCAGACCCGTCAGTAGTTAGGGTATTCAGCTTAGATAAAACTCTTCTTCCATAAACATCACGTCCGTCTAAATTCTCATAATAATAGGTTCCATTTTCATTTAGCTTTAGTTCCCCCTTCTTGTGTTTAACTAGCTCTTTAGATATTGGGTCTACGTGTTCTCCATCTTCATCCCATTGTGCCATGACCCTAGTATCCCAGAAATCAGTCCAGAATGAATCATTCGGAGAATCATGCCACACTGGGCTAGCACCGTTGGATGCTCCTATAGGATTAGCCAATACTTTTTGGGTTTGGGCAACTTCATCCGCTGACATAGTTGGAGCGTCCAGCAAGTTCAACCTTCTAACTCCTCTCTTTTGTCTAAGAGGGTTAGCCTCCCTAGATAGATAAATGTCTGGACCCTTCCTTCTTTGCTCAGGTTCTGCAAAGATATTATCTCTATGGAACGTAGCTTGGCTTACAATATCCTCCTGATATGACTCATCAGCCAACTGGTTGTAAGTCTCAGCCATGTATTTATATATATTATCAAACTTGGCTTCATCAAATTTGCCATCAGTTTGAAATGCAGGATTATCTTGAATTTGTGGAATGTTCTTATAAACACTTGCATCTTCTAATGAAGTGTTTGTGGCATCTAATCCTACTGCCTTAAAATCAGAGATAGAAAAGGTAGGATTAGATACTCTATTCAACAGCCAATCATTTTCCTTTGAATTTGTCATATTACTAGATTTTATAGTGTAGATAGAGAAGGACTTGGCACATAGGTTTGTAACTTTTGCTTTTGTTGCTCCTTAGCTTCTATATCCATAGCATCATTACCCTGCATTGTTGGATAATGACCAGAGCCAAGAGAGGCATTAATAAGATTCTGTCTTACAGGAATATAAACTGAACCAGAATATACGTTGTTACCACTAGAGAATAGACCTGGCTGACTCATCTTAAATGATGCATCAGCAGCTTTTAGTATTCTTTCTATACTTTCTCTTTCATTAATGTCAGTAACCTCACTAAGTGTATCGTCCATTGTTGGGTCTTCCGCAAATGCAGATTCATCAGCTGATGCGTCTAATATAGCAAATCTTCCGTAAGCAGAAGTATTAATTTGACCATTTACATATTTGTAAGGCAATTTATACTTAGCATAAATCTCATTTTTCTGAGCTTCGTCCTTTATATCTCCCTCTCTAATCTCATTTTCAGCTAATTCTAATCTCTTTAAAGAATCTATATCAGGTTTAAGAACTCCAGACTGTAACGCCTCTACGTCAATAGGTAGGTCTACAGCCACCACATTTGAGCCATCTATAGCTACTCTACTCCTTTGTGAAGAGTTCAATAACTGTCCTCCCATTGTAGCATTCTTAAAATCTAATACTCCAGAGAATGTACTCCTTGCAGCATCCTCTAACGTAGCACTTCCTATAGTCTTACCAGATGTATCGACCATTGGGGCACTATTACCAGGAAGATTCAAACTATAAGAATTTCCATTGTTAATCTTATGGTTCTTAATCTCACCCAATCCTAGTAGGAATGCTTTAGCAGGGTCTGTAATATTGTTATCCTTACTACCAGATGATTTGGTATTCCCCTTAGCATCCATTTTCTCTTGCAGGTCTAGTTTTATAGTATGTTCCCCACTCAATGCTGATTGAGTTAAGGACATCAACAACTTCTTAACCCCTTCTCCAGAATTATCTCCTAAGTACATAGCTGCCTTAGCTTGTAAAACCGTCCTCATATTTCTTGGCAAGGAAGCTAACAAGTAGCCTAATGCTTGATTAGCTTGAGCCTGCTGGGACTTGTCTAAGCTAGACATCTTATAAAGACCATCTACTGACATTCCAGATAGGTCTTCCCTACTTGGCTGCAAAGCAGTTAGATACTCTATACCTTTCAATATTTTTCCAGATTGCTGACCTACATACCCCTCTCTGGACATAGAGGTAGTTCCCAGCTTATTAATTACTGACTGTATATACTCGGTGATTTTAGGAACACCTATAGCATTGTTTATAATACTTGTTAGGTCAGTATTAAAGGCTGCACTAATACTATTGGCACGATAGTTAGCTAACTCAGAATTAGTTAATATTTGTTCAGAATTGAGGTCTACATCATTTAACGACTTCTTCTGTAACTTGCCTTCAGCATTAACCGTAATTACATGACCACCGTCGGTCACTGCAATTTCTCCAAGTCCACCATTTTTGTCCGCCTGTGTCATAGCACTTTTAAATCTTTCATTTTCTGCCTTTATTCTAGGAAGCATTTTCAATATTGTCTTATATTGGACGGTGGCATCTTCCTTCTTAAAGGGGTTTTTATATATATTATCCGAGAATATACCTGAAGTTTCTATAAATGCTTCAACATCACTAGGTATACCATTCTCATATAAAAATTTTACCATATTCTTGTCTAGTAGCCCAACAGAACCGTCTGATTCCTCCTTACTAGTTGTTGCAGGTGAATAGGGAGCAGCTACTTGAGGTTGGGGTACATTAGTGTAGCTAACAAAGGCGGGCATACCCCCGCCTTGTTGTAGCTTATCAATTAATTTCATAGTTGCATTCCTTTCTTTATAAGTGCAGCAGTGAGAGCAGACATATTTGCAATCATCTTGTTATGCTCCCTCTTAGATTCCATTATATCTTTATGAAATTGTTTATTATCATCTGATAGTCTCTTATTGAAATCCTTAGCCCTTTGAAGCATAGCTTTTTCAGCATAGGACAGCTTAGAACCCTTTCCACTAAATCTAACTAACCAGGGAGTATCTATCAGTGATGTTCTTTCCTTCAGTGCATCTGACTGATACTTGGAGCGTAATTTAGATATTTCTCTTTGTGCCCCCACTGGGTCATTCTTGTAAGTCTCTCCAATCTTAGCTAATTCAGTATCGTATTCCGAACCAACTCTGTTTAGATAGGACTCTAAAGCTAACTGATTCTTCATACCTCTAGCTTGTCTGAATCTATTCTCTACACCAGCTAAATAAGGAGCAATAACTTGCTGATAATTAGCAGTTATCCTTCCAGCATCAATCTGCTTCTTAGCTGCATCTATAGCATTCATTGAAGCTCTATTCCTGTTAGCAACCTCTACTCTTCTTGCCTTAGCAGCATCAGATTCTTGTTGTCCTAACATCCTAGTTTTATAGAACATTTCAGCATCTTGGAGACCACCTTGGAATCTAGCTTGTCCTGCTCTATCACTAGCCTCTAACTCTCCAGCTAACTGCAGTGAAGCATCAGAAGTTCTAGGTCTTGCGGCTACAGATTCTAAATTACCTGCTTGTTGCTCTGCATTGGTCTTAGCTTGGAAGTTACCTTGAAGTGGAACAGTATTCTCAAATGTGTCTAACAAGGTTGGCTTTAATCCTTCCTTATATACTTTAGCTGCCCTGTTGTTGGCTGCCAAACCTCCAACCATTCTACCTAAAGCTAATACTTCCTCTGGAGCTACATTAAGTTTAAGCTTCTTCTTAGGAGTACTTGTTACACGCTTTATACCAGATGGGTTAGTTGTATCACTAGCTGCTACTTTAGGAGCTGTAACTACAACCTCGTCTAGGTGTTGAGTCGGTTCCTGAAGTGCCCTTAGTCGATAGGTTCCATTACCCTTGTCATATAACTCCATTCCTCTGGTTGCTAATTGCTTATTAAAGCGAGCAACGTCTTCGGGAGTCATTCCACGGGCAAGTGTTCTGTTACCAGTTCTATCACCAGCATATACGTCAAATCCAGTTGTACCTTCTGTAGTACCATAGCCTACGATACCATTTCTAATTAGGTCATCAAAGCCTTGATTAGTTCCTCTAAAGGTGATTTGCCTTTGTTTAGCTAATGGGTCTTGTACTGAGTAATTATACTTACCACCGAAGTAATCTCCAGTCTTATCAGTTAATTGGTCATATATATCTTCTCCGCCATTAAAAGAGAGCATATAAGAAGATTGCCAATCATCTGGTCCAGTATGTGAAGCTTTCCACCTATCAATATCAGCTACCCAGTCATAATTAGCCAGAGCAGATGCCCTATTCCAGTTAGACATATCTTTAGCCTTGATTCTTCCTACTGTATCACCACCTTGCAGGAACTGAATTAATCCACCCTCTGCTTTCTTAGTGACTCTATCATCCTTAGAAGTTTTCTTCTTTTTATTTGACTTCTTATGAGGTAAGTCTGCCCTCTTAGTATGGTTAGTATTAGGTTTCTTGTTTATAAGTTCCCAAAGATACCTTGCATTAGGGTCTTTCATAGCACCTTCTGGTACTACATATACCTCTGTAGGAGTAGGAGGAGCATAAGGACTTCTCTTAGGGAAGACTTCTTCATATCCAAAGTCCTTCCTATTTCTAACAGCTTCGTCCCAAACTGCATTATACTCACGTTCTGCTGCAGGATGGAATACATCTCTATATTCCCTCTCAGTTTTAGCTCTTTGTTTACCAAACTGCCTTCCACCTGGTATTTGTCCTTCAATAAACTGGTCTAACCTCTGTGAAGGTTGTATAGTTTGTGAAGCAACTACTTTATTAGCATTTCTAGATGCAGGGATAACAGCTGGCAAGTTTGTAGTCTTAGGAACAAATGGCTCTAAAATAGAATTTATAGTCCTAACTGTCCTTACTGCATTAGCATTTGGAGACTCAACTGGAGTACCTCCTGTGTGAACAGCTCTATCCTGATATGTTCCTGGCTTACTTAGTTTAGAGGGGTCAGTTTTATCTAAAGGCTGTCTTTGCCTACCATCTCCCATAACAAACACCCTATTAGATGGGGTTGCTTGACCAGGTGCAGGAAGTGCGAGTGGGGCGGTTCTGTATTTGGAAGCATAGTTAAGAGCTTGAACTAGATTAGATACTCCTTCCACACCCTTCTGAGCTATTTCAGAGTCCCTCTTGTTCTTTATTTCTCCAGCTCTTTTTCTACTTTCAGCCCATCTATTCCTAATATCGTTCTTCTCTGCTCTTGTTCGTCCTCCAACTATTCCATTCTTGTAAAACCATGCGTCTGAGAATGGTATGTTAGCATTACCTCTAGGCTGGGAAGCATCTCTATAACCTAACCAATAGTTACCTATCTTTGTGTCTGCTGCCCAATTTCCAGCATTCTTTGTTCCTTCAACCTTCTCGGATTGAGGTCTTAGTCCGAAATACTTAGTATCTATAGACACACTTTCAGGTTTTATTGCATTATCCCCCTCAAGATTGTTAGCCTTATTATATTGTTGTGCAAATTTAGCTTTGAGTTCACTTACCTGGTTTTTACCCTTTGTATTCTGGAAGAAAGCATCATCAACTTCTAGTGTTTGTTGCTTACCGTCAATCATGGCAGTAACTTTCCTTTTACCAGAAGGTGTAGTTGAGGAGTTCCACCAACCCTTCTTAGATTGAGCATAGTTCTTTCCCATCAATACTGTACTAGCAATAGCAGAAAGGTTCTTGAAGTCCCCAGTATTAAGACTCTTAATATCGCCCTTAGTAAGTTTTGATAGAGTTTTACTATATTCTGCCCTTAGTGTTGGGTCTAGGAAATTAGCAGCGTTAACAGCTGTCATAATGAGAGGTATACTCTTTCTTATTTTTCCTAATGCTCTAGTAGCTTTCAATGTTTTTCCAACTGGGATTAAAGATAAGGCATCCATTCCCAAGTTCATTGCGAGTCTACCAGCGTCTCCCAAATCTAAACCATCACTAGCCCAATCTGCGCCAAACTCTGCTAGAGATGAACCTACACCTATACCTGTAGAAGCGAGGTTGGCTCCAGGGACAAACCCAAGTCCAACACTAGCTAAGTCAGCCATAGCTGCTCCCAATCTAACTTTATCAGAAGTCTTAATAACTCCACCAGCATCAGTTATATCTTTGTCATTACCTAGTGAAGCATTAGACCTACCAGTGAATGATTGATGTGCAGCCTGATTCTTCTTAGCCTGCTCTTCACTAATTTTAGGTCTTGTCACACTTGGGGTATCCTCTACTTTAGTGAATTTAGTACCTAACTGAGCAGTTATTACTCCACCTTCTTTTCTGTATCCACGAAGTCTTAATATCTCATCATTTATTTCCCTAGTTCTTTGGTTAATTGGAATGCGAAGTAAGGCTTCGAGACGTTCATTCTTTTGGGTTTGGGAATTATCAAATCCCTTATTGAAACTCCATTGCCACTGTCCATCTGGTCCCTTCCTAACATTCATAACATCATCACCACTTTTCCACTGGTACTGACCCTTATAACTCACAAAAGGAGATTGACCAGATAAAATCCACTTAGATAAGGTACTCTGAACCATTTTATAAGCATCACTGGCTGGGTTGTTTAATCCAGAGTCATTCATCCATGCACTGAATAAATTATCCCTATTGCTTTCTGAAACATCACTGTAGTCTATAAAGCTAGTCCCTTGGTTACTCCTAGCTCCTGCAGGATTATATGTTCCTAGGTTCACAATGTTACCATCGCTACCAACAAATTGGTATTGTCCTAAGGATTTATTAAATTCTACTGAACCGTTGCGTACTTCTCCAGTAGTAGGATTTTTTAAGTAAAACTCTGATTTTCCACTTACATCTGATGGGTCTGAATATGCCCCATACAGAATATTATCACCAGCCCCAGATGCAAATTGAGATAAGTTAGTAATATAGTTATAACCCCTACCTCTCAGCATCTTGGTAAATGGGTTATTGTCAGTAAGTCTAGTATACTCATTTAATTGGGCTTGTCTTGCTCTAGTAATGTCTTGTCTATATTGTTCAGGCAAGTTTGAATCATCATAGATATTTCCATTAAAGGCATACTTATTACCTACCCCCTCAAACACGTTACCTGGAAGTATCCCACTAACTTCCTGGTTAGTTCCCTTTTTATATATATGATATTGACCTTTCTCATCAATTGTTCTGTCATACTCGGAGTTAGACCAACCTCTGTCAGTTCTTCCCTGTTGACCTTCTACCGCAGGAGCTTGTGCTGGCTGTGCTTCAACTGCAGCTTTCATAAATTTATCTAAATCACTACCACCTAGTGTGGCAAATGTGTTGTAATCGTCATTGTCTAGTTTATTATTAGAAATAGCAGAGCCAAATGCCCTTCCACGAGCCATTAAGTCTTCTACGCTATTGATACCAGTATCGGTCCAATCGTGCTCTTGATACAATTTATTATAATCCGCACTATTAAAGATGTCAGCTATGAGTGCATTACGGTCTTTCTCTGACCTGTTTTTAAACCAGTTGCCAAAATCTATATTGTTTCCTCCATACCATCTTTTTGAAATCTCCTTAGTTAGATAGTCATTGGTGTTAAATTTCTCAGCCTTTACCTCAGGCTGCTTATACTGCGGTGCTCCCTTAATGATGTTGTATAGATAATCAGCAGCTAATCCATAGGCATTATTCTCAGTATTCTTAACCCCTGTTTTTATACCCAAGAATTTCTTTCTATCTAACTCACCAGTACTTGATTTTTGACCCGTTGCATCTTGAAAGTTGCCCATAGCATCCATAGTTATAGTGCCATTGTTCATTCCCTCAAGCATATATTGCACAGCATTCCTAAAATCAGCTGCAGCAGCATTCTTTAACCCCTTAGATGAGGTATATTCATCCACATCTCTATAACCTCTCTTTATTAGGTCATCTTGGTTAAAGTCGCCTAGCCCTTTTATACTCAGAAGCTTAGGTTTGTCAGTTTGACCTCCAGAGTTGTACTTTCTTATTACTTGTGACATATACTATGTATAATAAAAAAGGAGCATATAATTAATATACGCCCCTTCTTACCTTGTTGACTAATTATCTTACTCTTACTAGTCTAGCACCTTTTCTTGCAAAAGTTGGTTCCTCTTGAGGAGCTTGTTCTTGAGCAGCACCACCTTGAGCGATTTGCATTAGAGCTTGACATACAGCCATTGCAGCCTCACAATTCTGAGTCTGAACTGCTTGTGCAGCTACTTGTAGAATCTGTGCCATTGGGTCTTGTCCCCCTTCAGCAGGTGCACCACCCTCAGCAGGTGCTCCTTCTGCTGGTGCTCCGCCTGCTGGTTCAGCACCAGGTTGAGGTGCAGCACCACCTTGCTGGAATTTTCTAAATTTCTCTTCGATTTTCATAAATTAATACGTTTAAACAGTTTAACCACTTAATTTCTGCAAATATAAGCATTATAACCTGTATTACCAAACTAATTCATGAAATTTAAAAAATTCGAGTAAAGTTAGATATATTAGTTAATTATCACACAGTACTTTTATCAAGACTTAGCGCTATAAGCTATAACTAAGTTTCCACTATCCATAGCTTTCCTTATATACCTCATTAGTGTAATGGGTTTATAGGAAGCTACAAATGTGGTTGTACCTACATCGTCCCTATCGTTCATGTCAATGGGGAACATCACTATTACATTATCAGTTTCGATTTTGTAATATAGAGTTCCAGCTATTGCATGAACAAACTTTGCTTCGCTCGGAAGAGTTACTATTTCCTTTAGTGTCATACAAGGAATGATTTAATAGTATCAGCAAGTAATTTACCATCTACATTATCAAGCTTTCCCTTGACCACCTTAATAGCTTCTCCCATAGACTTTTTTGGGATTTCTGGGCAGATTGTGTCTTCACTCTGCGGTATGTACCATCCCTTCTCCGTACAGATTTCATAGATTGCCTTATTGATGTCCTCAATCGTGGCTTCTCGCGGAAGGAAAGACTCCAGCACAAGAATCTCCTTAGATTCATTATCGGCTAGGTCTTTCCTTCCTGCTGCAATATATTGGTCTCTACTATCAAGTCTTTGCTTAACCATCTTACGAAGAATAGTAAACTCAGCTGCATCATCTAAAGGCTTAGCATTTTTAGCTGTTTGAAACACTAAGAACTCATTCTTAATAGCTCTTAGTACATCAGTTCTCTTTGTGTTCTTATCAAGCATTGATTGCTTAATAAGTGCATCCATTTGCTCTCTGAGCATTTTCGTTCTCCTTTCTTATTAAATGTTTTAAATACTCGTATTCTTCAATACCAATTACACCCTTAATCCTTAGAGAGGCTAACTTACGAAGAAGCAACTCTCTGTCTAGGGTTGGGTCATTATAGATATGTCTAAGCGGCTGTATCATTTAGAATATGTATTGCTTGTTCGACATCTTCATCACTTAAACCCCATTTCAACCAGTCAGTTTGGATAAAGTAAGGTAGCTGACAGTCTAACATATCACTATCATCGTCAAGAATAATATACCTATAAGGCTCAGTTTGCTTATCTAACCACTCCTGTATTTCGGAACCTCTATGTCTACTCCTCATATAGGGCGTAACATCATATATAGGCTCTTTAATACCAACTAGGGTAAATATCTCTTGGAGGTTACTATCACTTCTCCAAGTAGAGGAAACTATAATCTTAGCCTTAGTAGCATCTGTTATTCTATTCAACCTCTTTACTGCTCTTGGGTCAATGTTGCAAGCACCCCAAGCTATATGCTGAGGATGGTCTTTAATCCATTCATCATATCTCTTATCTTGAGTTCTTTCAGAATAGAAAAGGTTACTGTTCATAACCCCATCTATATCTAGGAATATAAACTTATTCATGCTTTAGATATTCTTTAGTAAACTCCTTAGCCTTAACTACAATATCCTTATAAGTAAGAATCTCTAACATCTTGGGATGCTGTAAAAATAAACTAGTAAAGTGTAGTCTTAATCTCTCAAACTTCTCCTTTTCAGTTTCTTTTACTTTGTCCATCTCCTTAGAATGTTTTGAGCAGTTCCAGAGGTTTCTTTACCCTTACGGATAAAAGCAATGTCATAGTCAGAGTTCCTAGTCATAGCTTCATCCCTCTGCAAATCGGATGTATAGCCACCTATAGTGGGTATATTGTGATTAGCTAAATACCTAGGTGCTTTTAGCATATGGTATACATTGATACTCTTTGGAGCAACACCACAGGCTAGCAAATAGTCCTGAGCCATTCTGTCAGCACCGTCACATTCAGCTACTACAAACATTGCTCCATTATCCGTACTGAGTGTCCTACTAATGGCAGGAGCGTACCATTTGGCAAACTCCTCCCATGTTAGGTCTCTATGTCCACTTATAAAGTAAATCATTCTGAGTCCTGGTCAATGTCATCAAAATAGTCATCTTCCAGGTGCATCCATTCCACAAAGTCCTTGATAATTTCATCGTGATCAAATGCCCACTTGTAATTATCAACGGTATCTACTGGAATCCATCCTATAGCTTCTACTTCGTCCTCTTCTCCACCTCTATCATTACCAGTTCCAACACTAATATTTCCAGGCTGTGCATCGACTAAGGCATAATACCTAAATGATACATTCTGCCTGTTTTGAGTTGGAGAATCATTGAAACACCAGAAATGGAGATAATCAGGATTGACCTTAACTCCAGTTTCTTCATAGACTTCTCTTATTACTGCCTCAGCCGTAGTTTCATTGAAGTCCAAATAACCACAGGGCATATTCCACATTCCCTGAAAGTCAGGTGTGCCCTCACCTCTTTTATTGGCTAATACGCACCACTTACCATTCAGAAATGTAAATATACATCCAGTTACTGCAATAGAACGGCTTATCCACCATTCCTTGCCATTTTCGTCTAATATTGGAAAGTTCTTCATGTTAATAAAAATAACTCTTAGGTTGTTCAACATTAAGATAGTCCAATGGGTCTGCGAGCATTTCTCCTTTTAGATATACGTTTCCTACGTCTGATATTCTAAATCCTTTTAGGAACGCAGAATCATCAGCAACAATGTTTCCAAATTGTCCACTTATAATCTGGTAGAAGTTATCCGCAGTCCCAGCAACTCCCTTAAAGTTCAAATTGTCATCTATTTCCGTTCCATATATGCCCAATCCATTAGCAGATTTATAAGCTAAAAACATGGGAATCCTATGATTTATGCACCACAGTAATTCTGAGAGCATACCTCTTGATATATTCTCAAGTTTTTGTTGCCATGCAAACCCGTCTAATACGAATACGACATAGTTAGATTGTTCAAGTTTAGAGAATTGATAATCTTCTCCCTTCTCACTATAAACTACCTTATCTTTTGATTTAGTCTTTATACTCTTAACTACTTGAAGTACTCCAGAGGAAAAAGACCAAGGACCTGAAACATAGATTTGGTTCATTTATATAGCCCAAGTTTTCTGATTATTGAATTAACTGCATCTGTTACAAATGGTAATATAATCTCCCCGTTATCAACCCACATTCGGATAGCTGTAGAACATATAGTAATATCTGGAGCATATACAATATCAACATCATCCGAAGATATATCTTCACTGTCAAAGTGAGCTACATCAACTACTAAGAATTTATTATTCTTTAGTATTTCTTCACCATGTTGCCATCTAGGAATTTCCTTATAGGTTTCTGCAGATGTAACAATAGTAAATTCTCCATATATCTCTTTTAATGCTTCTATAGTCTTATAAGTGGGTAAAGGTTCACCGTTAGATATGCGGTACTCTATACCATCTACAACTACTCCAGGAATATTGTCAAATGTTTCCTTAGCCATAGCAAGTCTATACTCCCATTTGGTTTCAGTATTCTTCCATACACTCTTATATGCAGGAACTACAATTACTTTATCAACTTTACCAGAGTTTAGAGCAGCTGTGACTACATTAACATGACCTATGTGTGGAGGGTCAAAAGACCCAAAGAATATCCCTACCATTGTGAACGTTCCTCCTTAACTACTTTACGGATAATACTTTCCAAATCTGTCTTACATTTCTTGCAAGTACCAGAATGTGCAAAGCCATTACCTAGCTTTATGTATTCATGTCCATCAATAACATAGCTGTACACATCTCCATGTACCTTAGACGTTCCTATAGTATTAGGACCACTAATGTTAGATGAGTTAGTACAACCCATCAATAGGAACATTACTAATAAAAATAAATAATATAACTTCATTTCAAACAATTTTATTCATACCTTTCCCTAGATATATAGATAGGAGACTTTTCACGCTTAAACCTAGAGTTACGACGCCTTTTGATAATCTTATCTATAATCTCTGGACCTATTTCAACAGTTAAAGCATCTTGCACTCTGTCATTCTCAGGAGAAGCAGGACAGACTAAAGTTTGCAACACTCTATCGACATCGTTATAGCTCTTTGCCCCAATCTGGTCTAAGTCACTATTACTAATACCAAGACCATCAGTGGGAACTAGCTTGCAAGAATTATATATAGCACATGACATTGCTTTATAATTATCGCAAGTTTCTTTATAATCATTACGAAGAGCTTCTAGAGCTTTACTTTTATAATGGTCTTGCAAATAGTTTGCCAGTCCGTAAACTTCAGTCTTCCACAGGTCTTGAATCGGGTCAAAGTCACCCACATCACCATGAATAGTCCAGAACCCAAGCTGATATTCAGTTTGATTATCAGTAGACATTACTAACCCATTATGAATGGAAGCAAGATTGTAGAGATATATCATTCTGAGCCTAGCTTGGATATTACCATTAGCTATAAGAGTTTGTTGTTTGGACTTCTCTGGGTGCATGGTTTCAGTATCATCCAATAAATCAATTCTCTCTTCCCTCCATACTAACCCACTTAGAAAGCATTTATACTCATCATACAGATTTGCAACATCAAAGTTATTACAGAATGCCTCTCCTACCAGTTTAGATACATCAAACTCATCCTTCTTATTCTTAATTGGTAAACTCCGTCCAATTAGAGGAATATTAGTTTGTTTGTTTACCTCACAACAAATAGCAGCTACAACAGTGGAGTCAATGCCGCCACTAACCCCAAGAACCATAGCGCGAAGACTATGATTAACAAGATAATTTCCAGTCTCCTCAACGAGGGTTTTGAAAACTTTTTCATAATTTAATCTGTTCATACTTTTAATTCTTTTTTAAAGTAATATATGAATCCCACTAGTTCAACATATACCACAGATACTAATTCCCAACCCTTATCCCCATAAGCATTTAGCTCTTTGGGGGCAAGTTTGGAAATACTAGATTTTAGTGCATATCGCCAGGTTGGCATTTACTTAAAACTTACTAATAGTTTGAATACAGTGCTTAACCTCTTCAGTATCACCAGTATGTTTCCCTAAATCATCAGATAGTTTCACACAGTTGAATACTGGTTGGTTCTTATTCATACGGCAAGAAGTCAGCTTCATAACGATATTAGATGGTTTAAACCCAGTGTCATTAGTAAGGTTAGTACCTATACCAAATGCACATCGGATTCTACCTCTGCAATATTCCTGAATTTCTTCCGCCTTATCAAATGTCAGTGCATTGCTGAAGATAATAGTCTTAGTAGATGGGTCAATTCCAAGTTCTTTGTATCTGGCAATAGCCTTCATTACAAATTGGAACTCATCCCCACTATCCTGCCTAATACCATCAAATAACTTAGCCTGCTTACGAGATAGATTCTTAAAGAATACATCTGTAGTATAGGTATCAGTTAATGCAATACCCAAATCGCCATCATATACATTAGTCCAATTCTCTAAAGCCATATAGTTAGCTTGCTTATAGCCATACATAGCACCATGAAACATAAACCATTCATGTGGATGAGTTCCCATCATCTTCATATCATATTTCATTGCAAAGTAACAATTTGATGTTCCTGTGCAGTAAATAGAATGTTCTTTGATGTATTTAATAACTTCATCCTGAACATTGAATGAATATCTTCTACGAGTGCCGAACTCAGAGAATGGAATACCACTCTTATTAGACAGACTAATCTTGGGAGCTAACTTCCCAATAACTAGCTGCATATCAATACAATGGTTTAGCATATGGTTTCTTAACTGAGACACAATAGCCAGGATAGGTACTTCATACAGAGTTACTCTATATAGATAATCTGTAACTGTGATGTGTAGATGCTTTTCTTCATCCAACCACACTCTTACTTTTCCAGCATCAAGTCTTGTCCCAGACAACCATTCCCAATACATGGGAGGAATGAACCTACAGTTATTAGTCATAAACTCCTGTTCATCCTTAGTAAGTTTAAGAGAGCCTAAGTTACACAACTCAATTCTCAGGTTTTCCAGAAATTCATCGGAATATTCTGTACTATCCCTATCAAAGAACTCAAATGTTCCAATAGAATAAGGGAATAGTTTCATATAGGCATACGAAGTTGTAAATTTATACAAGTCCGTATCTAAAATAGATTTTACAACCATCTCTTTATATATTTTATAATTTTATGCATTACTACATCAACTAACTCACATAAACCAATGCAAACAACAACTATATTCATTATGGGAAGAAGACAACAATAAATGAATGAGAATACTTCACGTTCATTCTCCTTGTGTACCATGTTAGGTAAGTACTTACCCATAAGAATAGCTATTGCTGATATTGATAAGTGAACTAGCACTAGTATGATAATTTTTATGACCATACCCTAACTCCATTACTTTCTACATATTCATTGAGTTTAACTCCTCCATCTAGGGAAGCTACACCATCAAGGAATATCATAGGGTTAACAGGGGCTAGGTTCTTCAAAGTTTCAAGTACGCAGAAGTCTCCTGCTAAACCACAAATTACTACTTGCTCATCTGGCTGAACGTCAACTCCTACCGATGAACTATAGATAGTATGGTACTGGACTTTAGCATTAGCTGGAGCAACCTTTATTCCATATTCTTCTGAAAGTGATAGAGTACCTTTAGTAATTACTTCATAAGGTATTCCAGCACCAATACAACCATACAGTAATAAATCGTGTATAGCTGCACCCTTAGAGAACTGCACACAATGCTCATTCCACTGACCACCATTCTTCTTAAAGGAACAATGGTTAGATGGATGCCAATCGGCAGTAAATATCACCCGACCAACTTTGTTATTCTCAATTAAATGAGAGATGTTCCACAGAGCCTTATCAGACCCTGGAACATAGAGTGGTGCTCCCAGCAGACAGAAGTCATACTGGAAGTCCACAACTACTAGGGTTACTTTTTCTTTCATCTTATTGAACTTATAATAAGTAATAATACCGCAATTACTAGCACTACTACAAGAGGCATCCATAAAGGAGCAATAACCCAGAACCAAGTTATATTAGCTCCGAATAACTTACAGGCTAGTAGTACTATAAACAATAGAGGGAAGAAGCCTATACCTCCCCTTGTTGCAACTTTAGACATCGAGATATAAAGGTTTAAACGTTTCTGTATACGTTTCATCTACTAAAGATACATTAGCCATCTTCATATCGTCAAGGGTTTGCAGATTGTGCTCTCCACTATGGATATGTCCACAGAATGTATATTTAGGATGTTTACGAAGCATCTCGTCAGCCAACCAAGGATTACCAGCATCCTCTTGGTCAAATCTCTGGTGGATAACACCAAGACCGCATAATTTAGGAGCATCGTGAGATATAACAATATCACACTCTGCTGGCATAGATTTATATGCCTTGATTAGAGTTTCAGGCTCATACATATAAGCCCAATTGCCAAAGATTTTACAATATGGAGTTCCCCATACTAAATAACATTTTCCACTCTCATCAATAATACAAGTCTCTTCATTATCTAACAACTCAAGTTTACCATTAGTTGGCTGCGTTAAGATTGAGTTAATCTTTAAAGGTTGCCTGTACATATTAGCTAGAGCAAAGTCATGATTGCCTCCTACCATAATAACAGACTCACACGGAAGATTATTAACCCATTCTGCAAATTCAGTCTTTAACCATTTCTCACTCTGAGGAATGTTTCTCTGCATACGTAATGGCATAATATCTCCACATATCAATACTGCTGTACACGGTTCTTCTATTTTAGGAAGAATGCCATGTAAATCAGACGTTACACAAATTCTCAAGGCTTCTTAGTTTTTAACGATTGGTCAATTTTGTGGGCTTTGCCATATACATTCTTAGTCCATCCATTCATGTGTCCTTTATTATTACCTATTAGACAACCTTTCTCACTATCTACTGCATAGACTTTGTGAGTTACACATGAACCTCTAACCTTACAGAATACTACATCGCCCACCTTACAATCTTCCCATTTTATTGGAGTAACCCTATGCTTCTCATTACTCTTATATAACGGAAGCATAGAGTTCCCAGGCTCACTGGTGATAAATGATTCACCAGCTTCTAACCTTTTAATCTTCCTCAGTGTGTTGGGATTCATAACCTACTCTTAGTTCGTCTTCATAATCTTCGGCTACCTCTTCTAGAGCCTCTTTAACAGTGCAAGCAAGAAATGTCTGACCAATCATTAGAGAGCCAAATCCCTTAATTAGTTCAGTAGCACTTACATCATTATAAGGTATCTCCATAGAACAGATAGTTCCGTCGATTTCTAAAGTCAATTTAGTCATTATAGCTTGTATATTTCGTCAGGAATTGTATGTTCCTTGACAGATTTCTCCACTCCATTATCTATTTGGTTTTGAATCTTTTTCTTCACCTCTTCCCAAGAGATTGGAGTGTAGTTATTGTTATCTACGCCAACATCATATTGATATGGGAATAGATTACACAACCTATCACAATCTAAACCAGAACTAGTAGGTCCAGAATGAACATGACCAAATAACTGCCATACAGCATCAGCTTCACTGCGATAAGAACCACCATAGCACAAGAATGGATAATGATTCAAATAGATACTTCTTTTCTCTATCTGAATTTGCATTTGAGGTATTACAGCCACAAATTTATCCATGTAACCTTGTCTTAGATTCTTCCTATCGTGATTACCAATAATTAAGTAGATTTGTCCGTTTAGACGAGGGATAACACTATTCCATAATGCACTACCACCGAAGGCAAAATCTCCCAAATGGAAGACTGTACCGTCCTCTGGAACTACTTTATTCCAGTTCTCAATCAACTTTTCATTCATCTCCTCTACATCTTTAAACGGTCTATTACATAATCTAATTATGTTAGCATGACCAAAATGTGTATCAGATGTGAAGAAAGTCTTTTCAGGATTAAATTCAAACTTCTGTTCTTTCATCTTTATCAATTTTTATATCGTAACCAGTTTCTACAAATATATATGTAGACGGACTGAGCATCCTTCTATATTGGAAGGCATAAACTTTGTCCTCTAACAATATCGGAATTAGAGTGTGAGATACAACTAGAAATTTCACGTTACTCTTAGCTGGAATGTTAATAAGCATATTGTGTAATCCCACTTGATACCTTAAATCAAAGCCCTTATCAGCTTCGTCAAGGATCAATAGACACTTCTCATTCCAGTTGTCTTGGTTCTCTTGAACCCACTTACCTAGATTCTGTAACTGACGTTCACCATTAGATTTACGTTTCCAATAGAATCCACCATTTGTAATAGCTGCTTCTGCTGTAGCCATGTTGTCTAATGATAATGGGTCGTCAAATTCAGAACTAATAAAGTAAAACTTCTCAAAGTCAGTGTCAATTTCTGCCTTATCTTTCATACCACTAATCCCTGCATATCCAAGTTTATCCTGACGGCTGTCGCTAGCATTGTCGCACTGAAAGCTACGTATGATATTAATAAGTGTAGACTTACCACAACCATTTGGACCAACTATCAGATACCTATCTTGATTAGTAAAGTCAAACTTATATTCAGTATCCTTCTTTAAGGTTCTGAAATCTTCCTTTATCTTAATGTTTAGGTACATAAAATTAGCTCTTATGGTCTAGACTCCTAGTTAGGTATTCGATAGCCTCCAATTCTCCTCTGGTTAGGAGTAGTTGCTTCTCGTTAATAGTAACATCCCAACCTTCACCATTAGTCCACTCAGTAATCTCTATGAAGTCACCATCCTTAGCCAGATGGTCATATTTCCTTAACTTGTCATTGACTGACTTCCTCTCAGCAAATTCCATATTCTGTCTCCTTATAAAACTCTATTTGATAGTTATACTGCTTCTTTAATGCCTCATTAATATCAGTAAATACACTAGAAGGCATCTTAGTACCCTTTCTAGAGAAGTACGCAGGGTGATATACTTCAATAGTCTTTAAACTATCTACTATATCATTCTTAAATAGCTGTGCTTGACTACCAAATAAGACATAAACTATGCCATTGTTCTTATAACTAAGATTATGAATTAGTTTAGACACAAATGGCTTCCATAACTCAAAGTGTGACCCAACTCTTCCTACTTCACAAGTAAGGGCAGTATTAATCATTAATATTCCCTGTTTAGCCCAAGATTCCAACGTATTGTCAAACTCTATTCTGTTATGGGGAATTTTATAATTAATAGCTGCCTCTTTAACTACTTGAAGCGAAGGAGATAACCTATCCTCTGGAGTATCTTCAGAGTTACCGAATAATATTCCAGTAGCTACTCCCTTTTGTGGGTAAGGGTCTTGCCCTAAGAAAACTACCTTACAGTCTTCATATGGACAAGCCCTAAATGCTCTGAATATGTTTTTAGGAGAAGGACATAGAGTAGCTGAATTAGTCTTATTAATCCAAGTTACTACTTTACGTAGTTCTTGCTTATCAATAACATCAATCCAGTCTCCAAAGTACTCCTCTGCTTTCATTGCAATAAACCTCTTCTGATAAATTCCTCATGTAATGGTGCAGCTAACTCTCTTGCTTGAGGATGTGCATCATTAGCATCTCTTAGCTTAAAGAACCCTTCCCACTGTTCAATAGTACCAGTCATAACTAACTCGGTCTTTAAACTGTTGGGAAGAACTGCTCTAGCCTGTTGAGGTTTCCACCCACAGTATTGAACCAAGAAATTGTAAGTTCTTTCAGCTTCTAGTAATAAGTCTATAAAATACTCATGCTCAGATAGGTCAGTTCTAATACTGCAAGAAGAATCATTCTTATCAGTGAATTGCTGTTCCTCGTAGTCTAGCCAACTAGGTATGATGAACGTACATTCATTTCCGAACTTATCCTTATTATAGTTACAATACCTAGTGCTTTCCTGAGCAAAACTAAATACTCTATGCCTTACAAACTCATGACTAACTCCCCTATCACAAGTAAACTTAACAGTTATACGTTTAACGTGGTGCTCTGTTGGCTCACATTGGTATTTAAGGTCATCAAGCCAATCATTTTGCAATAGTACCCTGTAATTAGTAGTAATATATGCACATGTATGCCCATCGAACTTATCCTTATATTCCTGTGGCTCACCACCACACAAAGGTTCATTACCTATAGTTACTGTAGAATACTTGTTGAAATGGTATTTGTTAGCCATATTCATGGAGCCTTCCAATGTTATACTATACTTTAGGTATACAGTACCATGCTCAACCATTGCAGTATGACCACGTTTAACAAGCATATCTACAAACTTAGGAGCACTTTCTTCAGTAATCTTGTCTTCTGACTTATAACAAGTCCTACCACATCTTTCTATATGTTGTAACAGCCCATCTAGTCCAGGCTTTTGTTCTAGTATTTCAAATGATGGTTTTATCAGTCTCATTCAGCTACCTCTTCGTAAGTTTTCTCAAATATATCTGGCTTACAAGGATAGAACTCTCCATTCACTCCCTTAATGATATAATCTCCTACAGAGGCTTTCATAGTACCTTCAAGAGTTTCAATATACATATAAGGATTGTCTGCATCCTCATAGCTTATCACTATGGTATCTCCTCCCAGAAACTCTTGAATTTCTATAATGCGGTCAGCATTATCTATGAATTGTATAGCTTCAATGATTACTGGCTTCTTCCTATATTTCATTTCTTAACTAATGAGTCTCTCCAATCATCCCAAGCCTTATACTCAGCACGTTTTTGCTGAATAGCTTTCCAAGATGTTTTAGAGAGTGTAGAGTTATAATAAGTAGTATCTTGTGTTACTTCTTTACCAAGCCATTGAGGTTTTTCAAATGGCATATCCTTGCGTGGTAACTCTATCTCAGCAATAATTAATCCTTCATCCTCACCATGAAACTCATCAACTTCCCATTTAAGCATACTATCCTCACATGGAATAATATAACGAGTTTTGTGGATTACTCTGTCACAAGTAAATGAGAGCAATTCTTCTGCATCCTTTTTAGGAATTGGAATTTCATACTCCAATCTTGCTAAACATCCGTTGGACTTTATGATAACCCATGCTTTCTCATCTCTTATGGATACTCTAGCTTCTCCATTGCTAGAAGTTCCTACATATCCCTGACGAATATCCATAATTCTGACAGCACTCTGTTTAAAAGTACTGTCAGTAACTATGAATTTTCTTTCTATCTCAGTGTGCATCAATCCTCTTCAGATTCTTCTTGACACACCTCATCAATTATCTTCTTTATGATACGAATATCACTATCCTTACAGTAATCTTCAACGAAGACTCTAAAGAAATCTTCATCCATTCTCTGCCAGAACTCACTTAAGAGGTCTTCATCTTCAATAAGACCTAGAACCTGAGACACTTCAGGCTCCACATCAATTACTGTACACAAGTCTATATACTTACCCATATTAATGAATCCAATGGTCCCCAATCTCCACATCAGCACCTAAATGTGCTCTTGTACAGAATGGTTTACCTGCACTTACCATGCACTTAACTAATATATCTGCAACTTCTTCTGAAATTTCATCTGGAGCTTCAAGGTTAATTTCATCATGTACTGGAATACAATATTTAACCTTAAATAACAAGCCATTCTTCAATAACCAGTTGAATAGCTTTATAGATGCTAACTTAAAACACAATGCACCAGCAGCCTGAATCGGATAATTAATAGATTGCTTCTCAGACTCAGCTTTACGTCTGGCTAACCGCCTGACACCTTGTACTGTATCGCACTCGGGATTCTCCTGCTTCATTTCTCTATAATATGCCCAGAAATCAGGGTCATCTTGCTTTTCCATCTGCATTTTAAGCTCGTCATAGTCATAAATATATGCCTTATGACCAGTAATAGGACTTAGTAGGATATAACCTTTACGCATTACATCTATTCTTCTGAAATCTTGATACCTCTTCAATCCAGCAAAACCAGACATATAATTCTCATAGATTTCCTTAGCCCTTTTAGCATCAAGACCATAGTTTCTTATCAAGGTACTATCCTGTCCACCATAATTGAAACAGAACTCATATCCTTTAGCTTCTTGTCTTAGGTCTTTAAAATTCTTCTTAATATCCTTTAGAGGCATATCTCTTGGGATTTGTTGGAATACCATCTTGGCGGTTAGACTATGTAAGTCGCCACTACCATTAATAAGTTCATCCAACATAGCTTCGTCATTAGCCATAGATGCCATTAGATAAGATTCTTGACCACTATAGTCAGCGGAAATCCATCTATTACCCTTATCAGATACAAAGCAAGCTCTAGTTTGAGCATCATGTGGTAAATTCTGTAGATTAGGTTCTGTTGAACTTAACCTTCCAGTATCCGTTCCTAACTGGTTGAAATTGGCATGGATTCTACCAGTTACAGGATTAATCAAGTTTAAGAACTTCTGACCAAAGGTATTAACAATGATTGCAGCTTTCTTATACTTTATGTATATTGGAATTAAAGGACTTTTAGATGCCTGTGGTTCTACCACTTTAATATCCACAGACTTCTTATAGTGTTTAGTCTTCTTATCCAATACTTTAAGGTTTAATCCCAATTCCTCAAATAACGGGATTACTTGCTGGGAACTAGTCCAATTTATATGACATCTTGGCTTAGTGTCAAATCCGTTGAACAAATCACCTTGTATATTTACAGAACAATACTTACTAGAATATTGAGATTCCTCCACCCATTCGTTCAATTCTGCTTCATATTTTTCAAGGTTGTTGAGGTCAGTAGCCATTTTAATTTTCCACTTATCAACGTCCAATTTAGCTCCACAGTACTCTATATATGCCAAACATTTAACAAACTCATTCTCAAAGTCGATAGCCTTTAATAAGCCTTTCTTTTCTAATTCAACAAGTTGTTTATCTCTAATCTTACCCAGATAAGAGACATCTCCTGCAGCATACACAATAACATCTTCTGTTAGTCCAGTCTGTATAATCTTACCTCGTACAGACTTATCCATATCTACTCCTAGATAATTGATACTGGCAGCCTTCAAGCTCATCTCATGCATACCTGCTGGATAGCCTAACCATAATAGCTTCTCGGCTAGATAACCATCATAAACCCTTAATGGAACAATTCTTTGATGGTATAGGAACTTCAAGTCAAACTTAATATTCCAGCCCAAGAACATTCTTTGAGGATTTTCCATATACTCCTTAAACAGGTGTATATCTACAGATGTACAGTCAATAACTACTTGAAATTCTGCACAACCAAGTTGAACGGTTAACAGTTCCTTAGTATACGGGTCTAAACCCATAGTTTCAGTATCCAGCTCTACTACGCTGAGAGGTGCTAATAATTCTAAAGCCTCTTCTGCACTAATGACTTTATATCTGTCAGATGCCCAGAGAGACTGCTGCTTGGTTACTAAATATATCATTAATATATAGATATGTCTACATCCTTAATATCAATATCTCCAAGCTGTGATAAAGCTGCAACAAGACGTTGTTTAATGTCTTCTCTAGCTTCATCTGTGTCCAGGAAACCATAGTACTCATACCATGCAATACCCTTAACACCTAAATCAAATTTAAACGTTTCTTCCTTAACATTGTAAGGAGCAAAAGGGTCATTCTCAGCCCCTAACGGTAAATTACTCATTGTGTTTTGCTTTTATAAATCCTAACGAGTAATCTAATACAGTACTTATTTCTAAGCCTTAAACAGTTGCATAATATAGCAGAGTCGGATTATCTTTCTGTATATCAATAGAATCCATATTCCTAACCGCCAGCTGTTGCTGGAATTGTTGAACATCAAATCCTATAGTTATAAGATGATAGCCATGTAGTGTAGGTATTGTATGCATGACCTTTTGCTCAGAAACACCTCTACAACCATTGATAATTTCAATGACTGTCTTTAGATATTCAGGGTCTTTAGAGTCCACATCAACTACCCATAATGGTTTGTATCCTCTAGCTCTAGTTCCACCACAAGCACTATCCCATACTCTATAACCCTGATATGAGTTACCTTCTGAGACTAGTTTAGCATATTGCTGGATTGAAGCCAAAGCTACCTCCTCTGCATTCCTCCTATTAAGATGGATATATGCTCTAGCATTGTTCTTTAAACAAAGCTCTTTAATCTTTTCTTTCTTGGTTAAGAATTGTTCCTTACTAAAGATATAGTAAGTTTTAACAGTTCTATAACCATTGTTGCCTATTTGAGTAATATTCCCATCCTTCTTACGTTGAATAATTTGTAAGAAATAGAACTCATCTTGGTTATTAAACTCCAAGATATTCTCTATCTGGTCAAAGTTATCAACTACTGTAAGACCACTTAGGCATCGTTCACAGAAGTCATAGCCGCTATGTTCCTTACGATACCTATCGAATGGAATATTCTGCTCCATAATGACGCTGCAGCCATCACAGACTACAGCACCATTTCCTCCATTAAACTTATACATTATCTTTATTTGAATATAGTAATACATCATCTTTAGCTGAGTAGATTTCATGCGTGGCACGACCTCCATTCTCCTGAGGACTCAGATAATCATCGTCCTCGTAGAACTCTTCCATATCAGTACAATCCACGTCTCCATCCTTAACCAGCTTTACAGCTTCCTCTAATGTTTCAGCTTCTACGTCATAGGTATATCTACGCCAAGTAGCTACCTTTACATCCTCATACAATTGAAATTCCATAATCAGAATCCAGTTTGTGTAGTGAAGAAGTTTACATTACCAGTACCAATGATGTGAGCTTCTCCCTCAGCATCATCAATATAGTATTCTACTTCACCATCAAAGTCCTTAATCAGTGTAGTTGTCCATAGTCTATTGATATGATAATCAAAGTTCGGATTGTACTTTAATACCTCATCCAATAAGAATACGGCAACCATACCAGCATCTGCACAAAATCCTCCAATATTCTTTAAATCGACAGTAGCACTGAACATCTTATCATCGTAGATTTTACTTTGAACAGAGTCCTCACCATACTGTTTTCTTAATTCATATTGTTTCCTTTGAAGTTCGCAAAGCTCTTCTAACTGTGCAGCTACATCTTTACGAGGAGTAGACCAAGTAGTACAACTCCAATCACCATAGATAGTTGGTTCAGAAATGTAGTTACTAAAGCCTAGTACTTCCATATTATCACCATAGTCACACTTTCCCCAATCATCATACTTATTTGTAAAGGAGCGATACTCGCTCATTGCTTTATCGTAAGCTTTTATATCTTCAGTGTATTTAGGATATGCTGGGAAAGGTATACCTAATTCCTTTGCATAATCTTCTGGACTTTTAATTATATAACATGGGTCTGTTATGATAATATCACCCGTGAATTTCATGTACCATACGATTTAATTGTTCATACGACAAATCTCTCTGATATATCACACTGATAGGACTTATTCCAGGACCTAGAGTCTCAATTAAATGAAATCCATTCTCCTCTGTGATTAAGGAATCTTTCTCAGATACACAGCCAGTATATTTCTGACCATAGTCCCCTTCAATCTTCTTAGTTGCAGGATTAATATCTCCCCAATCTGCTGGATGCCCATTACCTATTGGTTCAACATAGTATGTTTTACCAGTAGTTAAGGATTTAACAATGAATCTTCCAGTTTCATCAGTATTGGTTAGAAACCTCTTTTTAACATCGTCCATAAGCTAGTCTCTTGGAACTACATCCAAGTCAGTTAGATAAAAGTATTCATCATCTTTAGGGAAATATCCTTTAACTTCAGCATTCTGACCACTTAGGGTATGAATCATAACTTCCCTATCTTGGTCAAATTGCTTGAGGATTTCAATCAGTTGTCCTACTAACATTGCCATTAGAATTTCCCTTCATTAGGCTGAAGACATAGTAAGCCCTGTTCTCTCCACATCTTGACACACTTATAATTGTCTTCAAGAACAAATTGAACATTATACTTACCCTCGATATTGTCTTTATAGATTTTCTTCTTACAATCAGCTCCAGGACTATAATCCTTAACTGGTCTAAAGAATAATTCATCTACAGCAATATCGTGCATAGCCAACCATTTCTTAGTAGCTGCTATAATCTCTGGAGTGCCTTCTCTACCAGTAACAATAAAGACTTTGCACTTCTCATACATACGCCTAACAAGGGCACAAGTTCCTTCTATGGCTACATCATCCAGCATACCCTCAGCTGCACCTTCTCCATAATAAGGTCTACCTGATGTATTTAGGCATAAAGTAGCATCCATATCAACTAATATGACAGGACGTCCTCCGTCTACGTGTTTGGGTGCTCTCTTTAGCATATTGTTAATGTCTTCTCGGATAATAAAATCTCTGTATCTTCTCCAAGTTGCTTTGATAACCTTCTCACCAATGGGATTAGGTCTCATAGCATCACGACGAATACACTCATCAACTGGAATAAAGAAGTCTTTATATTCAACCTCATACTTCCAATTATAAGTATAATTCTCGTTAAAATCTTTAACCATTTTCTCCAATTCTGCACAGGTCTTTGGATTTAGATTCATATTGTCCACTACAATGTTATAACCTTTCTCCATACTATAAGCTAGTACAGTGTTATATGTTGCAGTAACAACCTTCTCTCTGTTAGGAACCCAATAGTCACCTAACATATTACGAACATCATCATTATTGAATCTAATCCTATTCTCTGGGTCTTCGTGACACCATTGTTTAGCCCAAGTAGATTTACCTGAGCCTTGAATACCTCTACAGATAATTAGTTTCTTAGTTTCCACTATTTCTCACTAGTTGGCTTAAGCCATAAATTAGTGTTCTTAAAAATGTAATCTCTTAAATCAGTAAGTTCAGATAACCACCCTAGAGTTAAAGATGAGTTACACTTAAAGCACTTTGTCAGTTCTTCCCTTATTCTCTCCTCAGACACTACTGGCATTTTGTCGAAATAGTCATAAGCCTTCATAGCCTGCCACATATCTTCAGATACCCGCAGTCTCTTGGTAATAGAGAATCTTATACCTCTGAGAATCCTTAAAGGGTCATCATCGAAAGTTACAATAGGAGGTAATGGAGTCCTAAGAAGTTTCTCCTTAATATCTTCAAGACCACCAAAATAATCAATGATTTCTCCAGTGTCAGGGTCTTTAGCTAAAGCATTGACAGTAAAGTCTCTTCGTGACAAATCATCATAGAGATTTCCTGGCTCAACTATTGGAGTTCTGGTATTGGGAATATATCCTACTTCCTTTCTAGCCATTACAAAATCAGCTACTCCTTGATACTTATAACCCTCTGGGAATTTAGCTCGGATTGTATAGCAGTCTGGAGTTACTAAGAAGATTTCAAACTTTTCTGCTATTAAATGTTCCCATAATAACTGAAACATATCACAGGTAGTCAAGTTTTCCTTTAAAGCTTCCTCGCATGGAACTGCTACATAATCAATATCCTTATTAGTAAGGCCGAGAAGTTCATCCCGTACCTTACCTCCTACTTCGTAAAACTTAAACATCTCCATTTTCAAATAATTCTCTAATATCATAGCAGTCAATATAGGGAGTTCCACTTGCAGTTTCTTTTTCACTTGTGAAGAAGTCTACAAAGTCCTCCCATGCTCCATCATCCTTTAGAATAAAATCAGCAAGAGGGTATATTGCCATCTCTTCTAACTGCCAGGAGAGATGATACTCTTCAGCAGGAACCCATTGGGTAAGATACTCCCCACAGTGGTCAACTACATACTGAATACAATGGTCTAGCCAGTCATTGCCTGCAACCTTACAATGATAATCGTAAAGTATTGGATACTTCTCTGCTAAGAATAGTAAGAAGTTTTTATCGGCTTCTCGCGAGAAGTTACAATAGTCAGTAAAAGACTCTCCAGCTTCTCCTTCCCATATGCTAATAAGACGTGCTACATCTTTAGCCTTCAAATCCTCTCTATTGTAAAACCTTGTCTTCTCCATAGATTTCTCCGCTATATTCATTCCATTCTTCGTCATCTTCACATTCTTCTATGGAAAAACTATAGTAGGTACTCTCGTCTACTCTACTCCATAATTCATCCCAGTCACTTTCTTCCATTTCATCTGGGTCATAGCCTTCTTCCTCAGCTATATCGTTCTCACAGCTGTAGCTTTGAAAGTTATCATAAGCTAGTTGTTCGGCTAAATCCCATAACTCCATCTCTGATTCAGCGACTGCTCTAAATGTATCATCCATTCCACACCAATATGTAGAAACATGAATTAAAAACCTTTTCATAATTTAGAAATTTTAATGTCTTCAATCATCATATAGTTATTAATTTCATCTTCTATATAATTAGCGTCATCTAAGACTTCAATTATTAAAGCCTCTGGAATGTCGTCTAATGTACTAAAAGTGGGTTCGTTGAAACGCTGCTGATAATTATTAACTAGCATCAACAATTCCAAATCACCCACTTCCATTACATATTCAAGTTTAAATTTCACCTTATGATTCAGTTTCAATGTCAACTTCACCCTTATCCAGTGATTTAGATTCTCCTTCTAAGAATTTAATACACTTTAGCTTATATGCTTCGGATAGAGAGTTTTCAATCTTAATAACAACTCCCTCATGCGGAACTTTGTTGTTACAAGTTGGAGATTCACACTCCATGAAGAAATTCTTATCACTAGCTAACCTCTGCAGGAAGTTCTCATTCCAATGCTCCGAAACAGAGAGGTCAGGATATAAATCCTTAGCATAGCCATAGTAATATTCTTCTACAGGCTTTAAGCCTTCTTTAACACACCATTGTTGTACTTGGCGTGCACTAAACTCATATACACGTCCATCAGGATTAGTATAGGTCAAACGATAGATTTGTACTCCAAAGTTCTCACCATACTTATATTCACCTTTAGGAGGTTCAAATCCATAATCAAATGCTTTACCACCTAATTTCTGGATTGCTCCACCATTGGGTAAGAAACCTACTATCTCATAGTAAGCAGTCATACCTTTCTGTAGATGAGGTCTAACAACATCATCTGCATACTTCCATACATCTACTCCATAGAAACCACCATTAGTAGTCCCATTGTAATATGGATTCTTAACTACTGAACGAGAAGACCATAGATAATCATATCGAGTATCATCTATCTCTTTACGAGTTAGAAACTCAAATACTTTCTCATACCATTTCTTAGGTCTTTCACACAATACATAAGCAGATATACCAGAAGTTCCATGAACCTTAGCAGTAATACTAATAATGTCATTAGGATGAATAACGGATGGGCACTTCTTAATAAGAGTAGTGTCATAGTGGAACCTAAATTGGGTATCAATTACTTTCTTTACCTTCTTTAAATTCCTTGTTATCTTACCTCCAACCTTTGGTTGACCAGGAGTATATGCACGTTTGGGAACATATTTCCTACATACAATCTCATTGTCTACGGAGTCAAACTCTGTTCCAGGAGCTACCTTGTGTACAATTTCACTGTTCTTACCTATTGCAGTAAGCCAGTTGTACAGGTATGTAATAGGAGTAATAAATCCTTCAGAAGGATAACCTTGTAGTTTAATTATTTTTACCCTACAGTTATCTTCAAAGAATCCAGCTTGTCCCTTATCGGCATTCTTCTCCTTGTCTCTAAAGAGGTTATTGGCGGATAAGAATTTATCATCAATAGCACATTCTATTGGAAAGTAAATATATGTACCAGGATTGGTATCAATACTTACAGCAATAGAATAACCATCAATTGTACAACATTTTAATCTCTCACACTTCGGATTAGGATGATTAATAAAATCCTTAATCTCTACAATCTTAGCAGCATAATTTCTGTTAAATTTTGGTGATTGAGTTAATTGCATTTAAAGCAAATTTAGAAAACCCATACTAAATAATCTCTGTATTAGGTAATCTTTAAAGAGGAAAGTGACTATTCCTCGAATAAGCTCCAATCATCACGGAGGATAGCATCCCAGTAGAGCTTTACTTCTTCTCTCTTACCCTTAGGGTATTGAGCTTTAG